CCACGAGGAGGCCGTCGTACTGACCGGCCTCCTCGTCCATTCGCGAGATGGCCCACCCGAGCCTATCGGGTAGGCCATCAAACCAGGAGGGGAGCATTGAGTCAATGCTCCCCTCCTCCTCGAGGCGATCAATGATTCCGTCATTGATCGCCTCATTCCAGGCGCGATAGTCTTCCTTCATCAGGAAGACCTCCTTTCCATTGCCAGTTATAGAGATGGCGCTCTTTGTTACCCAGTTACCCATGGGAACATCTAGCAGTTTTCCGAAGAGTTCCCAACACATAACCTGCCTTGCATATCTATCTAGGACATACTAGATAGATATGCGACCAGAGAAGACAATTCTTCCCTCTTCATTTCAGCTATTATATGCCTCAAATTAAAAACATATTATAGCTAGAAGCTCACCATTTTATTAAGCTTATACTAGTTCTTTATACCTTACAAAAAATAAGGGCCCGCATTGACGCCCATAATTTTTAATTTTTACTTGTTTTCGTGTTTGAGCTCAGCGTAGACTTTGTATGCAATATTGCTAAGCTCCTGTGTTGCATCTATTGGCAGGGTTGATACATCCGGCCACCCATAGTATTCCATTATCTCCTTTTCCATGTTTGCAGCGCTTTCCCATTCGCTGTTTTCGATCATGACGATAGTATCCAGAGCAAATCCCCAGCACCATCTTTCAGTTTTACTAATCTCTTCGATCTTTTTCTTCTAACCTTCTACCAACATGCTCGCCTTCTCCTGAAGTATCTGCAGTTTACTTTCTATTATGAATCTTCTTCCTTGATAACTACTGTAATCATACCGAACTAGACACTATTGTCTAGCCCTCTATATTAATATCATATCGATTACTTTGCAAATATAATAGCAGCAAAAAAGAAGGGGCGTAAAATTCCGCCCCTTAATTACCTCCTAGATTACATCAGCGTAAGCTTTACCCATCAAGCAGTAATAGATATCTGCCAGATAGGACTCCAGCTCAAAGAGATTAGTTTCAACTTCTTTGGGAAAAGTACCGGTCTTTTTGGCAGAGTGGGCTTTTGCTTCAGCCTGCACCCACTTGCCATTCTTGACATCAGCGATAATCTCCGGCAAAGTACTCCAGAGATTCTCCGAATACTTCTCCAGCTGCGCTTCCAACTTGGCCGCAAACTGAATAGCCATTACCATAAACCCGTTCAACGTGTACACCATTTCTATAACCTCCCTTAAATAGTAACACGAATCTCTTTATACCAAGGATCTTCTCCAGGTGAATACCACTTTGCCTTCACTGGAAAAAGCTCCTTTACGCAGGCGTACTCTTCTTTATACTGTTTCTCCAACTCTTTTAAAGACTTATGCGGAATAGTATTCATAAAAACATACCAATCCGCAACATTCAACTCCAAAGAATTACCACAGTTAACTTTATCGTGGGGTGACATTTGGAAAGTGGCCGTAACTCGCCCAGCCAACCCAAACTCCCTATCGATTTCATCTTCGCTTTCATGGATACGATATTCATCATATCCACTAAATCGTTTTTTCTCGACGTTCCAATAGTATGAACGATTTTTGTGTGAAAGTCGTCCCCACTCTTCTAACTGATCCCCGAAGCTAAATTCTTCTCCAAAATCAAAGTACAAAGCAATAAGGATCTCATTCAATGTAGCGCACCGTCCAGCTAATCGAGGATATATGATAAGCTTATTGTGACTTTCTTCTCCAATAAAGATCTCACGCTTAAGCTCGCCATCTTCCATAGTAATCCAATTGTAATTTTCATCCATTACTGGACGAAAATCTGGAATAAACTTAAATCCAACAGTACACTTCCTCATGTCATACTTATTCTCCACTGGGTAAAACTTTACCATTTTCATCGTTTCCTTATCTGTGGTTTCACATATAGCCTTCATTTTTTACTCCTCCTATTGATAAAATAATAATTACCGGTTTCTTGTTCAACTCGCATGTTTAAGAACTTACATTCTACTTCCTCCTTTCGTATTATGTGAGCGCTAAGAACACACAGTACTACTGCATATTAAATTTATATTATATATCTCAAAACCATATCTTATATCCACCCATTGATCATATCAAAGCTGCTATTGTCTAGGATGTTATTTATCTGTAAACATACTAGTGGAGTATCTGAATGATAGTAGTTGAACTCTTGAATCAAGTTGAACATGTTACCATTGAAATGTAACTGTTTTTCATGATTGAAGTTGATTGGATAATGCAAGTTGCCGAGCCTCGTCATTTTATCAGATAACTCTTTCTGAAATACAAACAATCCATGAGTATCACTATCTGCAAATCTTTTAGTAGGATTAGCTATTAGTGGAGTAGTTTTGCGCAACGATTTTTCATCAAGAGTTATACCTTTTCCTCCCAATGCAAATACGCCGCACTTATCATAATCTATATACTTACATACAATTGTATAATGAAGATATTCCGCCTGAAGTCTCATGATCTTATCATTGCCCTTACCACGACTATATGATTTGCCGCGATTTCGATATGCTTGATGGTTATATCCAAAAACAATCACTTTAGTAAAATTATAGATAAGATTCTCTATATAATCATCTAAATCGATACAGCCATTCGTTATTTCTGTTTGTATAATGTCTAAATCTGAAAGAAAATCTTTAAACCACTTATACGCAAAGTAGTCGTTTATGATATCTTGCAAAAAGACGCCAAACATCTTCCCAAAAGTGTAAAACTTATTGTGTTTAGTAGTAATGAGATAGATGGTTGACAGATCCAACTTATCTATCATCTTATTTTGTATATAATTGGTAGAGATGATCATCTTAAGGCGCTGATAGAGATTGCTTTTTATGTATTGTGTGTATAAGCCCGGCAAAATATCTTGTTGGATTTTTTGTAGGGCGCCTTTATATAACGATGCTGTATACATGAACTTCTCGATCCATATCTGAAACGTCTCAAGTGATTGTATCTTATGATCAACTGCATTATACATTGCGTGTTTACCTTTATCACATTGTAACCATTGTAATAAGTAATCTTTTAAGTTTTGTACCATCCTAGTAGAAATTTTATGATTGTCATAGTATCTAGATCGATTGAGAATCTCATAAACTTTGTGAAGTATTGGATTCTTAGTAGGCTTTGCTTTATCATCTAGAAAGAATAATATGCGCCGTATTACTGCATCAATGTACTTTTGTGGATCATCTTTATAATAGATATCATTACCAATGATGAATGAGTACTTTGGGATCATCTATAATGAGATGACTGTATAGTAAGTTATCAATATCAGAAGATTTACCAAAAACTTGTTTCGGAATTTCACTAAGGCGAGCATCTATAAGCATCTGTAGTTTTTCTAATGAATGGTATGATGATGGCGCCGCTAGTTCTTTCATTATCATGTCCTTTCTGAATGAAAGATGGTGCTATATGAATCAGGCGCCATCTCTCTTCGCCGTCATTCATCTTTGTATAACATCTCACCAGTAATATCCGATTCACAGTAGTAGTTCAACTGTGTTAAGAAGTTACCAATACTGGAATCAATCATATCAATGGTAAGATCATTGATAAGTATTCGCTTTTGAAAACGCACATCCTTCTCTAGAATCTGGCTCTTCTGTCTATTTAGTTTATCTAGTTCATCCTTCTTACTATATATATCTGAATCAGATGCCAATGATTGATTGCACTGATGGTATGCTTCTATCAGCTCTATAAACATGCTTCTAAGAACTATATCAGTATCATGGTTACTTTGAATGTATTGTATAGCTCCCTTAATAGTTATCGGCATATGTCGATAAGATTTAACCAGTTGATTATAATTTGGATCATCTTTATGAGCAGCGAATTCAGCTAAATTATCTATACATGAAAACTTGTCTTCGCCGCTCTTTGGATCAACTATGAAAGATTCGATAACTTTAGTAAGGGCCCGATCTTTACTAACTTTATTACTATTACTATAATCATATAATTTGATAACTAAGATTCTTGACAACTTTGGCGTATCATCATAATAGAGATCCACTTTACATAGCAGTGATCTTATTCTAACCTTTTTATAAAGAACAACTAAAGATGCCTTCATGTTATACAATGTAGTTACACGTGGATCTGATAGATTCTGTATACAATGATTGATGATCTTCTCTATAATAGAATTGATCTTCTTTGCTAAAGTTCTTCGATACTTTTGTGCCAATAATCTCTTATAGTCGGTTCTCTTTTCAACTATACTGTTTTCTACTGAAAATTTATTAGCCTTTGCAGATACTTCTTTGACCTTACTATTATTATTGATCATCCTATATATAACTGGAACAGCGTTGATACGATTGATAGATCTGATCGAATGCCCACTAGAATCAAATAGAATTGAGTATTGGTATTCACCATTCCTTCTAATGGTGCCCATCAGATAGTTAGTAACATTACATAACATACATGATGCATATGTTGGACTATTCTTTGCATCATATCTACTACCAATAGTATATGGAAGCAGTTGCGCTTCAAACTCACATGTATTACTTAGAATAACCATGTATTGACGTACCATTCGATTAATCTTAGCAACGCAATCAATATCATCAGTATAACTAGTATAGAATACCTTGATTCCCAAATAGTCGATATTACAGCTACCAATCGAATACACCGATAATGGCATATCTGTTGGACAAAGTATCTTTCGCGGCCAATTAACGATATTATAAGTAATAACGTACATAGCAATCTTCTTTATAGTTGGCGCAATACATATCTTAACACGGCTTGGTATATCGTGCGCCTTGTTATAACATTCGATCTCAATAGGAAAAACATAATGTGGTATAAACGATAGCGGATTAACGTTTCTATTGGTTTTATTATGATAGATCTTATATAACGATATAGTATCATCAGTAGTAAGAGATAACTGATGATGTATCTCTTTTGCCAGCATACTATATACAGATTCTATAAAGCGATTCATTGTTGTTACTATATGTAACTTAGCCGTATCTTCTCCATTATCTAAATTATATGCAACCTGTAATGAAAACGACGGGCGCATACTATTCATTAGCTCATATGCATAGTTTTGCTCATATACATCGATTATTTGTCGTTTATCGTTAGAACCAGGATCAAACATTAATGACTGATCATATGGATTACTTAGTGAGTAATGGATTGTATATGCTATTGTATTATCATAACTTTTATCGTATTCATCCCTATTACCACCATGAAGATAGTAATGATCAACTTGTTGTTTTGAATCTACTAGAAGCTTATTGGTATTGATTGCTGTAGTGAGTATCGGGTTAGTAATAGATATAAAAGAAGATTGATTGGATTCTAGCATACTATCCAATAGTCCCTTTATGTTTGGAATCTTGATCTTCGACGCCGATATCTTTTGAATGTCACTTTTCATAAGTACTTCTCCTCCAATCTATCATAATATCTATGAGCTATTGTACAAAATAGCCATTAAGAGCCGAATCACAGTAATAGTTCAACTGCACTAAAAACTGTTCTACATTGGAATCAATTTGATCAATGGTAAGATTGTTAACTTGTTGTTGTTTCTGAAAGCGCACATCATTCTTTAAAATAGCGTTCTTCTGTCTATGTAGAATATTTAACTCGTTCTTCGCTTTAGATATAATTGCATCCATATCCAATGAACTATTAAACTGTTGATATGCAGTAACTAGTTCTTCAAACATCTCCTTAAATACATCTGGATGATCTTTGATATAGTTAACTATATCCATGATACCAGTTTTGATGTATCGATAGGCTCTAATCTTAAACTTGTTATCTATTGCCCTATATACATTAGCAATCTCTTCGATCTCCTTGATCTCTTTTGAGATTATTGTAAGAGATAGGGCGCGATCGTTATAATTCTTGTAAAGAGCTAATGATCTAATAGTCTTATCAATGCTTTTATCTTTAGCGGCGTCGCTTCTACCAGGATCATATATACGTATCATAAGCGTGCTTCTTGGATCAGGACATTCGTAATACAATCCCAGATTACATACTATGGATTTACTCTTGATTGAATCATCTGGTATAGCAACATTGATCTTCATGTTTCTACATTTGGCTACATGATCTGATGATACGTTTTTTATAGCAAGCGCAAAGATTCTTTCCATAATGATTCTTATAGTAGTAGATAGTGAGTTATTGTATCTTTGAGATAATAACATCCTATATGTACCTTCTTGATCAGATAGATTGTTCTCTATAGAGAATCGGCGCGCCTTATCTAGTGCCTCCTTTACATATTTGCTATTATTGATTGCTCTACCAATAACAGTAATACCACTAAGTGAACTAATGGTTCTAAGGAAAGTACCAGATGCATCATATGTTATAGAATACTGATACCGTCCATTCCTTCTAATATTACCATGTAGATGATTGGTAATGTTGTATAAAGTGAACTTTATAAATGATTCTTGAGGATCTTTCAAGATATTGTATTGCATAGTTACATTACTATCTAGCTTGTATATGCGTCGCAATAGATCCATATAGACATGTATTAGTATATCCATCTTGATAACACAATCATCATTGTCACTATAATCTACATCATATACTATGATAGGTAGAAAGTCTTCGTATCGATAAATAGAGATAGATGGATCAATAGCCATATCACTATCATTCATCATATACGTATTATAATTCTTGATAGTTTTATCATTGTGATATGTACTTAATACAAACATTGCTACTTTCTTAATCATTGGTGCAATACATATCGTTACTAGAGTTGGTATCTTTTTGATACTAGTATCAGAACAAGCGATCTTCAATTGGTAACTATAGAATGGCACATATGATAAGCAGTTTTTCTTATCTTTTGCGCCATTATATACCTTATACCACGTTATTGTATCTTCGTTAGTAAGAGGTAATGCTATGCTATGTATTGTTTCTGATATGATACTATAGATAGATTCAACAAAACTGTTCATTGTGGAGATCATAGTATGTATATCATTGTATTGCGCCTGCAATGTAAACGTTGGGCGCATGCTATCCATCAATGTATACGATTGCTCTTCATTATAGTAAAGCTGAAGAAACCTTCGATGATTATACTCATCATCTTGACCATCCGTTACATCATAGATGTTATTGAATGGGAGCATTACATCATCGATCTCTCCGGTATTTATATACGTTGCATATAAGTAATCATTGATCTCCTTCTTAGTATCTATAAGAAGGTTGTTAATTTTACGCGCCTTTTCCATTGAAAGGTTTCTAAAGCCCATCAAACGAAGTCTATCTTTAAGTAATACCGTAATCTCTGGTATAGCAACCATTGCTTTCGTCATTAATGTTGTTCCTCCTCATCATACGATTTAAGTGGTATAATACTAGGCGCCGTATATGGATAACTATTACAAAGTACTGCTAACTGTAATTCGGTATAGTAGTTGATTAGACCGACAATATCATATATAGTTGTATGATCGTTGAGACTTACTTGTATGGTATATATATCCTTCTTGGTGTTTATAATGTTGCATCTAGTATCTTCATTAACAAAGAAGGATATAAGCTCATGTAGTGGATACTTCTTTGTTGTAAAAAATATGTTACGATAGTGTCTACGATAAAACTTGCGTTCATTCATATCATATAGGATTACGTTGTTGCTGAAGATTTTACTATCGATAGTTATATCAAAAAAGTCATACATAATACGAGATAGTATGCTATAAATACGATAACATAGATCACAAACAATGTTATTGAGATCAACAAGACTATAATAAAAGTTCAATACGCGCAACTCGGTATTCTTTTGCTCATATAGATACGTAGCCATCCTTTTCATGATATCAGTGATATAATTTGGTTGATACCAAAACTTTGGTATTTGTGGATCATATATGGTATAGTATCGATTGCATTGTATTCCTTTAAATGTTTTCTTTAGTCCACCCATATAACGCGAAATAAATAGCTTTATCTTTCCATGAAAGAGCTTCTGTAAACTTTGATTCATGGTATCAAATATAGTAGTCATTGTGTTAAGCGTTATGGCTTTGTTCTCTTCTCTTGTATGATCATCTCTTTGTATCTCTTGAAGATATTCGCGCAGCGCATGAATAAAGACTATTCTTTTTTGTTCGAGATTTGCACTAGAATCAAGAAGAATGTAACTAAATGGCGGTATCTTCTTTGCTAGATCTGATAATACATAGTTATAGTAGTCATTACTGTTTACATACAACATCATTCATATCACCACATCTAATCCGCTATGTCATCATAGTTTTTAAGTGATATAGTATTAGGCGCCATATATGGGTAACTACTACAAAGTACTGTTAACTGTAATCCAGTATAGTAGTTGATTATGCCAGCTATGTCATACATTGTCATATGATTATTGATAGCAACTTGTATAGGTGATATATCCATAGTTTTATTATAATTAAGCGATTGTCTTGCATCTTCATTAGCAAAGAAACCTATAATGGCGCATAGTGGATACTCTTTTCCAAAATCTAGATGTCCATAACGTTTACGATAGAACTTCTGTAAACTGGTATCATATACTACTATGTTATTACTAAAACGGCTACAATCATAATCCAGATCCAAAATATAATGCCAAACATACGATAGTATGTTATAGATATAACCAAATGAATAAAACTTACAAAAAAGTTCGTTATAATCTTCAGGATTATGTTTTTCTAGTATTAGGTGCAGATCTTCGTTCATCAGTTTATTCAGATATGTAGCTACCTTTTTCAGAATAACAGTGATATGATCAGGATGATACCAAAACAGAGGTTTACTTGGATCATATATGACATAGTACTTATCGCACCGTAATCCTTTGAATGATCTCTTTAGTCCACCAATATAGCGCGAAACTGTTAGTTTTATCTTTTTGTGGAAAAACTTTTGAAGACTTTGATTCATGATATCAAACACTGTGATTATCATATGATGTATTATAAAACTGTTATCCTTATCTATATTTTGTAATGTCTTCAGATATACTAACATTTTCTCAATGAAAATTATCTTTTGATCACTGTTTACACTAGATCCAATAAGAAGTTCACTGTATGGTGGTATCTGCTTTGCTAGATCTAATAGTACATAGTTATAATAGGTATTGCGATCTACGCCAGATATCACACTTATTCGCCTCTTCTCTTTATTTAATAGTGTTTGGAATAGGACAAGGATACAGCCGTTCAAATACAACAAAGTTACTGTTGATAACAGTATATCGCCTTTTCTGGTATAACGTGTGGGTATCTATTTTGTGATACAATCAGTGATGTACCACAGTAGTAATTGATCTTGGTTATTACATCGAAGATGGAACTATCGGTGCCTATATATATAGACGTTGTATCTAGTAGATCCTTGAAGTTATCACACTTACAGATATGACACATAATACGTTTAATATAGGCGCCACAAAAGTAATCCAGTAGATCATTTAAGCTATAGTTTCCATAAGCTAAATATCCAACTTGATTGTTGTAGTATTGGCGCCGTTCTTCATCATAGAGAATTACTTTTTGTATGAACTGTTCATTTCTGTATAACTGATTAGCCTCATCATATATCTCACTATACTGATCTTCTAGTATGCGATCAAGATCGTTAATGATTATATCGCGTATTACGACGTTATGTTCATCAATGGGTATGTATTCTTGCATTAGCAATGAGTCAAATATCTCATACTCGTCGAAAACTTCTAATAGTACCTTAATAGTATCATTGATATATTCATCTCCTACACACCATCTCACCGATAAGCAATTGTGTTCTCTTAGTACATAAACGGAATAGTACTTATCTATAGATGATATGAATGGCTCCTTTGGAACCATTTCGCTGTTTATGAAGTACTTAATGGAATCGTGATATTGCTGATGAAGATATCGATATAAACATGATATGATAGTATCTTTGATTGTATACAGCATTCTGCGAAACTTATCAGTTGACATCTTAAGATACTCGCATTGATCATCTCTTATATAATCATACAAGTACATCCCAAATTTATATCTCATCTGCGCCTTCTCTGACTTACTTATACAAGTTGCATAATCTACTAAAGTATCAAAAATTGGTAACTGTTTTGCAAGTTCTTGTATGATATCATGTTTGAATTGAGTGAGATCCGGTTTGCTCATATGATCACATCCAGATATAAACTCAAAGATCATTTTTCATACACGATGCTATTTCCTTTGGTATTACATGTGGGTATTGGCTTTGCACTATAATTAAAGCCATGTTACAGTAGTAGTTAATCTTAGTAATGATATCAAATATGGAACTATGTGTATTTACTGATATCTTCGTTGTATCTAATAGATCATCAATGTTTTCTTCTATTTTGCGCTTATGTTGTATAAGAGGTTCAATGTATGCGCCACAGAAGTAATTTATCAATGAATGTAATGTATACGTTCCATATGATAAGTAGCCAACGCGACTGTTATAGTATTGACGCCGCTCTTCATCATAAAAAATCGCTTTCTGAATAAGGTACTCGTTTCTATATAATTGAGTCAATTCATTGTAAATATTACAGTATTGATCATAAAGGATGTTATCGAGGTCGGAGATAATAGTATCTCGTATTTCTGCCATAAATTCATCTAAACTATCTTGTTTTATAAATGAGCCAAACAATCGATAATCATCAAAGATCTTTATCAAGAGATTAACATGGTCTTCAATGTAATTAGTTCCAAGACACCATATCATGGATAAGTAGTCGTTTTTTGTTGCTGATCTAATTAAGTAGTATCTATCTATAGATGATATGAATGGCGCCTTTGGAATCATTTCTATATTGATAAAGTACTCAATGGTATCTCGATATTGTCGATGAACATAGTAATACAAACATGATACAATTATATCTTTGATCACATTCAACATCTTACGAAACTTTATAGTTGATATCTTATACTTACAATGATCGTCGGCAATATAGTCATATAAGACAATTTCAAATTTGTACTTTACGTGCGCCTTCTCTGACTTATTTGTTATAGCAGCATAATCAGATAAAACATCAAAGAATGGTATCTGTTTTGCAATCTTTGATATAATATCGTGTTTGAACTGAATCGGATCTGGATTATTCATGTACCATCACTCCCAAGATGATACATCATAAGATAGCACCGCAAGATTCCAATCGGTGTAATAGTTAAGCTGTGCAACTATCTCATCCAAGGTACTATTCTCTGTAACAGTTATGAAGTTATCTTCTTGTGCCTTTGATTCAATAATACCAAAGTTACACATCAAACTTCTTACTGAATAGGTGCCAGAGTTGATCAATGAAGATGAGTCAAGTGTCGATTGATAGCAATGAAGATCATTATTGTAGATAAAGATCGATGAACTGTTTATATCTATAGCCTTTTGTATTTGCGATTCTGGTGGTATGGCAGAATACGCATATGATGCAATCTTGTAGATCAACAAGAACATATCATGAGATACCAAATATGAGTCTAGGAATGCGCATAGATTTATATTCTCCTTATCCGATAAAAGACCTACAAATACATTGATACCAATGTTATCTTCATTGAGTAGATGGTGCGCCTTCTGTATAACATCATCATGATTGTATAACACATTTGAATGATCATCATCTAAGCTTATTACTACATAGATCTTCTTTATAGACTTCTTGCGCTTGATTCTTTTATCAATCTTATGCTTTAGAATGTATTGTACAATGTATGTCTGATATCCGTTTACAATCTCTACTATGCGATTACATACAATACAAGATAAAGTATGCGCGAAATCCTTTATATAATCATTAGAAAAGACGTATTCATGCGCCATTCTGTTTGCCTTTTCATCACTCTTGTATATAAAGTAAGTTGTATCATGTAGAACTATAGGGATAACTCTGTTTATACGTTTTACCATATTTGGTAAAACAACTAACTTCTTACAGAATGATACTGGCATGGTTAACCAATGATCTTGTGAGTCGTGATTGGTGATATCTTCAACATATCTGTACTTAGTAGAAGGATTGTAATGATTACATAGCCTATCAAAGATTTCGCCAATGAAATCTTGGTATGAATTTTTTATAAAGGTGAAGAAGTAAGCATCGTAAACTCTAGTTTTAAATATGAGATGATAGAGAGATCCAATGAAATAGTACCATAGATCTTGTGGAAGTATCTTGATCTTGCGCAAGAATCTTAAGATCATCAGAATCATATCCTTTCATTGGTAAGGATTGTGCGGCGCCATATTTCATACATAGCAATATGTGGCGCCGCTTTTCATATCATATCAACTCAAACTTCTCTACAATGAGATTAAGATTGAAATGGTAATTTACTTCAGTAATGATACTAAAAGGTGTACTGCTTTCATCTACCTTGAAGTTGATCTGCTTTGCTTCTTTACTAATCTTGTTTCTTAAAAAGCGCACCGCAGCAAAGTTATATGTATGAACGTGCGCCAATATACCAAGGATATCTAGAACAGTATATTCATTGGAGTACAGTAGATAATGTGGCACTCCAAACTTGCCAATCCTATAATACTGCTTACGATGCTTATCATAGATGATCATACTCTCGCTCATAAAGTTAATGAGATCCTTGTTAAAGTACGTGGCCTTATCTACATTGGTAAGATATGAGTCACATGCCTCAATAACATTCTTCTGTATTGTGTTTTTCAAATCCTTAATATACTCATACTGAAAGGTTGTTGAGAATGGTAATGTTACATCTATATGCGGGTTGATGTTGGTCTTTACAAAGTTTCTAATTGCATCATGTAATAATGTTCTATAGTATAGATACTGTGGATCTTCACTGGTGAGGATTATATAGAAGCACTTGATCCTCTTAAATGGATTCCAACTGTGATTGATGTGCATAGCAAACAGATACCTTATAAATGACTTATAAGATCTGTCTACTTCCTTACATAAAACTTCAACGATGGTATCTATAGCTAGTTGTGTTATTTCGTGATACTTATCAATCTCATAGGAATAGTCTTTGTCAAATGGATCATTGCTACTAGTATCTTCAATGTTATAACGGCGCTGCATTTCTTCAAGGAAGATGAGTTCACTACCATACTTTTCAAGCAAAGTATTAAAAGGTTCAAATCTCTTGTATAGGGCTTTTCTAATTAGATTTGGCACTTTGCTATAATCATGTAAACGCAAAGGAATCTTCGGCATGGTTATTTTACCTGGATCTTTGTTCAAAGTTCTCATTAATCGTTTGAACCTTATCTTATGTATTGTATCGAAGATAAGATTTCGTATCCAAAGCATAGTAAGATAGTACATACATAACACCGATCCTTTCTTCTAGATAGATTGCATGTGGCACCGATAGATCAATCATATATTGAGATCTATCGGTGCCACAGTCTAACACGTATCCATTATACCTTCTTATACATCTCCATCAATCGCTTATAAGCGTCGTTGATATGATTGGAACATGTAATCCAACTAACTCTATCCAAAATAGCCGGCACAATAATCTCCTTGTGATCCATAAGTTCTAAGATTTCGAATGCAATGAATGGTAACTCCATCTTAGTCCAATAACGGTACTGGTTAATGTATTGGTACTTGACTTGATAACAATCGCTATCGCTCATTACTTTAACTTTGTCGGTTCCATTACACAACCATAGCAAGATGCACTTCTTATTACTAAGTGGGCGTATCATTTTTGATACCCTTGATAAGAAGAATGATTTACCATCAAAGAGCCATTCTTTAGGTGTTTGATTGGACATCACTACAAAATTTGGATCATATGTATTCTCTATAGAGGAAAGTAAACCAGTAGCATTACACTTGGTATCGATGATGTTCATTGGCATATCACTGTAGTCATATATACCGCTTAAAGAAACTTTCACATATTCCTCGCTGTTGTTAATGAATGTTTCTACATCTAGTTTCAACATGTTCATGCATCCTCCATTTCTAGAATCTTTCAGTAAAGCTTTTCGGTAGCGCGCATACTACAAGATTACTATTATAGTAGTAGTTAATCTCTGAAACCAGGTTCTGTAAACTACCATTGAATGTAATGGTTTGAAAACAATGATTAACTTTATCTAGATCCTTATCAGTACATGGTGTTTTACTACTGTCTGCCATATTGACTATGTTAATGCTATCATAGTATACCTTATTCTCTATAACTAATAACTTATATATACCACCAATCACATTAGAGAATGGTTGTGATTTGAGATAACTGTTGAGGATGTTGGTTCTATTAGCACTACCAATCATCAACATCAGTTGTATAAAAGATAATTCATCGTTTTTGTATAGTTGAGAGAAAGCGGCGCCAACTTTTCTATACTCATCTTTTGCAGCACAAAGCTTCTTATTATAATGAATAACGATGTTTTTAATTCCAGTATGAACCCCTTCAGAACACACAAACATTATAGTCTTATCATCACTAAGATCATATGGTATTACTATAGTACAATGCATGATCCACTCATATAAATTTAGAAAAAGTTCAATTACTGTATGATTGGTTAGAGTTTTATCAATCATTACTGCTCTTAAAAACCCATTGATACCGCGCTCTATTATAGTACATATAAGCGTCGCCCAATGATCATAACTATAAACACCAATAATGGCTCTATCTATTATGATCTTTTTAGCAATAGAGAAGAATGGACGCAATAATTTTTCTACCGTATTCTCAACTGTATTACTACTTGGACATATGATACACATCTTATCAAACTTAAACCTATTATACTGTATCCAACTATCATTCTCATTGATGATAGCAACCAATGATTGCAACACCTTTCTATGTAACCAATAGTCATAGATTGATGAAGTTAATCGTTGTGATAAACTATTAACTAGATGATCATAGTAACAGTAGATATGATGCATTACCTTAGCCGCATCAATGTTAGTATCTAACTGTTTATAGAGATCTGTATATAACCTACAAAGATCATCATTACTGGGATGTATGGTGCTAATGAGAGAAGAAGTATGTCGATTAAGAATTTCATGCAAAGTGCTTGGATTGGTATTTCTGGCGGTGAAGAAAGTAGTAAGCTTGATGGCTCTTTTCATTAAGGCGCCGATAGATTCATTACCATATAACCAATAGCTATTCCATATGTTATTGGAATAATGAGAATGATTGTTCTTTTTTGAATCAACATGAACTGATTGTAACATCTCTGTAAACAAATGATCAAAATTATCGCTATTTATCGCAATCTTCTTATCAATTTTTGTTATAGTTCTTAACATTTGGATTCTCTTATAGTCATTATATACTGGCGCAAATATCTTACCTAGAATCTCCATCGCCTTCATAAGATATCTCATCTCCTTCCATCGCTATAAAATGGATTCAGTTTTGCAATATCCTCAAACTTAAAAACCTTATCCAGTTCATGATATCTCTTCTCTGATAGATCAATAGACTGTACATTGCATTCAGTATCATAATAGTAGTTGATCTCCGCCGCCATATCTTCCAATGAATCTCTATATGTTATATCTGGCACATCGATGTACTTTTCAAAGTTGTCTATGATAGTTGGTGCCAATTCTTTAACTTCTTCGATAAGAAGATTTAGTAGTGAAGCATGCGATATATCATACGTATAACTCATTAAATCGCTTCTTTTTTCTTCTAAATCTACTTGTACAAAAGTTATCGGCTGCTTTGTCATAATGTGATAATCATCAAGTTCAATCATATCATCTTTATGGCAAATGATGCTATCATGGTACTTGCTCTTAATCATAGATGTAGCCATATTATTACCGAGCAACTGATACAACTGAAAGAAGTTATAACTATCTCCATTCTTAACCACTGTATCAATCTTCTTTAATGGCACCGATACTTTATTATAATGTATATCCATAGATACTTTAAACGGATCAAGCGATTCTACTTTTGTTCTCGGTATATGTATATGCTGGCTATTACTTGAAGCTACACTGATATAGTTGTTTGGTAATAAAGCTGTTGGATTTATTGGTTTATATGGATGTACCAATACAACATCCTCTCGATTGTTTATGAAGTTCATATAGGTGTTATTTTTGTTATCTATTGGTACAAAGATCGAAACATCTTCTGCGGTAATACTTTTACCAAGCATAATCAAGATCATGTTATATATCGAGCGCTGTAGTATTGTTGCAGATGTTCCATTGAGATCTGTTGGATTAGTAGATGTAAAGAATGAATCCTTGGCTATATAATCATATACTGTTCTTTGTCCAATACGCGTAACTGTATAGTTATATAGCGCCGAAAAGAACTTGTTTTTGCATTCATAATAGTAATCTTTGTATACAGTGTCGCCAATCACATTATTGTAGATATAATGCGCCATATTATCTGGAACAGTTAAACCTTGTTGTGTCATTGTAAGGTACTTTGTATTTGCTAGGTGATTATCAAATACAACTGAATGTATCTTACTTACTGGAAGCTTACATAGATCCTTATATACAATCCACATGGCTTTCAAGTTAAGTAGCATATCACTAAACTCTTTAACACTGTTTACAATGACCATACATAGCTTTTTGTATGATTCAATTACTTCGCTTCTATTCATGTACTTTTCATTTACAATGATATCATAAAGTATCGATCTTCTTGTATATGGATCTTCTGGTGTGTTCATTGTAAAGAGATTGGCTTCAAACACATTACTTGATTGTTCTTTGAATATTTGCGCCGTTCTGTTTTGTACATATGATAGAAGTAAATTCATAAACCAATCACAGTGATAGCTTATCCACGATAACAAGTATCCAATCTGATACATCCGATACTCAAAAATACGATTCATATATCATTACTCCTTTGTGATATACCCCATGGCTAAAGCCAGGAGCTTCCTGCTTCACTAAGAAGCCGGCATAGCACCCATACGAAAAACCACTTCGTTGAGTACTATACTTTGGACAACTTTCCACAGGCATAACTTTCCGTGTGCCCCACGGTAGTGTAACTATTATTGATATTGCGCCAATAATTTCTTCAACGCTTGTCGCAAAATATTTTTTGCTGCGTTGATATCTCGGTCATGAACTGTACCGCAGTTTGGGCAAGTCCACATACGTATGCCAAGGTTCTTAACTTCGGGATTCTTATACTCACAACATGAGCATAGTTGGCTTGATGGGTAGAAAGGATCTATCTCCAGAACCATAGAACCAGTAAACTCTGCCTTATACTGCAGCTGCCTGAAGAGCTCGGCCCAGCATGCATCATGAATAGCATTTGCCAACTTATGATTCTTTACCATATTCTTAACCCGCAAGGTTTCGATCGCAATAATTTGGTTTTCACGTACTAGTACTGACGATTGCTTATGCGTATAATCTTTGCGAGTGTTGGCAATTTTTTTGTGTACCAGCGCAACCTTTTTGCGCTGTTTTTCGTAGTTCTTAGAACCTTTCTTTTTACGTGTAAGGCGTTGTTGAGTAAGCTTTAGCCTTCGGGCACGGCGCTTAAATGCGCGAAGGTTATCAACCTTTCTACCGTTGCTATCAGTGTAAAGTGAATTGAGGCCAACATCGATACCAACAATACCACCAGCATTGGGATGCATAAGAGTACTTTTATCTACCTCTACGCACAATGATACAAAGTACTTATCTGATGCCGTACGACTAATGGTGGCGTTAAGTATGCGCCCAACGACATTGCGATGAATTTTAGCACGCACTAATCCGATCTTCGGTAACTTAATTTTGTTACCAATGATACAAACACTATTGCGATTATTCCTAGTTCGATATGACTGTGCATGTACTCTCTTTAACTTAAAACGAGGATATTTTGCGCGCTTTTCGAAGAAGTTTTTATATGCGCGATCTAAGTCCTGCAATGAATTTTGCAACGAAGTGCAATCTACTTCCTTAAGCCACTTATACTGTTCATCCTTTTTTAGTTTTGTTAACATGGTAGATGTTTGCTTATAGTTAATAGATTCCTTGTTATTAATCCATGCATCGCGTCGTGTTGCGAGAAAGTAGTTGTATACAAACCTACAGCACCCGAAGGTCTTGTTAATTAATATTTACTGTTCTTTGGTAGGATACACACGAAATTTGAATGCAATATTATAAAGCTCCATAGTTTACCTCCTCTCTACAGTATGTGAACAACAACCAGCACCTAACCTACTTAACTATTTATATTATACCACAACAAATCAATCGTGACAAGAGAGCAATCGCAAGATTCTTATAAAGAAGTAATCATGTTAAGTGGTTATATCGTACAATACTGATTCATTGTCAATCTATTTGTGGCTTACCCCAGCCATAAATGGCGGGGTTTACGCCATATCTTCAATCAACATCATTCAGTGTTTTAAAGTCAATGATCTTGTCTATCTCGTTATATCTATCATCTGATAGATCAAGTGAATATGCAACGCAGTTAAAGTTATAGTAGTAGTCGATCTGCGTTGCGAGATCTTCAAGAGAGCCATTGTACTTTACCAATGATGGATTGATTCGTTTTTCGAGGTTATCTACTATAGCTGGCGCCAACTTTTTAACTTTTTCAACTGGTAAATTAGCTAAAGAACTATGTGTTATACTATAGATATAACCATGATATGCAGGATATTTGCGCTTCCATGAATCATCTTCACCACAATGATACATCTCAAATGTAATATGATAATCATCTAATATTACTGAATGATATGCATCTGGTGCAACATTCATATTACAAACATGAGCTAATATACGAGATGCAGTATGCACTCCCAACAGCTGATACAACTGAAAGTAACTATATGTATCTTCAATCTTAACTATTTCATCGATCTTCTTCAATGATACCATTGTGTTTATATTTGCCCATTGTTTGTAATATTCTAGCATAATTGGATCAACATTAGTTGTCGATATATCTGAATGAACATATACGCTATTTACTCTCTCTGATATAAAATTTCTATATTGATTGTTACCAATAGGCACAAAGATTGATGGATTGGTTCTTGGCTCATTGCATCCATATAAGAAGTACATTAATATTCCATATAGTGGCTGATTTAATATGCTAGATAGATATCGTTCATTCCATGTATCAGATGATGCAAAGAATGGATCACAGCACAGATATGAATAAATTCCATCAGATGGATCATGATATATTGCACGCCATAACTCTTTCAGAAAAACCAGATGATTGGAATCAAATGGTTTTAATACATTGTTATGAACTGATTGTTCATTTAATGCATTCATTAACGTTTTTATTGCAGTATCTATTACATAGATACCGCCAGGATCTACTCCAATGGTTTTACAGTTTTCTAGTTGCCAGTTACTTATATCTGGAATCTTGCTAGTGATGTATGGATCATACAGATTGCTATATATGGTAAACATGTTTCTTAATATGATTAGTATATCAGCAAATTCTTTAATAGTATGTACTATAACTTCTTGAAATCGTATATACGATTCAATTCTTTCTCCAGTATTAAGATATAGCCTTTCTTTTATGATCTGGTATAATGTTTCATTCCTACTGTTTACATTGTCTACAATATTATCCATAAAGAGATTGTATTCAAACTCATTGCGACTATCTTCTTTATAGATCTGAATCAATCTGTTGCGCACATATGATGTATAACAATGCATAAACGGCTCACAGCAAAACGATGTATGTGATAGTAGATGGCCAATGTTATAGAATTTAGTTTTGATATTCATAATATTTTATCTCTCCTTTTGTAATAGATATGGCGCGACAAGTTTCCATAATGCCAATAACTAATTATATATGTATAACAAGGTAAACATAGCGCAGTACTGATGTTTCTAGTTACACATATATAATATTAAATTAATTAGGACGAAACATGCCCTTCAATCGTCACCATTCTCTACTAGATAGTAGAGAAAATATAAAGGAGGCACTTGTTATGAGTATCAACAAGAGGAACTTTTTGCGGTTGGTGAAGTATGGATTGTTTTGGAATCATGCATGGGCCGAAGTATTGGCCAATGCAAAGAAGGAAGACTTGAACGAAGTAACTGAGAATACTAGAAACTTCGTTTTTGCTTTCCAGGATATCCTGGACAATAATTTCAAATGGAAGAATCAAGAGCAGGAGGATATGATTCTTTCTTATGTGGATAACGAGGATAAGATTCGTGATATCCTCGAGTTATCCGAAAGGTTGTTGGCGGCAGAGAATCGCCCAATCAAGGGCATTCCTGCATTGGATGTCTTTTCTATCAGAGACGATATCAATGATGATTTAGATATCGTTTTTGATCATGTGAGTACTACTGGGCGGGTCGAAGTATATGTAGATAATAATACCATCAATATCTCTATTAATCGACCCAATGATCGTGATGTCTTCAGTGTAGATTTGATCCAGAAAGATGACTATCTATCTTTCTCTCATTTCTATTACAAGGAAGACAAGGATATGTTTTGGAGCGAGTATTATGATACTGCTCCAACAACAGAAAAGTGCATTGAATACTTTCTGAATAACTGGAAAGATAGGATTCGTTTGCGTCATTTGATGGCAATGTTTTATACTGTAAAGAGCTTGATGTTCTTTGCAGAGGATCAGCAGGTGACGCTCGATGTGTTTAAGAAGCAGCTTCATGCAGTAGGATCATTGATCCTTGAAGCTTCTTCTAACGAGATGATTTTGAAAAATGAAACCGGTGCTCTTAATCTCATGGAAATGGATTGCGCGCTGAATGATGTGGTGCGTAAGACTTTTCTTGAAGTTAATGATTCTATTGAGAATCGAATCGTTGAGTTCGATTATAGCAAAGGAGGCGATGATATAAATCAGCTTATAAAGTTCTTTTCTCTTCCACAGGAAGGCATTGCACGAAAGAACATGAAAGTATATTTCTTTCTGTGCAACGATTATCCTCTGGAAGGTAGTATAAGGAATCACTCTCGAAGGGATATGACAGTTCATGTGATTTATGGACTGTCTAAGGATGATATCCTTCGTGTCTATAATGAGCGCAAGGATGATCATCGATGGGATCCTTCGGTTAGTGAGGATATTGATCCTTATTTATCGAAGGATGAAACAATGCTACTGACTGTGGTTAACGATATGGCGCTTGAATACAAAGATCAGTGCGGCGCCTTCGTTAAGAAAGAATATATGTCAGTGGTATTCGAGGATTCTAAGGAAGCAATCAATCGATTGAATGAACAGTTACTTACTAAGTAACATTCGGGAAGAGTCATCATAATTGGTTGATTGTATGATGGTAGTGGTATTGATGTATCTAATACCACTACCAATATCTAGAAAGGATGGGATTGTAATGTTTAATGTATCTTCAAATACGACGTTTCCGTGGTATGAAAAGCTATTAACGGAGATCATGAAGTTGTATGTTTATATTCATGATTTCCTCGTAGAAAACAAAGAAATCGCTATTGCTGTTACATGTGGTATTGGTGTATGGGTTCTATATAGAATTATCATACGCCTAAACAATCAAATCGATGAAATCGAAAACAATGATAAAGAATCCTGGCACATGAAGGATCGTTATCATTGTGATGAAGATAAGAATGATGATCATCGATATGATCAAGAAGATGAAGAGCATCGAGTTAAATTTGATAGGATGATGAGTGCGCTGGATGAATTAGCAGCGCAAGTACATCCAGCCAATGCGCTTTATTTGGAGATGTCTTTGTATCTTCACTACAAGATATACGTACTTAGTGAAGGTAAGCAAGATACCGATCCCAACGTAGTTCGTGCTATTATTAAGAACTATGTTGATCCATCAACTAGTTTGCTCATTAAGTATGATTACAAGCAAAACAAGATGTGGCTCGGTAACGCTATGATCAATCACAAGGATTATAGCTGTTATGCTATTAAGGAAGTGATTCCATATACTGAAGGAAAACTTCCAAAGGATAAGCAAGTAACCGAGTGGGTTAAGATATCTGATTACAACAAGTAGGAGGAAGTAAAGATGAATAAGAAAGCAGGAAAAGCAGTAGTTGATGTAATAACAATTTGCGCGTTCTTGATGATGTTTGTGATGTTGTTTATCATGTGTGCAAACTTCATGGTAATGTATTGGAACAAGATAAACGTACAACAGACATTGGATACCAGCGATACCCATTATGAGGTACAAGCACCTAGTATCTTTGTAATGGATGTTGCTGGTGGCGCTAAGGATCTTATGGATATTACATCATCCATGGGAGAAACTGTTTTATTAAAGATGCCCGGCCGTGTTTTCTATCAGCTTGATTATACCAGGAATTTCATTTTCGCCTACGATTATGTAAACGGTGAGTTTGAAATTGGGTGTCGAGTTAATATCGGAAAGGCATCACTCAACGACTATCGGTTCTATCCTATTACTATTAAGGATGTCGATAAAAAGGCGCGCATGATTGATCAACTAAACTATGTTTGTGTTGATCTTTCTAGTTCTAGTGGATGTGTTACATCCGGCGATAAGTAGTTTGTTGGTATAGAAGAACAATAAGTTTAAAATCGGTAGCATTGCTACTGATAATCAAACAGCCTACTGGGCTTTAAACAGAAGGAGATGTACATTATGGCAAAGAAGAAGAACATGGTTGTTGATGGTACGGAGCAGCTGGAAGTTCTTATGGGAGTTAAGGTTCCTGAGAATGTTACCAATGATGATCTTCCAGTAGATGATGGGGCCGACTTCGAGGAGGAAACTCCGCTGAAGAAGGACATGGTAGTTGACAGTAAAGAGATGGCAAAAAAGATTGCTACTGGGAAGGATCATGCTACAGTTGCTTCTTACAAAGCTCCTATTGGTAGCATACTATCTAAGGAGGAAAAAGAAAAAATGGTAATTCCACAAAAAGGCAAAAAGGCGTATGTGGAGTTTAATGTGCCGTATTCTAGGTACATTAGGACTGCGATCAATGGTGTGGCTCTTAGGATATACTATGAGCCACAGTCCAAAGACGTTAATAACCTGATTAAGCGTGGTGGAGTGCCCATTGATCTGTCTTATGGGCCTGAAACTGTAGTCAATGCTTATCAGATTGCAAGCAGCAACACCTTCTGCTATCAAAAAGCGAGTTGCTTACAGGCGATTAACTATTATGGAATTCTGAAAGACAACGACCACCAGAATTCCATTCTCGTTAACAAGATCAGCGCCGATACGATTCTTTCTGCGTTGATTTTGTTGGGGGCGCTTCCTAAGAGCCTCTGTGAGAAGATTGTGCCTACAGTAGCAGCATACGAGGTTGATCGGTTTAATCCTAATGTAAGGACTATGGATTACTATCCACAGCTCCATGCCTGGGTTAATGCTATCGGCCTCAGTAATGGCTCCACCAATATCAATGGGATTGGTGGAGCCTATTGCTGGCTCTTTGGGGCGCAGATGTTTGCAAGCATCTTCTCCGATGAGACTTCTTGGAAAGGGATGCTTGATTATTACTCCTTGAATGAAACTTCAAGGATTGCAACTGCTGAGGAAGACATGAAAAATGGAATTGTCATGTCTTCTGGGAAGGTGATCATGATCCCAAAATCCAGGATCTATGGTCACGATATCTTCTTTGGTAGAGACGAAGAATCCAGTGTCACTCAGCTCTCCGGTTGGAAGAACTGGGTATGCATCGTCCTAACGGAGAAGACAAAGAAGATTTCTATTGGGTGCCCCAACGATAACATTGCTGAAGCGCTCTTTGGAAAAGGAGGTCTTCAGAATGTCTACAAGATGCTGCCGAAGATGAAAGGTACTGATCGCTTCGGCAACAAGGTAGATATGAGTTGGGGCGGAAAGGTGAGTATTGGTGGTTCTCCTAAGGAGTGCGAAGCTACTTACGAGGACCTTGAGAATGCTGCTACCATTCTCGATGGTCTGGTTAAGAAGGCCATCGGTATGAAGTAGATAGTAGTAGAAGATCATTCTACTACAGGATGCAGTATGGCGCCGCTAATATAGGGCGCCAATTTTTTGCTAACTTTCTATAAGATCATTAGTTATTTTTTGCTAAAAACAAACTTATGATAATATCTATATTATATCCGATAGCAACAGCTATTGCTGCTACTATCTATCTCAAACAATCAAATCATGTGAGGTGTACACGTGTGGTTAATATTAATGATACTATCCAGTTCATAAAACGTAAACTCGGATATCCATCAGTATCATTAGAGTTATCTGACAATGATATTGCTGATATCATCAAATATGAAACACTGTTACTATTTGAACAGTATATACCTGATGTTGGTAGAATTATGATCAATAAGTACAGTAAGAAGCATCGTATCAAGAAAAATCTTTATTGGGTTATTGATCCCAATGATAGAGAAGTATTTGCAGTGCAATCAGTAGAACCAGAACAAAGTGAATTATTGGCTCATGGATATCCATGGACGGCGCCAATAATTAGTTATCAACAGGTACCAGATCATTTAACCAGATTAGCAGAATCACATCTTGCTATGCAATATGGTAAGAGTCTAAGATGGTGGCAAGAATCTATTGCCAATCAAGTATGGATCTTTAGTGATGATAGTATTAGTGGTAGGTACTCTATATCATATACTAGAAGTCATGCGCCGGATCTTAGTAGTGTTAGTAGAGAATACGCCATTGATTTTAACAACATTGCTCTAGCATATACTATGATGACTATTGGACAGATAAGATCCAAGTATAGTACCATTGGTACCCCTCTTGGAGATATCCAGATCAATAACGAACTTTATACACAGGGCACAGAGATACTTAATACCACAGTAGAGAAGCTAGATAAGATTAAGCCGATCTTTACACAAGTAATTGTACAATAATGGCGCCACGTAAGTTTTATAATTATTTTTTGATGAGAAAAAGTTGCACTAAATCATTCTTATAAGTATCAAAATGATATAACTTTTTCAGAAAATCATTCAGAAATTGCGCTTATTAAGCATGTTTTAGAACAGCTGATTTTATAGTAGGGTAGTTACCTTGCTATGTTTTACAAAATGAATCGGATCTGTACTTATAAGCGATGTTTTTGATTAATTCTTTGTAACATGTTGCAACCAGTAAATCGGTGCGCACCCATTATAGATAATATATAAGTTTATAATGGGTGCGCACGGTCTATCTCTATATCAAGAAATCAAGGAACTGGTAAACTGTCTATAAGCAGTACTAATAAAAGTAACATCGAATCCTGGTGCAAACACGAATTGCAAAGTGTGTATTCCGCAATCATCGAACCTCTTCACCAACAACTATGTAATAGTACCACAGTTATTGTACTGAAGGTATAAAGCCGTGTGGTTCTCTGGCGGCATAAAATCGGACGCACCATCTTCCTACATATATAGTAGCGTTTTGAAGTAATTATTTCCTGGCTTTAAGAAGAACTACTATACTGTTCGAGGTTTCTAGCTGCATTTAGATCACGATCTATACGTATATGACATAAGGGGCATTCAAACACACGATCCGATAGTTTTAGTGACTTATTAATATGACCACAACAGCAACACATCTTACTACTTGGAAAAAATGTATCTGCTAGCGTTACTATGATCCCAAGAGCTTGCGCCTTATATGTTAAACAGTATCTAAAGAACCACCACTTAACCACTTGAATCGCCGGTGCCAAATGTTTATTCTTTAGCATGTTCTTGATCTTAAGGTTCTCAAGGATAATCTCTTTGGGACGCAGATCTACAATCTTTCTAGTAACTTTATGTATATGGTCATCACGTATATTTGTGAGCTTTTTTTTTCGATTTTGTTAATGGAGTCGTGCTTCTTTCTCATACCACCAGTTTCACAATCTCGACGCTTACCGTTCTTTAACTTTGAACGAGAAAGCTTACGTTGTAAATGTTTCTTACGATGTTCACGGCGCTTAATTCTTGTGCTTTTATTAACATTATCGAATGTCTTATACTTGGTGCTAGTATCGTAACTAATAACAGCTAGTTGCTTAAGGCCTACATCTACTCCCACCTTAAAGTTATTCAATGGTTTTGGCTCTACTTCCACTTCCATAACAAAACATAGATACCAAAAACCATGATCAAAAATAACATGTGGGTTCTTGATTAGTTTAGCAGTATTACGTCCAATAGGCAATACATCCTCGTATGTCCATGAGCATTTCATGTTAGTTAACTTAGATAGACAAACATGCTTATTATCTTTGAAGTAAACTCTATCAGAACCTTCTGGATAACCATAACGAGGAACATTAAGGTTTGTATCTTTGCGTTTTGGATGACTATGCAACACATACCAAGGTTTACCATTAATAGTAATAGGCGCACCATCTTTATTGCGAGCAATATGATAGCAACCTTTTCTATAAGCCTTATCGAAAATATTGAAGGTTTCATTAATAGCCTTAATTGGTATATGTTGCTTAGTGAGCCATTGGAACTTACCTTCTTTATTGCGCAATTCAGAAAACTTGGCACGTATCTTATAACTACTAAGTTTTTCTTTGGCGCAATCAATCTGGTTAATGTTCACTTGCCTGGCCCAATTCCAAGCCCAAATACAAGCCTTAACAGTATTAACCATCTGACGTTTCTGCTGTTTGGTAGGCTTAAGTCTTACTTTAAACCCGCGGAAAACTTTCAATCCGATCACCTCCTTACTATATAAAATGAAAATAAGTAAAGAGAATTACTTCTCTCATTACTTTGTTCTATTATATAGTAAAGAGTTATAAAAAGCAACTCATATTTGCAGTTTTGTTGATCTAATTTGATCAATTTACTAGTTGGTTACAACTAGCACAGACTATATCATCACTCAAAGAGTGCTACACACTTCGGCACACATATGCCTATATAGTCGTTGAAGAAGTGATCATAATCACTATCCTGCTGAACATTCATTGTATTGATATAGTAAATTGATATACTATATCATCATAAGCTTTATTGACTAGTATTATTGAATCTTTCATCAATGTATCTAAGTGGCTTATGTATTAGAAGTTACCAGCAGTTGTTATAGTTTGCAAACTAGTTTATACTAGTAGGGGCGAATTTTATCGCCACTAATAGTACCATTCATAACAATGCTAATGGAATCGGATCCATCGGTATTATAATAGAACTGGAAATCTAATGATAGATAATCTTGTAGAATAGCTACACTATCAAATACAGAATCAATGGGTTGATTATTAGTGGCGCCGATGTTACAAGGGATAGTTAACAACTCAAACTTACCACTATTAACATCGCCTCTACTGACGATGATTTGTTTCATATCGGTAGAAGTAACGAATCCCAGATTCCCTCTTTTGATTCCTTTAATAATAGACAAGAAGTTAAACAAGTGGTTCTGATCAGTGAACCTATAATCAGCAATCAAAGGTTTACTAGTGATATCCTGATAGAAGCGACTATAGATATCGTTATTCCAAGTATCACTATCAGCAATAGTTTTACGTAGTTGGAATTTAAACTGTCCATCACTAAAGACATAATCATCTTCAGATTCCAATATAGACACAGAATCGCTTCTAGTAAGGAATCCAAGTTGTGTAGCTTGTTGTTCCACAAATGGAATTCTAAATGATATATCTAGGCAATGAGTATCAAACTTACAAACATAGGATTTACTGTCTGATACAAATTGAGTTGCGCCATTAGTAAAGATAATGTTCTGTTTCAGATTCTTTAGGATAGATAGCGCATTAACAAATCTACCAAATGATTCCTTGTTAATGTATTGAACCTTGTTATTTGGAGTAGTAATAGGTAATGGGGCCGATGCTTCCTGTTGTACTGGTTGTTGTTGTACTACTGGGGTTTGTTGAAATGATTGAGGTTCTTCTGTTACTGTTGGTGTTTGTTCTTGTTGCATTTGGGACGCCATATTTGTAACAGGGAGATTGTTTTGTTGTTCCATAAATGCATTGTAACTATCAATAGCTTCATTCATCTGATCCTGCATACTATCACTAGAATCAATAATAGTCATATTAGAAGAATCAGCATTAGTAGTATGTGGTACATTGGTATTCATTGTACCCAGATTACTAACCTGTAGTTGTGGATTATGTAGTTCATGATCATTTTCCATAGAGATCAATGATTGTGTTTGTACTGGTGGGAGTTCTGGATTGGCTCGTGGTAACATGCCAGAATCCTGCAACCAGGGCACTGCTTCTGGTGATATGTTATTATTGGTATTGAGATTCTTATCAGTGACTTTCTTTACCGCCATATTACATTCTACCCCTTTCGTTTCCAATCGTAATGGACTGTATAATTGGATCACAATCAGACCAATCTTTAATAGCGGGCCAATTGATTACAATCTTTCTATTTCTATTACAGTAACAGTTCATTTGCTTTCTAAGAGTATCTATAGTAATGCCAACATCGGCAAATACTATAATATTACTAGGTAGTGTATTATAGAGCATTCTATATACAGTAATACATCTATCATATGATGAGCATTGCGCCGCCATGAATATACAATTCCTATCATCTAAAGAATACTTACTTCTATTAAGATACAATGGCACTATATCATAAATACCTTCTGCTATTACTAGTGTGTTTGGAATACACTTACCATATTGTAATAGTGGATATGATCTTATAAAGTAGGTATCAGTAGCAACGTATTCATTCCATGGCATATCTATATTGCCATTGATGTATCTTAGTATTCTATCATTGGTAGAAGAATGCGCTCTGCCACTTATACCAGTACCAAAACCTCTAATAGTCCATGTTCTGTATACATCAGTGGTAATCTTCTTGAAGATACTCTCATAGAGAAAAGAACGCGCATAGTAATCTGGAAACAATGAAAACTTCTTTATATTACTGTAAGTAACTGTCTTTAGTTTAGTGCGGCGCCTAAAGTACTCTACTTCTTGATCTGTTATAAACAGCGAATACATCTTAATTAGTTCTTGTGTTTCATGTAGTATCTCCGGTATATCAAGTCTTTGTATATTGTATTTTACTGATAGTACATATTCCTTCTTACAGGATTCGTTAAGTACCCTTTCTATATCCTTTAGAAAACCCTTGGCGCCACATCTATAACAATGGTATATTGGATACCTTTTACTAACATATAGGTGTGCATGTGTTGGATCCTTAATAGAATCACCACAGAATGGACATCTACCAACATAGTCATTATCAGTCTCTGTAATCCACTTAATACCATGAAATGGCACTTCATTGGGATTAGGAAGATTATTCTTGTTGGTAGACATGATATATCTATAACTCCTTTACTACTAAATCATTAAAGATAGTTGGATATCGACTATTCATATCATCAAATACAATCTTCATCAAAAATCGCATATCTGGATGTGCATGTGTATTGAATAATCTCTCTTGAAAGATATGGCGCCATTCTCGTAGATTATGCGTAGCCATTAGTACAGTTGCAGTACATGTTGGTAATACTGCCCTTGCATTCTCCGGCGGCACCTTATTGTTAATCATATCTAGATAAGCACCACATGCTGTTTCACAACCATTAATGAACTTATCCTTAATAGTACTATCATTACAATTGACAAAATACTGTGGCATAATACACGGAACTGCATTCTTGTGTTTATAATATCGTGTAGATTGTTGACTATATGCTGCAATTCTATGTCTAACCCACTCATGAGATAATCCACGATCCATGGTTACCTTGGCTGTAATCTGTTGATGTTCTAGTACTGATAGGTGTCCATTCTTGATAATAGTTCTTATGAATGGCGCCGCGCTATTCTTAGTAATGTTATCAATACTATTATAACATGTTCTGCCACAGTATTCAAGATGCTTTAGTACTGTTGATTCATTTGGCGCCCCAACCAATTCTGCATTGTAATCAATCCACATAACTGATGATCTATTGCTCATGATACATACTCCACCCCACTATCAATAAAATACAAAGCCGTTGATTACCAAATGATGATCCGGTTCATGTAGTTTAACTATTCTAGTACCGCAGTTACCAATGGGCCTGATTTCTACTATTTGTGTATATGTTGGCTTAGTAGCAAACTTCTCTAGATAAAACAGCAGATTCCCTACTAGAAGATCCTTTACTTTTCTAAAGCCACTATATGTAAGAATGTAAGTATTCATATTAACGTGTACTTCGTTATCCATGTTATCATATATAACATAGGTTTCCATTGGTACATGTTTAGTAACAGATGATATGGTTACTGGAGATAGATCAATACCATTCTTATAACCCTTTAGTATTCTACCTTTAGTAACAATATCATTATGCGCCGCTACTACCTTACAAGATAGATCCTTTACCTTGATTTCAATCTTACCACCATAGTATCCAATAGCATACAATCTATGATATATGATAGAGAATTCTTCCTGGTGCTCAACATCGCCATCCTTAACATATAGTCCATATAGAATGTCGCGTATCTCTTCAAAGTAATAGCCATGTAACTGTTCTAGTTCTCTGGTATTCATAATAGTACATTTATTACAGTCAGGTATTGGGTTACATGTATCAGTACCTCTATAACTAACATCAATATTAAACATCCATAATACCTCGCCGCTCAGTTAATTATTCCAAATCTTAACAGTATTAGCTCATTAAGTAATGCAACTAATGTATGCTTGTTATTACATGCGCCCATCATCATACTACTACACATATATCTATATACAGTAACGTGTATGATTGGTTTATCTATATACTTATCCAACAGTATGCTCATAATACCATTAACATCAACATCATTGCTAATAACTTCTCTACATCTACCTAGATAAGTATATGCTTCTTGAAAGGTATTAACTGATAGAAAACTATCTATATCATCCATAAGCGCCGTATACGATTGTTTACTATAGTTACTATATAACACACCATCAATAGAAGAAGCCTGCAATGTTTTTACAATGCTTCTCATATCTGGATAACAGTGATCGATTATGTCATGGATAGTATCCTCATGATATTGAATATATTCATTATCGAGAATCTGTTTGCATCTAGATAGTACTAGATCTCTAGGTAGTGCATCGAGAGTAAAGATAGTAAATCTACTTAGTATTGGTGGTGATATCTTAGTTAGGTAATTGGCGCAAAAAATAAAGCGCGTATTAAATCTCTTGTTAGTGGATCCTTGCTCCATTGTCATTCTTAGCGCAGCAAATGCAGCATTGGATAGATAGTCGGCCTCATCAATGAATACTATCTTAATGTTAGATTTTGCTGGCGGCACTGCTAGAAATGACATGATCTTCTCTCTAATATTATCAACGCCATTATCAACAGAACCATTAATATGTAGTATATCTAGATCACTCTTAATGATACTTCTTACTAGTGATAGTGCAAGAGTAGTCTTACCAGTACCAGGCGGTCCTACAAATAACAGATGTGGAAACTCTTGATCAGATATATACTTATTAAAGACCTTCTGCATATCTTCTCTAAGTATCATACCATCAGTAGTACTACTGGGCCGATATTTTTCTGTCCAATATGATGATAATAGTGATTTAGTTGGCGTATTATCTATTGGCATAGTTCATTGCATCCTCTCTATCTCTAACGCAATTGTGTATTAATAACTATGAGATTTGCTTGATCTGGTATAACCGATTCATCGTGTGTTACCATGATAACTTGCATATTCATCATCTTACTAATCTTAAAGAGCATCTGCCGTAAATACCCTACCCTAATACTATCTAGATCTGCCGTTGGCTCATCTAACATAAGTATATTGATCTTAGTAGCCGGCGCCAGTAATCTTGCATATAGTACTCTTAGAAGTATTGAAACGATCGTCTTCTCTGGTGAAAAACACACATTTCCGCTTTCATTGGGCCCCTCCTACCAACTACCCCAAAAGTTCGAAGTTATTGACATAGTGGTAACCCTCCGGCGGCATTAAATCGGATGCACCATCACCCTATGTATGCAAGCCATTGATTCTCAATTGCAGAATAGTCATTAGTGCTGATAAAGCCGCCTTCTTTTTCTTTGTTAATGTTTTCTTATGAAATGACTTAGTTTTCTTTAGCTTCTTTGGTGCTAATGACTTTGGCTCAATATACTGTTCAAGGTTTCTAGCAGCGTTTACGTCACGATCAATAACCAACCCACAGTTAGGACAAACATACTTACGATCATTAAGCGTAAGGCGTTTCTTTTTACCACATTGACTACATATTTTACTGCTTGCAAAGTATCTATGCGCAAATACTACCTCAATGCCTTCATTTTTGCCTTTGTATTCAATGCAATGAAGTAGCATATACCACTTAGCGCAACTGATCTGATATGCACGATATCGATTTTTACAACGAAGCATTTCTGCAATATCGAGATCTTCGCAAACAATGCGCTTTGGTAGCATATTGACTATCTCTCTAGATACTTTGTGATTGTAGTCGTTGCGTATATTCGTCTGTCTAAATGCAATCTTCTGTATAGACTTCGTAAGTTTTCGAACGCCGCAAGTATCTTTACGATTACCATTCTTTCTACGCGCATGTGATCTCTTGCGTTGAAGATGGCGCTTACGTTTTTCCTTGCGTTTGATTCGTGAAGTCTTATTAACATTCTCATAACGTTTAGACAGTTGTTCCTTAACACCAGTTACTGGATTAGTTACTGTGTAACTTATAGTTGCTAGTTGCTTAAGGCCTACATCTACCCCCACACTAAAATCATTCAACCGTATAGCTTGTTCTTTATCTACATACATTACAAAACATAGATACCAGTAGCCGTGGTCAAAAATTACATGTGGGCTCTTAATTTGGTTTGCAGAAGATTTACCTATTGGTAACTGTACATTCTGATATGTCTAGGGTGCACATCGCATATTATTTAACTTAGAAAGACAAATATGTGTTTTGTCTCTAAAATAAACTCTATGCGCCGCCTCTGGATAACCAAAATGGGTAGAAGCAAGTATCTTGTTTACATCCTTATAGTTAGGATGTTTATGGAGTATATATTGTTTCTTGCCATTTGCGTCTAGTATAGGCGCTTTATCCAGATTACACAAAACATGATAGCAACCATTACCATATGCCTTTTCAAATGCATGAAAAGTTTCATTGATAGCTTTTATAGGAATATGCTGTTCTTCTAGCCAGGTAAATCTTTTGAAGCCAAGATGTAGTAGGCTAAAGATCTGGCGCATCTCGTAGCTATTAAGTCTATCAATATTATGGTCGGTAAGCAGTTTATTTACTCCACGAGCCCAATTCCAGGCCCAAATACAAGCTTTTACAGTTGTCAACATTTGAAATTCTTCTCGCTTGGTAGGCTTAAGTCTTACTCTAAACCCCAGTGGTACGCGACTCATCCGATTCACCTCCTTTACTATGGAATACCTACGCATTATTTACTACAGATATAGTATACCACAGATCAAGGAGAATGTCAACGTGTATTTTGCAGTTTCGTTGATCCAATATAGACCAACTTACTATCTAGTTATAGATAGCACAGACTATATCATTACCCATAGGGTACTACTCATTATAGCGCATATGCGCTTAGTATAGTCGTTGAAGAAGTGATTGTAATCACTATCCTGCTGAACATTCATTGTGTATAAAGCAATAATATGAATCATTGTTTTTTATAGACTTAGTTAACTATATACTATAGATCTTACGCTATAGCATTACAGTAGTCTATAGCAATAGAAGTTACCAGCAGTTGTTATAGTTTACAAACTAGGTTGTACTAGTAAGGGAGAATTAATATATTTCTCCACCGGATAAGCTTCTAAATAGTCTATCATGGAAAGTGAGAGCGCCGCTCTTACTATCAATATCTACTGGAATCAACTTAGTGAATCCAAACTTCTCTAAAGAATCTCCAATAGACACTGCTATCTCTTTCAATAGACTTTTCCTAAGATACGATACGAAACCATCCCTACCAAACACTTGTATTATATCATGGATCTTATTTAAAAGCAACTGTAAATCATTGTTATTGAGAGTGCCAATAGTATTAGAAGAATCATCGGCGCCATTACTACTACTAAGCTTATCAATCTGCTCTCTATATGATAACAGGCTCTTATAAGAAGTATCAAGCATACTATATCTTGATTGCTGTTGTATATAGGCGGTACCAATCTTACTATCATTTGATACCATATTACTTAACTGATCCATATCACCAATAGTATCTTTCAGTTGCTGTATCTGACTATCAATAGTAGATAACTGCTGCCTTAATCTAACTAGATCATTGTTATCGTAAGTATATCTACTAGTAACATTGACTATATCGTTATATAGCTTCTTCATAGTATCAATAATCTGATGATAGTAGTTCTTATAGGAATCTAGTTGTTTGATAGTATTGGCGCACTGAAGTATATACGATAACATAGTAGATGTCTGTGATGGATCTTTTTGCGCAACAGTTACTGCCCTTACTATGTTATCAATATGTGTAGAGAGATTTGCTTGCGCCAATAACATCTCATAGAATCCATTGAGATTATTAGCATCAATACTAACCTTCATAGATACTGATATCTGCTCTATATACTTAGATAAAGCTTCTTGACTTCTATCTATTGCATTCTGTGTATCATTGATTCTACTAGCAATACTATCGATATTCTTAAGTATCATATCTCTATTACTATTGTATGTAGATAACGATGATAGCAATGATTGATTCTTTTGATAAGATTCATAGAGATTCTTATACCTTTGTACCATCTCATATGTACCAGTTAGTATTGATTGTAGTTCCTCTATACTAGATACACTAAGCGCCGCTAATGTATCAGATATGTGTTTAGATAGAGTATCCCTAGTATTCTGTAACTGTATTGATAGATTATACTGATTAGTAATACTATTACTGGTATCCTTTAGTACAGTATTGATAGTATCAGTCATATCTGATAGATTAAACAGATCATCAAAAAAGTCCTTTTGCTGTGCATTGAATTTGATAAAGTAGTTGTAGATCTCATTCTGCGCCGCATATAGTATGTTAAGGAATACATTCTTATCAATAGCTAGATACGATTCAATCTGACTAGCCTTCTCTGATATGACTCTATCATTACTATCCAGTAATTTAATAGTAGTGCCGAAGTCTCTAACTACCTTGTATCCATTAGAGAAGACAATAGTCACACCGCCAGTTTTAGCACCAATCTTAACCAGTTCTTTTTTGGTGGCGCCATTGGCTACTGCACCAAACAATCCATAGCATATAGCTTCTAGTATCGATGTTTTACCGGCGCCATTACTACCAACAATAACATTCAAATCCTTGAATGTTACTTCTAATGACTCATGTTGTCTAAAGTTAGTAAGTATGATTCTCTCAATACTAATTTTACCATTATCATCACTATTATTCATTAGATTCGGCTCTTTCTGTTCCAAGGATAACTTTCTTAAGTTTACTAGTAACAACATCGCTAGTAAGATCTGCATCATTTCTCTTACTAAATAGATACCGGCACATCTCTTTACAACTATCATCAAGATTCACTAGTGAATCTACATAGTGATTCCAACGTTCTTGTAATGTGGCGCCCGATATAGAATCCTTAATACTATTCATATCAGTAGTTTCATTAAGAGACAATAATGGCGATTGCTTATCACTGGCATCTTCTAATAAATCAAAATACACATCATACCCATTGGTCATAAGTCTAGAATAATCTATCAGTGTCTTTGATGTAAGGTAGATAGCGGTGCCAATATCATTGCTATCAACTTCTCTTTCAATGATGTGTACTATACTATCAAAGTCATCCTGATTAAGTACACTATAACTCTTAATAGTTGGCACAATCAATCTTCCAGTATGGATTTCACCATCTTCGTCCACCAATATGAATCTCTTGCCTAGTATAATGCTATCATGAGATCTGACATCTAGTATAGTGCTATAGTAAGTATTACCAATAGATACAATACCTGTTCCATTATGTCTATATAGCATTGGTACATGATAGTGTCCAAGCATAATATACGGTATCTTGTATGTAAGACAATACTTATCTATAAAGTCGCTCATATGGAACTTATTGAAAGAGAAGATTTCATTTGGTGTCATATGTGCTACTATGATGTTTTCAGTATCAGTACTAAGATACTTATCAATTGCGCCATCCATAAACATTTCTTCAATGTTACTTTGATAGGGCATAAACACATAGTTATATTGCGTATTGATAGTACCATCGGCCCTATGTATCCCACTATTGTAAACAGTAATATTACTGCCCTGTAATCCTATAGTAAGTAGTGATTGCTGTTTGCCTTCTCTATCAAGGAATACTTCATGATTACCAGCTATAGCGTATATGTGTCTAAACTTTGATAACGTTGATGATAGTTCATTAGCAACATATACTAGCATCTCTGTATTAGCAGATACAGCATCATACACATCGCCGGCAATGATTAGATTAGTATCAGTGCCATAGTAGCCTATAAAAAACTCCAAATTCTTCTTTAGGTAGTAGATTAGCTTACGCGCCCTACTAAACCTACTGTTATTGCTTTTCCAATACTGACCAATATGAAGATCGCTGATGATAATAGTTTTCATGGTATTATATCTCTATTATAACTGCTTAAGATAGTTGCGCGCCATTTCAATTACATGGTCAAACTGGTGAGTCAATAGCTCATATATGTATAGTATATACTCATTAGTAAAGACCATTGGATCAATAGGCATTCTATTACCTTCACTATCATAGTATTCAAATAGTAATAAGGTTTTTAACGCATACTTAAATAACTCTTCTAACTGATCATTAGTATAGATAGTCTTAGTAGAGATCTTCGATTCTACTATCTTATTTCTGATAAGGTTGGTTAAACTACGAGAAGTAAAGTACTGCATGCGATTATTAGCAGTAAGTGCATACTTGCTATTAGTGGTATTGGTTTTGATAGCGGCCCTATAAGTAAGCATCTTTGTTAGATACCAATCAGGATGCACCATACTAATGAACTTATAGGCAAAGATGTTGAGGAGGAGTATGTTGATAAGGTGAGTAATGTTAAGATTAGCAACATTGAATACTTCTGATACAAATGGCGCCGTTATCCAATTAGTAATTGGAAACAAGTACTCCTTAGTAAGATTTAATGCAAAGGGATATTCCTTAAATAGCTTCATAAGCTTCCTATTACTAGTAACTTCTTCATAGATAAACACTTTCAGCATATCGGCGCTATTCTCATAGCAACTTTCAATCGGCGCATTGAATGCAATATGCACCTCATTGATCTTATCCTTCATCTGAAAGTTTACAGAAGTTCTAGCCATTGCCACAAACCAATTCACTGGATTCAATCCACTGGCAATGGTTGGTAATCCTTTATAGAATACTGCATTTCTTTCTCTAAGTGCCAGATTCTGTGGATCAATTCCCTTGGCAGTAGAGAAGAATGTCCATAATTGGCTCTTACTATCTAATCCATGCGCACTAGTAGATAATACAATAGAGTCAATGATTCTCTCTAGTTTAAACTGCGTACCACTATCTATCATCTCTCTGCATATATAGGAATAGAGATAGCGAATAAGATTAACTTGTTTATCTCTTAGAACAGTAACTGGCGCGCATATAAACTTCGATCGTAAACTAGATAGCATGATTTCTTTATATCCAGTTTTATCGATATGTAACTTATATTCAGAGATCTTCTTTGGCGCATTATAACTAAACTTTAAATATCCAAACTCTTCTGAATACTGATCCACCTTCTCCATAATAGCCGGTAGGATCTGTTGTATTCTAGTAAAGTCTACTTCCTTAGTATCGTCAATACCTTCTACCAATAAAGTTAACAGTTCATCATACATGACATTAAGATCTACATCCTGTTCCAATATGGCATTCACTTGTACAAATACCAATTCAAACTTCTTAATCATGGTATGTTGTTTATAGAGATTGAATACTATCTCACTACCATCTAGCTTTTGATATGTTAATAAGTGTGATGTATTGTTGTTAACTAAGTAAGGCATCTATATGTAGTCCTCCTGCAAAAAATAATAGAGGATAGTGGATGCATATGAGAAGTTCCATATACACCCACTATGAAATGACGCTGCCGGGTGACCGGGTGATTGCGCCATGGCATACCCCCATCTTCATTAGCCATGTTGCCATGACCCAGTTGATGACACATACACATACTCATTCCGTATGCCACGGAAGTCTGATTCCTGCCGAGTGATGCCGGGTGTGCCGGGTGAGGTGAAGATGAATCAGGTGCATGTGAATGATAGGGGCGGCGCTATCATTATTAGATATTATATAACACAATACATAAACATATTACTATTGCTTTGGAGGATTCTGCTGCTGATTAGGTAGTACAAAGGCATTATTAAGCATATTCTGCATACCGCCTACTAACCCTTGCATACCACTATTTGGTGCCGTGGGTGTGAATGGAGGCATCGGTGCTCCCATATTCGGTACAGAACCAGGAGGCGTTGCCAATGGTGCCATTGGAGGCATATTACCTGTTGGAGGTGTATTCATTGGAGGCATACTACCATTACCCATCATTGGAGGCATTGATGGAGCAGTATGCTGTTGTGGAGGATTGTTACCATAATTACCACGATTGTTATTGTTATTACCATATGAAGGGCTATCTTCATTATTGGCATTGTCTTTAGAACTATACCACATAGTAGTTCTGTATCTATTGGTAGAAGGATCCATCTGATCAACGCCAACCTGTCTAAGTAGATCAATCATATGCATCCTAACACAATTACCAATCTCTTTGATTAGGGGCGCATAGTTATACATCAATGTTAGATACTGAATAAGATTGTTCCACTGTGTTTCTTCCAGTGTTACAAATACTGTACCACTCTGATTCATAATCTGGAAGTCATTACCGCTTCTACCAACAGTACCACTATTGTTAGAATTGCGGCCCCCGTATTGAATCATAGCAGTTGCTGATGGATTGGTAACATTGGCAATTAAGCTATTCAGATACTGTACCTGTAGATAGGCACTAGTGGCGCCACGATATCCACCGCTCTTTGGTCTAATACAGATATTAAGAGATGGGTGATAGGATGTCCAGGTAGTAAGTCCAAACTCCAGAAACAGTTCCTTCTGCGCATCATAACAAGTAAAAGATGAAAGTGCCATAGTTAGTTTTCCTCCTCAATGGTTTCTTCTTGAATGTTATTATTGTATTCGTCTTTGGTAACCAACAACTGCTTCATCTCTAACTGACCAGGAACTTTGTTTTTTGAGCCCTTGGGTCGCCCTCTCTTTCTCTTTGGTTGTGGTGGATCAATTGTTAATGTTTTTACTACCGGCGTAACATTATTATTACTATTGTTATTTACTGTGGGCGTTACATTTACTTGTTCTTCTTCATTGAAATCTTCATCAAAAGCCTTATTATCTATGATACTTAATAGCTTAGTAGAATCACTTTTACTTAATGATACCTCCTCTTCCATTTGCCTAGACATTACTATACTATCTCCTGGTAACATTGGAGATACATCTCCAGTAGCAGATGCCTTGAATGATTGCATACTTGTAATAGTATTGATACTATTGTTAGCAAAGTTATCAAGTACCAGTATCTTAATCTCTACTCCCTTGGATAGTGTACTAGTGGACATATTATTGATACTGGCGCCCACCTTAATTAGCTTCGGAATGTAGTTGCCAGTAGAATGCGGCGCAATCAATAACACCTCACTAATGAACATGATATCATCCGGTAAATCATTGATTATACTAGGTATTGCTAGATGATATAGATCAGTTTTGTTTGGTATTGGTAATGGTGTTAACTTTGTAACTTCCGTCTTAACATGAACTGCCTTAAAGATCCTATAGTTAATAACACGCAATCATTACATCTCCTTTTATTGTTATTATGTATATTATATAACAGATCTTTGTATATAGCAAGCGCTATGTTGTATCTAATTTATGTTATCTTTAATATTATTAGTTACTAATGAGTAAGGCCGTCATTTTTATTATGATAGTGTTTGCGCCAAACTGTATCTACTTTCTCTTTACCAAATGCTTTACATAATCCATGGTAAACGGTATTTTGATCATCGCCATAAATGATGCTATTATATGGATCACCAAATTCTGGCCACTCTTGCTGAAAATAGGATTCTGTTACTGTGTCTTTGCTGCCTTCTTCTTCATATTTCTGATCTACTAGTTCATTAAAGATCTTAACGTTATTATGATTATATCTAAGGAGATTCTCTTCGTTATAATCGTCTGCGTCATATCGCTCTATATAATATTCATGTAAGTTACCAGTAGGATCATTCTCTTTATCGTTAGCTGCATAATATGGTCTTATCTTAAGCAAATCTTGAAATTTCAAACGTTCTTGTAATAAAATCGGCGCATCATTTTCATTAACTGATTGTAGTGATAAGATGTTTTCTTTACACATCTTAGCAAGATTTTCTTCTGTAACATCAAACACGCAATCAGTATCTCTAAGTCGAGCTTTTACCATAATAGTTGTTCCAAAGATGATCTACTCTTTCTTTACCAAACGCGGCACATAGGTTCTTATATACAAGATTCTGATCATCACCATATGCAATAGCGTTGAATGCCTCTCCAGATTCAGGCCATAATTCTAGATACTCATTAGTTATAACGTTTCTTCCACCAATTTCATCATATTTCATGTCTAGAAGTTCATTGAAGATTTTAACATTGCTATGATTATATCTAAGAAGATTTTCTTCGTTATAATCATCATAACTATATAATTCTCTATAACATTCGTGTTTTGACCCATTTGGATCATTAACACGATCATTCTTTGAATAATATGGGCGTAATTTAAGTGGATCTCTAAACTTTAATCTCTCTTCTAGTAATCGCTCTTCATCACATTCATTAACTGCTTCTAATGAGAAAACATCTAACTCGCACAATTTTGATAGATTCTCTTCAGTAATATCAAATTCACATCCGGTATCCCTAAGTCGAACTTTCACCATACTTACCTTCTTTCGATATGCGATTTCATCTAAAGAGCTAAGTCTTTTAAATCGTTTCTGTACTAAATCATAATTACGCTTATACTCGCTATAATTTCTTAATCGCTGTAAACTGTCTAACGTTTGATCAAAACACGATATAATTCCAACAACTGTATCTTTTGATGCTTCATGGACTCTAATGTTAAAGATAATTTTCACAATTTTACCAAATGCATTGGTGAAAAATTTTATCCATCTTGCTTCTCTGCGTTCAACATCATCTAAACATACAACATTAACAGGACTCTCTCTTTCATGTTTATAATCCCTCATTTTACCAATAGAAACCCACTCTTGATCATTTACTAAGAAGTTAATTATCATAGAGATGTTATATCCATGATCATATATAACCTGTTTCATCTTTCTTGGATCTCCAGAAAATTTACAGAGTGATTCCTTTTCATGAGATAAAATATTTTGCTTTTTATAATCACATAATCCAATATATTGACTTAAAAACGTTGAATTTGCGTATTTCTGTATTGTTCGTAGTAAATTTTGTATCTCAGTGGTATTCATAGTATTATAAAATGGCATTCATTACTACCTCCATTATCTATTCTCTGTGGGGGCAGAGATGCGCCGCCCCCATCTCATCATACAACTATTATAACATCGTCTATATCAAAAAGCAACTACCAATTACTACATCTATACAACATTGATTAGTTCCAATGTTTTGATTACTAGATGCTGTTGTTTGGGTACGTATTTTGCATATGTAGCAAAAATACACGCAATCTCTGAAAAGTCAAACATCTCTTGATAAAACAACGAATACATCTTAATATTACGAAACTGTGGATTAACATCATAGTATGCTTTTTGTAATGCATAGTAGATCTTCATAGTAACACTAGTAAAGATCCCTTCATGTAGCTTGATACCACATACTAGTACATTATCAAAGAACCTTGCAAATAGGAATGGATGTTTACTATAGAGGGTACTAAGGATATCATTGTATCTCTTGGTAAGAGAATGTAGCCGGAACTTTATGTTAATCATAATACTGTTAAAGTAAGTATCAAATGCTTTCTTATAGTTAGGGTCATTGAAAAACTGTTCCGCGGAGATGTTGTGCGCCGATATTGGATCTACAAAGTCATAGAAGCTAGAATCAATAAGATTCTTGAAGGTGTTCCAAATATGTGTGTAGATAGTTTGGCGCCAGATCTTTACAAAAGATTCATTGTAGTTATTGCAGCAGTAGTGCATTAGTTCATGCACACATGTTACTACAAATGACTTGATTGATTTCTCTGTAAAGTTATTATAGTCGGTAGCTAATCCCAACCACTTGGTTTCAAAGTTATTCTTATCTACTACTAGATAGATAGCATTCTCATAGGCGCTATAGTATCCATAAGTATAGCGCATCATGTTATCTTTCTCGGTATCGCGATCCATGAAATGTAACTTAAAGCGTCCCCTATGATATAAACTAACTAGAGATGTATATAGTTGTTTATAGATAGGATCATTAAGTCTTTGCGCCTCTTCTGCTAACTTGTTTAGGAAGAGTACAATGTACTTATCTTCCTTAGTGGATAGAGAGTTAATATACGATGATTTAGATACTGCTGTTGTCATAGTAAGATCATACCTCTTTCTTCTATATAATAACTATAAGATGTGTATATTATTTATAGTACTTATACCAAACTTGATCTACATTCGTTTTACCAAATGCGGCACACAACTTTTCATAAATAACCTTCTGATCCATGCCAAGCGACACTGACTCTATTGCTAGAACATACGCAGCCCAATGATCCAATATATATGATGTAGTAACTATATCTCTGCTGCCAACTTCTTCATATTTGATATCCATAAGCTCATTGAAGATTTTAACATTGAGGTTGTTATACTTTAGTAAGTTATCTTCATTAAGATCATTCATAGTAACATCGTATTCGTGACATACCCCATGGCTAAAGCCAGGGGCTTCCTGCTTCTTTAAGATGCCGGCATAGCACTCATACGAAAAACTACTTCGTCGGGTACTATACTTTGGACAACTTTCCACAGGCATAACTTTCCGTGTGCCCCACGGTAGTGTGACTATTATTGATATTGCGCCAATAATTTCTTCAACGCTTCTCGTAAGATATTCTTTGCGGCGTTGATATCTCTGTCATGAACGACGTCGCAGTTCGGGCAAGTCCACATACGTATACTAAGATTTTTAACATCGGGATTCTTATGCCCACAACACGAACATAGTTGGCTCGATAGGTAGAAAGGATCTACCTCAACAACCATAGAACCAGTGAACTCGGCCTTATCCTTATACTGCAACTGTCTGAAGAGCTCAGACCAGCAGACATCGTAAATAGCCTTTGCCAACTTATGATTCTTTACCATATTCGTGACCCGCAAAGTTTCGATCGCAATGATCTGGTTTTCACGTACTAGTATTGCCGATTGCTTATGTGTATAGTCTTTACTGGTGTTTGTAATCTTTTCATGTACCAGTGCAACCTTTTTACGCTGCTTTTCGTAGTTCTTAGAGCCTTTCTTTTTACGCGAAAGGCGTTGCTGAGTAAGCTTTAGCTTTCTGGCACGGCGCTTAAATGTGTGAAGGTTATCAACCTTTTTACCGTTACTATCTGTATAAAGTGAATTGAGGCCAACATCGATACCAACGATACCACCTGCATTGGGATGCATAAGAGTACTTTTATCTACTTCTATACACAATGATACAAAGTACTTATCTGATGCCGTACGACTAATGGTGGCGTTAAGTATGCGCCCAACAACGTTGCGATGGATTTTAGCGCGCACTAATCCAATCTTCGGTAGTTTAATTTTGTTACCAATGATACAAACACTATTACTATTATTCCTAGTTCGATAGGATTGCGCATGTACTCTCTTTAGTTTAAAACGTGGATATTTTGCACGCTTTTCGAAGAAGTTTTTATATGCGCGATCTAAGTCCTGCAATGAATTTTGCAACGAAGTGCAATCTACTTCCTTAAGCCACTTATACTGTTCGTCCTTCTTCAACTTTGTTAACATGGCGGATGTTTGCTTATAATTAATAGACTGTTTGTTCTTAAGCCATGCATCGCGTCGTGTAGCGAGAAAGTAGTTATATACAAACCTACAGCACCCGATGGTCTTGTTGATCATTGTTTGCTGTTCTTTGGTAGGATACATACAAAATTTGAATGCAATATTACAAAGCTCCATAGTTACCTCCTTTCTGTAGTATTTGAATAACAACCAGCACCTATTCAACTATTTGTATTATACCACAGCAAATCAATCGTGGCAAGAGGATATTCGCAAAATTCTTACAAAGAAGTAATCATTTTGAACGGTTATATCGTACAATACTAATTCATTATCAATCTATTTGTGGCTTACCCCAGCCATAAATGGCGGGGTTTGCGCCATATCTTCGATCAAGAAGATACTGAGCAATGCCAATTTCAAACATAGGAAACTCTTTAATAACATACTGTTCCATAACGCGCCGCAATATATCCTTCTGCTTCACAGTCATATAATTTATAAGTGCCAACTCAATCACCACCTACTTTATCTTATAACATACCAAATCACTATGAAGTCGCTTATTGGCTTCTTCTACAAACTGCTCAAAACTACTGCAATATTCTAGTTGACTGGTATGATGTTGATTCCATTCATAATTATTGACTCTATTGAGATATAAATCAGTAAGAGTCTTATGACATTCATTGATCTTATCAAGAAGCTCCTGTATGTCATCTCTGGCATAGAAAGAGTTTACTACTTCCATGATAGAATCATACATAGGCCGCAATGCATTCAAAAAAGAAGGATCTTCTTTGACTCTCTTAGTAAAGATCTTAAATGGTATGCGAGCAAGATGTCTATGTGGATGATTATAGTACCTTTCACTGCTTCTAATCGCTTCCTTCTCCTTCTTTAGAATCAAGGGATTATAGAATTTATGAAACTGGAAGCGATTCATTACTAATCTAAAGGTACTGATGAAGTTTTCAAATGAAGAAGTATCTAGATCAAATTTACCGAAGCTATCTCTATAAAAGGATTTATCAGTGTTTCTAGTAGGATCACCGAATCTCTTTCCCTCTACTACTAGCAACATATGCTTGTATTCTGGATAATGGAAGAATCCCTTAACCATTAGTACTCTTTCTTTTCTAACGAGGCCGAGATATGCCTCATCTATACACCTTTGAAAGAGATCAGTGAAGACATTCTTCATAATGACATCGAGATAGTTATTGCGCCGGAAGTGCTGCGCCTTGAATTCCAAAACCAAATTCTTAAACTTTAATAGCCTTTCTCTAGTAACTTCTATCTCTTTCATGGCGCCGTTTCTTTCATTCATATTAACAAGCAATGATAGATCGGTGAATGGCAAATCCTTGATTGAAAACAAAGATCTACCATTCATGCCCGATCTAGTAAACATGAATGCATAATTGGTATTGCTATCATGATCCTTAACATTAACTACCATATTGCTCATAAGATTCCCATAGGTACATACTATCCTATTAGTAGACTTGGTAATAGGAATACATGGGCAAGTAGTAGTATTATATGGAGTGATGTCCATAATGCACTTCATTGAATCCCTGGATACTAGAATCCTAATCAGATCCCTAATACCATCTTGTAAAGCATCTACTGTATTATCCCTATAGTGAACACTATAATACTTTGGATACTCTTCCTTCATGAGTTCTATAAGAGAATATGGAGCAGGATTACGCCGCACATCATCCCATTCCGGATATGTATAATCTTCACCAATTACATCACTGCAAATAAGGATCTTCTGATATGGAAAGCATAAGATTCTTAGATTCATTGGATTGTAATTGTCATGTAGGTCATAGATGTGTTGGAATGGTCTATTGATACCAGGCACATGTACATCTAGAGATACATATGGGCGCATGCTCCATTCCTCATCATAGTTATCTACAAATTTCTCACTGAATACCTTATACCAACTATATGAGTGATTGGTAGGCTCGCCACATTTGGCTCTCATGATTCTTGTATTGAAGAAGCCTTCTAATGTATTCTCATATGCAAGAAACATTGCATCTACTAATGTCTTCATGATTACGCCGCAACTATTACTGCTATTGATAACATTAATATCAAATGGATAGTATAGGCGCACATTAGGATACAGTTGAGTAATCACATGGTACATCTTATACATATTGAACCATTTGGTATGTAGAGCGTCGTTGATGTATTCATAGTCTCCATAGAAAGGAAGACTATAGAGGAATCCATATTGACCATCGTATACTTCATTTCTATCGTATACAATACCATGATCATGTAACTGATGATACTTCTTGGAACGTGTTTTAGATAACAAGTCGGGTGGCATAGACATATTCTGATATACACAGAAGAAGTGCAATCTTATATCATCAATATGTCTATTTGGTTCCGGTATACTCACGTTCTTATTGATCTGATACTGAATAAGCCTTCTAGAGTATACCGGATCTTCCATACTATATGGTTCCGGCGTACCATTATATCCAGTTAGTGTATTAAGTTGCCCATAGATATCATCAATGAGCCAATTTAGTACTTGTTTTTGTGGTGGAGGAGTCGGCTCATCCTTATCCTTATAAAACACACTCATCGCCTTTTTGAAATCTGGTACTGTTATCATATCAATTACCTCGCTTTCGTATAATCAACAACCTTTAATGCCGATCAGAGGTTACTAGCCGATGATACTATATTATAGTATGTCTTCTTTTAAAAAGCAAGCGCTATCTTATACTAAATTCATAACAAGCGTAGCTAAAGTCGCCATAGTAGTTACATTGTGTTATAAAAATAACCATTGACTTACAACTATCGACTGTTATATCGTTCATACCTGAATGGTACGCCTTAATTGCGTTTCTATTCGCTTCATTGTATTTCTCTGTGTATTCCTTGATAGAGTCGCGCAAGTATACCATAACTGAATTCGATTCTATATCTGGTACAACATGATCTCTATATACACGCGACATCGTAGTAATAGTTTCATCACTTTTAAGAGCCATTATGAAGTTCTGTAAAAATAGTTTCATTGACTTAGTAAGTTCCTTCTGGCCTTCGTCGCTGCGTACAAAATCATTCCCAATATATCTAGAACAACTTCTCACTAAGTTATCTACTGTACTATTCAATCTTTCAGCATTTCCGTGAAACAGCGATATAGATTTCCTAACGGTATCTAGCTTGGTATCGGTAACTCTAAATGAGCAATATGGATAAAATTTAAAATCATCGATTGCAATGATTGATCTATCGAAGTCATGCTTCATATAATCAAAATCATCAAATGGATTGTTTATATTAGCTGCATCAGATAACTTCTTTTGGTATACATATGGCATCAACCATATATAAACTACAACAGCAGTACTATAGTCATTCTTCATTGTAAGATACAGTTGTGGAAAGAAGATCATTAGTTCCTCTTTGGTAATAAGGCCCATATCAATCAACTTATATATATGCATTTGGTTGATAGATTCGTTGATGAAGTTATCTAATACTTTACGAAGCGATGTAGTTATAATGCCAGTTTCATTGATTGTTTTACGTAAAATTACTTTATATCTAGTTATGGTGACTTTGGTATTAAGAAGATCAAGAATCTTCTTATATTTAGCAACTTTATGAAGTTCATTCTCTTGAAGAGATTCTGGCGCCACTTCTTTCTTTCTAAGTATATTAACTAAATTGTTTGGCTTTGTGATCTTCTTTGGTAGCCTATCAAAGTGATCATCAAAATATGCGGCGCAGAACTTATCATGATCATCCTTATACATAACACATAGTTTATCTAGTAGATTATAGAATACGCAGTTAAACTTACTATATGATACTTCTTCATGTTTAGCTGTACTATATACCTTATTACCAGCAACAGTAAAAGAAACATCAATATTATCCCATGAACCAGAATGATCTTCACTATCGAATATCACTTTTTTCATATCTGGAAAGATAGAATCTCTATAGCATTTCTTAAGAATCTCAATACAGTCCCCACCATCTTTGTATTCATTAAGAAGGATACATCTGGCATCGTATTGGATATCCATTTGCTTAATACTTTCCCTAAAGTCAGTAATGTCACCAATATCAAAGATACCAACTTTATGAATCATTGGAAAGAACATTACTGACAATGGAACTTTATCGATTCTTATATTCTGATTGGTGTCATTGTTAACAATATATGGAGTTAGCTGTAATGTATACATTGGCTGATACAACAACTCTGTATGTTCCATCATAACTGATAAAGCATTGGTTACATCGATATCTTTATATAATTTATAGAAATATGTTTCTGTACCAGTGATACTATGAATAAGATCCCTATAGATAGATCGCATAGAATCATCAAGAACATCGATAACATTTGATATAGCATCTTGAGTAACCATTGGTGATGTCTTAATGGTAATGATATTATCGACGATCATGTTTTTAAAGAACTTACAGAAGATGTTGTATTGTCTTACCATAACACTTAACTCTTCTGTGATTGGCTGGCGCAAATGAAAGCTCATATATGCATTGCAATTATAGTTATATGCCAAATGTACAAGCTCGTAAAGTTTATCATTGGAGGATTCAATAATGTGGTGTGTTTCCGAAAGAAGTCGCTCGTAGATAAAATTGATATCCCTTTTCAGTAGCTCATTTTGAAACCAATCTAACATATTCTCATAATGATTTGAAGATTCAACTTCAATATTGGTAGAGATACTATTAGAATACTTCTTTTTGATAGTGGAATGTAAATGATCGAGGATCTTATCTTTCAAAGCCGCCCAATCATTCTGTTTCATGGTACTACGTCAATCCTTTCATGATTGATATGTAGCGCCTATACCAACTGAAAACTAGTATAGTCGGTATAGGCATAGTAGTTACATTGTATCAAGAAATTAGTCAATGATCCAGAATCATGTAATGTAATACAGTTCATTGGATCAAGTACATGATCTCGTTGTATTTGGCACTTTTGTCGTTGAATTTTTCTAGTAAGGAGTTTAATGGTTTCTTCATCCTTACCAGTAACTTCTTTACAGCGTTTCATAAGGTATATATAAATAGCATAGAAGTAATTAAGCGCCGGCTCTGTTGTCATATACCTACCAAAAGATCTTATAAAAGAAATTAACTCTCCAATACACCGTTTAGTACTATTTGATGATAAGAATCGAGAAAAGTTCTGTATACTCATATAGCGCCCATGCATTACCAAATCGGTAACATTGCACTCCACCGTATAATCACTGGCACATCTAACAGAACGCTTCATAAGATCAATATTATCAGAAATCTTGATAGTGTATATGATGTTATAGTACTTGTTGTTTACAATAGTAGTATTACTATAACGATATCTCTCTCCATATAGTTGTTTCTCGATGTTATCTTTATCAGCGTCTGATGTTAAGAATGGCATCAACCAAAGATTCAATAGTATACTGTTATTATGGTATCCATAAACAGTAGGATAGATATCTGGAATAACATTCATAAGCGCCTTAATAACCGGATCTTCTTCTCCGTTCTTGTTGATAAGGCGCGCCTTATACTTACTTTGTATAAAATTGTTAAACATGATCTTAAAAGCCCTACGCACCAGATCATCTGGATCCTTAAGTATATTATGGATAGCATTAATACTATCAGATACTACCTTCTTCTTAAGATTCGCAACATCTAGTGCCGATCTGTTTATCTGATTGATATCATCATTAACGGCTTTCACTTCTGTACTATCAGTAGCTAACTTAGTTTTCACAACTTCTTCCAAATCAGTAGGATTATCTACTTTCTTGTATCTGTGTTTACTATCTATATAGTAGATACTATGTAAGATTCCTTTACTATCATTGTATAGAATACATAGTCTATCAATTATATCATAAACGCAGATGTTATTGTAAGGAGATGCAACATTCAAACTCAATACCACATTAAGAATACTTGTATCGTTCTTATCCTTAATGAGATTGCTTATAGTATCCATACTTTCCTTAATTGGATTAACATATGGAACACTAAGTTTCGAGTTAAAGCTATTTATAAATTCTGTATAGTATTGATGCACCTTATCAAACACAGTATTTCTACAGTATTCTTGTATAATGTTTACACAATCGGCGCCATTTTTATACTCTCTACACAATGGACACAGTACTGTTAACTCATCAGCATTACTGCTCCTATCTACTTCAAAGATTGCTATCTTATGTATCATGGGATAGACAGTAACAGCCACTTTTGGAATCGTATCAACCACTATATTGTTATTGTCATTATCATCATAACCGAAGGATATCTTACATACCATAGAATACGATGGTTGATGCATTAATTTTGGATGATCTGTAGTATAAATACTACTAGTAAGATGTGCCTTCTTACCAACATACATCTTATGAAATTGTACTTTACTGATATCAGCGCCATCTATGTATCCAGTAGAGTACATCTTGTTTACTAGGTAATCTTCATAGATGGATCTAATAGATGAATCCATTATGTCAATGAATGTATCTATCCTAGTAGAATAGCTAGATAGGTTATCAATAGTAAAGACATCATTGGGCATATTGGTTTCATAAAGAGCAGTAATAAGGCGTATTGGCCATGCACATGTTCTATTAAAGAAAGTATGTACTGTACTTCTTGTAGTTGGCGCATAGTAGTTTAGAAAATTATATCTACTATGTACCATAGCATACATAGCATTCTCTCTCCAATATACTAATGGAGTATTGATCTTAGCAGTTTTACTGTATGACATATACTTATCGAAGATTTCTTCAATAGATTGCTTGATAGATGACTTCTTATCAATGGAAATCCTTGATGTTGGTGATAGTGATTTATATGCGCCGATAATCTTACTATATAGATACTCTAGTACTTCTTGTTTGATATGTGTCCAGTTATTGCTATTAGATGCTTTCAATGATCTTACCTCTTCTCTTTATTGTATAGCTAGATATGAAACATTCGATTCACAATAGTAGTTAAACTGTATAATAAGATTAGCGCTCATATCTTCCAACTTAAGAGCATTAAGTGCATCTATTCTTTGTGATCTAACGTTATCCTTTAGTAATGCATCTCTTTGCTTTTTAAGAGAAGAATAAAGGTTATGATCTGATTGAAAGTCAACATTACTAATGAGGCCGGCGTTAATAGAATGGTAATCTTCAACCAAATCTTTAAAGACGCCACAACTAACTAAAGATTCCTTTAATGCTGTAAACATCTTATGGAATGCAATAAGGTAGATCTTATAGAAGATCCTAATAATTGCATCAGATAACGGATAAGTAGTTACTGGTATCTTAAGATTCTCTATATCTCGATCAAGTATCCTTTCAAAACTGCTATCATAAAGACTATTGGTATGATACTTGGTTTCTAGCTCTGTAATGAACATAGTAACAGCATATCTTCTCTTAATGATGTTCATGTATGTAGCAAAAGATATACATGCATCAGTTCCTGCATATCTAAAAGAATCAATGGTCTTTTGAATGGCGCTATCTTTTTGATCTGCTGTATGATAGTTATATACAGTGAATCTATACATGTAATCACTTATCGCCGCAGATGATTGATAGTAATCAACCAATCTATCACCATATCTAATAAAAATTCCAACATCCAATTCACTAAGTTTCATAAGAGATGGTAATGTATTGGTACTAAGAGAAGTACTCATGCGACTCCTCAATGGTAAGCACATTGCCATACCAAAGTTATCTGGATCTTTGGTAACTAGTGATTGTATTCTCTTAGATATCCTATCTTTATATTCATCGATCATTCCGCTATATGCGTGCCTATATGTATCAGAATATCGCATCCTAATCCTATCATAGTTATTCTCATCAGTAAACTTCTGTACCAGATCCAAACCTTGCTTTACAAAGGAAGTCTTATCAATAACATTCTTAAAGATCTTTATGGATTGAATGGTTGCAACAGACTTAACTTTATCTCCCCTATTGTTAAAACAATAGGTATTTCTGTATTCACCATCTATAGATACATTGATACATAGATAGTTCAGTAAGTTACTGATAGTAATAGGAATTACATGAGTGCACTTTGTACTATTATTAGTAGTACGCCGCTGCCATATCCCAATTGCATTATAGATATCATTAGTAAGATTGGTTGCATTGCGTGAACTAATCTCATACAAAAGAGTCTGGTTAAGTATCTTGCTATACCATAGTAATAGATCATGTATCTTGTTGACGCAATCAGTGTCATCAGTATATGATAATATCTGCTTATAGATAAAGGAGCCATCTCTATCGTGATTATGAACAAGAAGGTTGGCGCCATTACTTTGATCCAAGTGATGTAGATGATCTATGATATCATTATTGCCTCTTTTACCAAATTTATGAGTTGTTATAAACATCCCAACATGATGTGTCATTGGAGATACTACTACTGTAAAAATCTTACTGTATCTACTATAATTATCTTCCATTGATGCATACATTGGTATATTGTAACAAGGATAGTATGCAATTTCATGTTTGGTATGGCCATTATGTATCTTGTACATTGCTAGCTCTACCTTGTCTGGATTAATCCTATGACACCCATTAGCAAGAATCATCTTGCTTACTATACAATCATAGATATTGGATACAAAGGCATTCATTCCAGGAACTATATCATGCAATGTAAGGAATAGTTTTGATGGTTGATTGAATTGTGTTTTTAGTAGATATGATGGGCGCATACCATCCAAAACATTATATAGTATTACGTTGCTAAACTGATACTGATAGTTATTGGATTGGTAGAACATTGGTTGACTAAGCGTATCATGTTCACTCCACTTGGTAGGAACATTGATATTCAATGTCATTGGATCAAAGTGATTATCCGTCCTAGTAGATATCTGTTCCATAGTATCATTAAACATACTAACGCCAATAGTACTAAGATCCTTTGGATTGTATGCTGCTGGTATTGTGAATCCACAGTTACACTGACTACAGTAATCAGACTTGATAATCAGATCATGTATCAGTGTTATTGGATTTACCTTATCGTCAATGAGCTTCCTATATGATGTACTATTACTCCTAGTAGGCATATATATAAACCCCTCCATCAATTGATTATTATTGGGCGCAGTTGTAATCGAGTATTGCAATGGTAGTTTACTTCCTCTATATACTTATCAATATCGTAGTTACAGTTCTTGTATGTAAGGTGATTAATAGAACTGATAATAAGATCAGTTTTGTCTTCATCCATGGAACTCTTAATAAGACTCATTTGCTTGATGTTCTTCTTGATGGTAATGATATCGGCGCGCTTGTTAAACTCTTCATCAAAACTATGATACAGATCACATACTTTCTCTAGTATCTCCTTATAGTAACTGCCCTTATTTATTATATCCCACATCTTAGAAAAAGCAACCCGCATTATTGAGCTTCCTCTATTACCATTAAAGAACTTCCTCTGATTGATCAATGTAGCCGCAATACTATCCAACGCTTTCTTATCTAGATAGTTGGCCAATGTAGTCATAGTAATACCATAATCAGTATTTTTAACCATCTTGAATGATCCAATCATGCGCTCTATTGTTTGTATACGATACTTCTCCTGCTTACCAGGAATAACATAGTTATCGTAGTTATAGAGATGGAACGTATATATTGGTAACAGATCATTACTATACTTAGTAGGTATTATACATATATGTATCTTAGCCGATCTAGTAGTAAAGTTCTTGATTATGTATCTAAATTCAATGCCCATAAGATCTACTGGTACTGAATGATCTATTTCTGCTTCTATTGCCTTATTGAAGATAGATGTTATATATGGAGTTATTACATCATCTATAAACTTCAATAGCGCCGTCTTCCTACTGGCATTCAATGTGGCTACTGTATCAGTATTAGAAATATCATTGGACATAGAAAGTGCGCCGCTGTTATTATACATGGTGCTAAATACTCTTTCTATATTAGACGGCTTCTTTATCAATACCGCCTTACCGATACTGTTGATATGTATCAGAAATGGAGTAACACATAATCCTCCCTTTATATCACATATAAGATAATTGACAAGGTTGCCAAGGTAGATGTTAGTATTGGCTTTATGTGTATATGGGTGAATAGTAACATTATCAAGCTTCTTATTATCGGCGCCAAGAATATCCATAGCCTTACTATAGCAGTCTTTTGTATTACTATAGTTAACAACAACCATATCCTTATTATAGATAGTAGGATACATACAAATCTTATTCAACGAAGGATACATTATTAGATTCTTACCAGTAGTAGTACTGATGATATAAAATGGCTCATAATCAACATCAATGACATTCTCTATTGGAAGTACTTTATAGAAATCTACAGACGCCTTATATGGTAAATCACAGCTTTTAATCATTACTGATTTGAAGATCTTATAGAAGTTGCGAATAAGTGGATTCATTATTGTTATAATCTTCTTAACGAGATCTTCTCTACCATCATCAAATATTACTGGGAAGTTGATATTGAGCCGCTTTGTATCATAGAATCTATAAAGTGCTTCCCTATCATTGTCATAGTACTTTACTAGATCCACCATGCTAAACCAAGGTATACCATAGTGTTCTTCATGGGCACGAGGATTAATATCCATGCCATTCTTAGTAAAGATTCGCTGATTAAGTAAGGTGATCTTATTATCAGAATAGTCACCCAATGTGATGTATTTAGAACAGGTATCTCGTACTATGTTATAGAATAAGCGCATTGGATGTATCTCATTGAGATTCCAAACACATGCTTGTGTATCGTGTCTGTTAAGAGATTTGAATTCGGTGCTATCGGTTGCCATATCAGCTCTCATCTCCTTGATCCATCATGGATCAGTTGTTATGGATATATGGCGCCCTATGTTAGCGGCGCCATATTATTACCAGTTATTCTTTGGAATCCTGCATCTCTTCATTGTTTTGCTCTTCGTTGTAATTGCCTGGTTGAACTAGATTATCATCACTAAACATCTTCTGTACTTGTTCAGCTGATACAACCTGATGATTAGTAACAATCTGTGAGATTGCTTCTAGTGCCCCCTTAAAACATAAGCATCTAGAAGTATTAAGGGTAATTTGATCATTGAGCTTTTTATTAGCTTCAATCAACTTATCATGATTGGTTTCTAGCTCATCAATCAACCCCTTAATGTCACCTACAGGGATCAACACCATACTATCATTTGGAACATTCTTCATTGCATCAATCATTGTCAACTGCACCATCCTTTGATATAGTAGTTGTATTTATATCGCGCGCCCCATTAAGGATCTGACTATGATTTCTCTGTGGTACTATGTGGCTATAATAGTATTTGAGATATAGATCTGGAACTATGATATTCTTATTCCAGATCATCTCCTCCATATAGTAATCGAAAGAGAACTCATAGGTGTCGATATTGGGGCGCGATATAAACTGCACATTGAAGATTGACTCAATACCAATCTCCACTGTTATATTACCCCTAGTACTTACCTTTTCATACTTCATTGGTCTTGCAGTAAAACTAATACAGTCATTGATATGTAGATTCATTGATAGTAGTGTTGGATATATATGAATCCACATATGATCTATATCAACCTTGCACACATCTTTACGCTGTGTGGTATATAGATTGATTAATAACATAGTTGGCCTAAATAACTTCCTATTACCACATACAGTAGTTGTATCGTGTTTCTCATTTGAAAAACAATCAACCTGTGCATATTGGAATCGTACATTGTTGCCAAGATCATGCTTTAAATTACTTCGCACAACATATCACATCCAACGTGAGAGATAGTAGTACAGTACTAATGTATTATGTTATATATAGTAATAGTACTACTATTTATCTGGCGCACCCTTTAAACTAAATGTATATCTATGTAACTTTTTACTAGTAGAGTACCTATTATATACATCTGGAAACTCTTTCTGTAATGCCACCTTATCAAAAGAAACATTACTGTATTCGGTAATCTGAACAATAGTATCATTAGATTCGCTTCTCATAATACCATTCTTATAGAGCTTTTCATCTAGTACCTTTCTAGCCTGCTCTATCATATCCTCTGCATTCTTCTTCATAATGCGTCCTTCATTATACTTACTAATAGCCTCAAGTACTTCTAAATCATCAATTACAATCTGCGCCTCTGTTTTACTAGTGCTTTCCTTTAACAGATGACTCAATCCTATCATTTCCATTCTGCGCCTCCTTTATAATGTTAAATATCTTGCGAGCAATGCCTTGTTGAACATCGGCATCTGTTGTCGACGATGATATCTTAAGTTTACCAGTAATACAGTTATACTCATTAGAAGCCAAATCACTAAAAGGTAACTTATTAGTATCATCTACCATAACAACAATACTGGTATTATAATTGGTACTTGCATGCTTATGTAGATCAGGTATGTAATCACTAGTATTAGGTAATACATAGATACTATTGAGTTGTAACTTGTTTTTGTTATTGTTGTTACACTGCACATAGTTACCATTGGTATCTACTTCTACGCTATTATTGAATGCGCCGTATGATACAAGAGTACTGTTACCAATACCACCAGTAACATCCTTAACTTCCGGAATCTTTCTTTCTGTTAGTAGTGTTCTATTATACTCACCCAGACGAATACAATGGCGCACTACTATTACTGGATGTATATCAATTTGCGTATTCTTTTGTACAGCAATGTTATAATAAGTGCCACCATAGATCTCTTTTGCTAATCTCTCGTAAACTTCCTTATATTCCTTACTATGATAGTAAGTATACATCGGATCATTTACATAGGCACAGAATGCATAAGTTGATTGATTTGGCGGTGTATTAGAATATAGCGCCGTAAGTCTAAGTCTATCATTATTATTGTTAGTGAAGATAGACTTAGATGTAGTTGGATCTTCCATATTGTAAATAATTTTCTTGCCAACATTGGCACCCTTATGATCTTCTTTCTCGACATGATGTTCCTTATCTATAACATATGCATTGTAAATAAAAGTAGAAGATCCATAGATCATATCCTTTGGTATTGATTCTTGTCTAACACATAAGTTATGTTTTTTGGTACCATTATCACTATGTAAATTTACATCCCTTTGTAATCCATCTATAACATTATACTTAACTTCTGAAGATAGATCACTCATTCTAATAACTTTAAAGTTATCTAGTACATCAATTGCATTCTCTATATCTACCGTAGTACTAGGTAACTGATTCGGCGTTATTGGATAGATAACATCAATGTGATTGTTGTTATTGATATACTGTTCCAATAGTTGCGCCGATGGTTTACTATGTCCAAAATCACACATATAAAAATAGTTATCGTCATTGATCTTCTGTGCAATGTACCATACCGTACTATCAAAGTATAATACCTTGGTAATCTTAACAAACTTACCTACTAGAGTACTATTGATATATTGTGTAAGTACTTCTGTTTTATTGATCATGATATCATACCTGTACATAAGAGCTTAGATCTCTTTTGGTAATATTACATAACATCTGCGCCATATTAGGTGTTATTCTAAGAGAATCATATATGTATATTTCATTAATCATATCAAACATAGCAGTTACTTTGACTCTATTGTTAGGTATCTTGTTGATCATCTTGGCCAACTCGTTTTGATTAGCAAGGTGGGCGCAATGTAGATGGCGCTTAATACTACTATCATTACCTGATATAAATGGCACAAAGAATGCATGCCTATAGATGCTTCCATTAAGGCCTTCATCGTAATCAAACATTGGTACACTACAAGTACTAATGTTATTAAGGTCATCGTATACATGGTTCCTACACTTGCGCCGTATGATTCTAAAGTCTCTCTTCAATAGCTTCTCTGAAGACTTAGTTGGCTTATCCACCATATACTTAAAAGTACCATCAGATACTATCATATGTATAACACCAATCATATAGGCTCTTACTAATATCATAGTTGCCATTGAACACTTAACTACAGAAATAGTATCCCTAATAGAAACATTGCTATCATAATACATATCATAACGATATCTAGGTATCATACTATATGTATTAATTCTACCTCTGGATACTATCCATGGATAAAGATTGGTTGTAGATACACTACTACTTATTAATCCAAACTGATAATTACCGGCGCTATATGGTATACAATGCTTGTTAATTACATGTGTAAACATACCATACTTATTAAACAGTTCTCTTTCATAGAGCGGCCGAATCCATATCGGCGCAATATACTGGTGCCTATCATATATCATAGTACTGTTACCATATGATTGAATATGCCCACTAAATACAGAACTACCAAGTACTCCACTTCTTACTATAGAGGCTTTAGCATCTTCATTGCTTTCATAGATAACATCATCTACATCCTTTGGAAACATTCCCAATCCATTGATATCTACCATAGTATTACTAGTGGGGTCTATCGATGGATACAATACCAAATCTCCATATGTATACTCTGATATACTACCTAGTGTACTATACCTATGTGATCGATGTCGATATTTGTTATCGGCGTGATTGACCATATACTCATATCTACCATTATTGATCAAGATGTTCAATATCGAATCACTAGATAGATGCTTCTCTTTAATATCATTTACATTGCAAATAGAAGCATAGATATCTGGTAGATAGAGATAGTAATACTGATACCGATTCTTACTATTAACATCATCATTACCTTTCATTAGATATGTAATGCTATTGATATATGATCCAAAGTTTACTAGATTGTACAAGGAGTTACTAAGGAAGTATTCTTTTGTATCCATAAACATAACAGTTGAATTAGTGGCGCTAAACGGAGTTTCATTACTATCTCTAGTATCTGTTAATATATTAGATACATTTTGTACAAAGCGCTGCCCAGTATACACTGTATCTATATACATTGACTTGTCTCTATTACCATTGATTGTATCTAATGCCCTACTAATACTAACATGATCTTTTATAGCATAGAGTACTTTTGATACCGTGTTTGAAAAGAAGGGAGTATTGTTATTGTCTACATCAAAAGATGCCTTACAATATGCACCCAACTCTTTAAAGATTTCATTGTATATTGGATGCTTACGATCATTGAACATGAACTTATATACAGTATCTAAATAGATCATACTGAGTAGTATGTTGTTCAATATATAGAATCTGTAAATACTATTCATGTTACCAATCAGATACTCGCTATCTTGATTACTGATTCTATCATAGAATATAGATGATAGAGGATTGGCGCCCATAACAATCATCTCTTGATATAGATCACCAAAGTCAATAGTATTGTCTTCTTCCAAATACCTATCTCTATAGTCCTCTAGATACTTTAGTAGTTCTTCTTGGGCGCAACTCTCAATAACAGTGATTCTCTTAGCAATGATATCATAGTTCTTCCTAACAGACATCTCCAATATCCCACTATCAATCAGTAAGTTCTTTACTGTACTATATGAGATATCCATATACATACAATAAGGATTATACATGATTGTTTTAGTGGAATCTTCACTAGAAAAATCTGGATACTTTGTAAAGTTGCAATTATTTCCCAGTATAAGATTCTTACCAATATAATTATACTCATCGCTTTTATCTACTATTAGAACAGTATGATCGATATAGTAGATACGGCACTGTTTGTTGCTGTTATTGATATCTGCTAAAAAGAGCGCCCCAAGTAAGTTATAATAGTAGTTAGTTGGCATCTTCATTTGTAATACATATTGCTTACTATCCAATGCTTCATCTCCTTTCACAACGTCTTATAACGTATATTATATGTGACATACCCCATGGCTAAAGCCAGGGGCTTCCTGCTTCACTAAGAAGCCGGCATAGCACCCATACGAAAAACCACTTCGTCAGGTACTATACTTGGGACAACTTTCCACAGGCATAACTTTCCGTGTGCCCCACGGTAGTGTGACTATTATTGATATTGCGCCAATAATTTCTTCAACGCTTGTCGCAAAATATTTTTTGCTGCGTTGATATCTCGGTCATGAACTGAGCCGCAGTTCGGACAAGTCCACGTACGTATACCAAGGTTCTTAACTTCGGGATTCTTATGCCCACAGCATGAACACAGTTGGCTTGATGGATAGAAAGGATCTATCTCTAGAACCATAGAACCAGTGAACTCTGCCTTATATTGCAATTGTCTGAAAAGCTCGGCCCAGCATGCATCACGAATAGCATTTGCCAACTTATGATTCTTTACCATGTTTTTGACATGTAAGGTTTCAATCGCAATGATTTGGTTTTCATGTACTAATACTGCAGATTGCTTATTGGTATAGTCTTTGCGGGTATTTGCAATTTTTTCGTGCACCAGAGCAACCTTTTTGCGTTGCTTTTCGTAGTTCTTGGAACCTTTCTTTTTACGCGCAAGGCGTTGCTGAGTAAGCTTTAGCCTTCTGGCACGGCGCTTAAATGTATGAAAATTATCTACCTTTCTACCGTTGCTATCGGTATAAAGTGAACTAAGACCAACATCGATACCAATGATACCACCCGCATTGGGGTGCATGAGAGTACTTTTATCTACCTCTACGCACAAGGACACAAAGTACTTATCTGATGTAGTACGACTAATAGTAGCGTTAAGTATGCGCCCAACTACATTGCGATGGATTTTAGCGCGTACTAATCCAATTTTTGGTAACTTAATTTTGTTACCAATGATACAAACACTATTACTATTATTCCTGGTTCGATAAGACTGTGCATGTACTCTCTTCAATTTAAAACGCGGATATTTTGCGCGCTTCTCGAAGAAATTTTTATATGCGCGATCTAGGTCTTGCAATGAATTTTGTAATGAGGTACAATCTATATCCTTAAGCCACTTATACTGTTCATCCTTCTTTAACTTTGTTAACATAACAGATGTTTGTTTATAGTTAATAGATTCTTTGTTATTAATCCATGCATCACGTCGTGTAGCGAGAAAGTGATTGTATACAAACCTACAGCACCCGAATGTCTTGTTGATCAATATTTGCTGTTCTTTGGTCGGATATACACGAAATTTGAATGCAATATTACAAAGCACTGTGTTTACCTCCTTTCTACAGTATTATTCAACTATTTGTATTATACCACAGCAAATCAACTATGGTAAGAGAGCAATCGCAAAATTCTTACAAAGAAGTGATCACGCTGAGTATTTTTATATCGTGCAATACTGATTCATTATCAATCTATTTGTGGCTTACCCCAGCCATAAATGGCGGGGTTTGCGCCACATCCTCGATCAGTTATTTGCTTTTGGCAATATGCGCCATTACCGATTCCAACATTGGCATAATAGCATTCCTTATATATTGTCTTTCAGTACACTTATTATCACTAATACACTGTTTCTTGAACTTAAGATAGTTTCTATAATGATGATCTTGTATCCATGGCATACTCCACATATCACTACTAAAGGTAGATTCAAAGAAGTCGACATAGAATCCATACATTGCATCAGTAAGATTAATCTGATTGTGATTACTAATCAATGACGTTGCCATAAATGGCAAAATCGAAAGATTGGTTTTAGTCATACATGGATATGCATCTATGCCACTAAAGACATTACCATATCTCCATATATCAACTCTTCCTTCGATGATGTTATCGACTATATCATCTCTTTTACTTTGACTAAAGTTTCTCATAAAGTGTCTCACTAGTCTAACTAAGCCGGACCAACTGCTATTATATATTGGATCTTTCTTGGTGCTTAGTTTGTATATATAGAAGCATACTTCATCACAATCCAAATAGGTATAAACATTGATCTCACTACTACTGATGCGCGCAATAGAACTGTTATTATCAGTTATTGCTTCTAGAAATTTCTCCTGATTCTTTTGCACCATAAAGCGTATAAGATTATTGATGTTGTTGATCAATGTGTGATCTATAGTATACACCGATGTTATTATGGTTCTTGGAATATGTATCAACATAGTAAGATTCTTATCGGTGCTTTGGATATAGCGCTCATGTTCTTTAATCATATAACACATCATAATCTTAATGCAATCAGAATTCTGATTATCGTTCTCTATAGTGCACCTCATTAATCTAAACATACCATCATACTTGGTATCATCGTATATAACAGTTAAATCCTTGATAAGCAGATCCTTTATACTATCATCATTCATATCAGAACAAGACTGTAGTATTGGTACATTATATGGAGAACTCATGCATATGGGCCCGATTCCTCCATACTGAAAAGCATTCTTGCTATTAATGTTAATAAGCTTATCATAGTGAATGCTATCAGCATCTTCTATTTCACCACAGTCTAGTAGATTAAAATTGTGTACTGGATATGTGGTAGATTCATAGAACTGCCCATCATATAGATTCTTCTGTACACGATCAATTTCATTTGCAGTATCATTGTCTATATCACCACTATGTTTATATGGCAAAGTTCTCTTTACAATGCGCCCATTATAATAAAATGCACTATCTATAGTATAACTCTTACTAGCCACTATATGATCATCCTTAGAAGGATCAACTTCAATAAACTTACTCTTATGTGCTATGGTAGACATAACAGATAACGCAGTATTTCTATTGAGAACAGCATCATCACTTGGTATACAACTATCAGTTTTTTTAACAAGGTGATCGATGTTATAGTATAGATGTTGTGGATTATGCTTACCATAGATATCCCTTAGTATGCCGGCGCCGCTCTTATCAATCACATAACATTCCTTCTTTCACAAGGTATTCTCTAAAGCACTTTACTATATTGTATTTAGATTCTGCTAATAGTAAAGTATGCTGGAAGAATCGATTGCGCCACAACTTCTCATCAATAGGATTACTAAGTACCATATCATCGTTATTATACTGTAACATTTGTACTAGATAATCCATAAAACCAAACATCAATAACTGTTGTATTACTACTGTAGTATTCTTAAAAACTCTTCTAAAGGACTCATCTATAAACAGATAGCCATATTGAGTAGGAGTTTTATAATGTTTATAATGATCAGTCTTATAGATCCACTTTATACCATGAAACATTGGATACTGATTAAGATTATACGATATCTCCCTTCTACCATACTTGATCTTATTATACCTTGATAATACAAAGGAATCAATACTTATAGTAATATCTGGAGAGATAGATAGTGATCCAAATGCGCCGATCTTATCTTTCATATACATTGCCATCTTCTTGATATCATCATTACTATAACGATTGTTATACTTGAGCTTATATCTAAAAGTTTCATCGTAGATAGATTGTAACAATAGATATCTTAGAGATGGCTCATTATGTAACAGTAGATTCTTTCTGTTGTTTCTTTTTATAGAAGATGTAGATATCTTAAGACACATAAGAAACAGTCTATGTAAATTATAGCGTATAGAAAGATTAAGGTTATTCTTTCTAAGCAGATACATAAGGATAGATACTATTTCATGGTTCATTAGCGCCGGTATGGTTGTATCATCTCTACCAACACTTAAATACTCGCTATTGTAGTTATGGGGCGCCTCTGTAAATAAACTCTGTTTAAAGCCTCTGTTGATGTTCTCTCTTTCAATAGGATCAACTGTATTCATCCTATATAGCATATCTCTTATAGTGGGTAGTTGTTCTTGCTCTATAGATGATACAATACTATTGATCTTAGTATGGTTATATGGTACTACTTCTCCATAATACTGTAAGAACTGTCCTGATAGTTCATCGTGAAGTTCATAAGATTTCAAGTACCAACTAGTTAATGGCTCCATCATACTAACACTATCATAGTAGTATCCGGCAGTTGTCTTGGCATTAACTGTAGAAGTACTATAGTCATTGATAGTAGTGCGCAAATGTTTCATGTTATTGTGCCTCGTTTGAATAAAAGGAGTCAATACCAATGCGCCGCATACTATTCAATATAGTATTGTCGGTTTTGTCAGTTGGTATACCACTAAACAAGAACATCATATTCATAAGCGCCTCATCTGATATACATGTATAATCAAGCATCTTGTGTATGTTCTTTCTATCTACATACAATACATCATGTATATCAGACATCCCAAGTATTTCCTTGAACTCGCTGTCATACTTGGTATTATCGTAGATATCATAATCAATGTTTATGATACTACTAGTTTGTACATCTACTGGAAAGAATAGAGTATGTGATCCATTAGAGATGACTTCTTTATTGGGCGCCATTTCATAGATCATATGTGGTTGTGGTGCATTCATGAATCTATCTCTCTCCTTTGAGTATATAATACATAAGAAAAAATCATATACTTCTGTGTAAAAACTAATGGGCCCCGTATGTACCTCCCATTAGATATAGGAAGTACATACGGGGCCCTAGATTTATCCTTTGGTAGTATTATTGATCTTCAATACAAAGATCCCATCACTACCTAATGATAATGTACAACTATGATTACTATTAACTATCTTCATTAAGTCTTCATATGAAGCACCTACTGGAGATGGAACACCATTAGTACCAATACGTAACAAGAGATTACCCTGTTTATCTCTCTTTGCCTTACCAAGATCAAATCCACCAGTATCCTTCGGATCCAGATTATTTATTGCTTGCGCTACCCTATTCTCCATAATGGGAGTTTTCTTAGAAGCAGTAGATGAAGAACTTGTTGCTTCTTCTACTGCCTTCTTTGATACTACTGGAGTATTACCACCCTCGGCGGCAGTCTTTGCATATGCTGTTCCAATAAGGTCATCGAAAGAATAGGTGAATCTCTTTCTACATTTTTTACAAAGAAAGATGCGCCCATCTTTCTTAGTTGTAGTACCCTTCTTAATAAACTCCGTGGACCTACAATGAGTGCAATGTACTTGTGTACCAGCCATTTCTTTCATTCCTCCTATAGTTAGTTGTATTGCCTTTTACTATTTATACCATTCTTACTACAATCATTATTCTTATCATTACATCACCTCTTACCTTTATTTGATCTAAATGCTCGCATTACAATCCCAATGTTTAATGCAAATACAATCCAGCTAATCCAGTCACTTTTCATTTGCTTTTTAGCCAACTAACATAACATACCGCAAGTAAGCTTACAAATATCACAAAATCAAATACAATCTGCTTCATTGTATCAACTCCATCATGCATTATTATAACTTATAATCCTTGATATGGCAAGTGCTATTTTGAAAAACTTGCATATCCATATGATCCAATATTGATGTTACTGTGCGGCGCATATAACGATGTTGCTGATGTTTCTGGTAATGGTACTACTGGTGGTTCTTTATCGATAACTTGATCCATAATTTCTGTATAGTCGATATCATCTACAAATACATCATCCAATTGCAAAGTATATGATATACCTTGTACAGTAAGTCTTACATCAAAGTTATTATCGAGATTAAGGAAGTTGATTCTATCTATCATCTTCAGTACTATACTGATATGAGAAATAGCGCCGAGTATTTTATCGCTATGATCATCTACAGCAGAGAATCCAATAGTCATTGTATGATGACTATGAAGATCTACCAATAATACTTCGTTTGGATCCAATTGACTATCACTGGGATTGAATGTAACAGATGCGCCGGTAATAGTTTGTGGTGGATAGTGAATGCGCCAAGTAGCACTTATTGGATTATATATTAGAAGTGCCTCGGTTTCACTCTTATGTACATTGTATACCATACTTGCCCATGTTATAAACTGATAAAGCAATGACTTTGGCGCCATATTAATCTTCCAGTCCAATATCGGCGGCCTCATATCCAACTCAATACTCTTGTCATAGTTAATGATGTGGAACAATGTAGGTACATTGATACTATAGTAATCATTACTATTCAAAAACATGTATAGCTGATTGTCATACACAACTTGCTCCCATGGTAAAGGTAACTTAAATGTATTCTTCTTATTAATAGTAGTAATACTACTACAATCTCTAGCACTCTTCTCAAAGATCATATCTTGAATTAGATCTTCGTGTTCTTTAGAGAACTCTTTAAGGAACTCTACATTGGTATTTGGATCATCGGCGCCATTAAATGAATACTTTCTTTTTCTACCCATTGTATCATCTCCGTTACACGAATCCATATTTTAATTGCTCTGCACTATCCATGATAGTATCCAGATGATACCTAAGGAATGATACTTTTGATACAGTAGTAGTACCTCTAGTAAGAATCTCTGTTACTATACTGTATATGATATCTGCGGCCCTAAAGTTGGCAAAGATACTTTGATCGCCATTCTCTGTACAAGATGGTACTTCCTTATCAATTTTCTCTGCATAGTCATTGTTAAATAATTCTACATTCAATATCATACTATTGGGTATAATGGACTTTATACCATCATTATATGACAATACTAATGACTGTCCACTTTGTATAAAGTTACCAGAATCAATGTACCAGAGACTCGATTCATTAAAGTCAATGAGTTCTTTCTTACAGACATTGTTAATAACAGTAACTATATTCTTGCGCGCATCTAATGTATCAACGCATCCAATAACTATGTTAAGTGTTGGTCTTATTGACGTTAATAGGTCTTCAATGGTATCAAAGTATTGTTCATCAACCATGGTATCATAAGTCTGAATAATCGGATGTTTTGGATCTTCATAACGATCTTTAAGTGCATTAACTTTAGTGGCGCCAATCATATCTACTGTAAAGTTCTGTCTGGCACAATTCTTACCTTCTACTACATCGTGATCTATCAGATAGTATACGACATTGATAGTTTCAAACTTACTGATAGATGATAAGTACTTATATAATGGTGGTACAAGATAACTACCAGTACCTCCACAACCAATTTGCAATATCTTTACTTCTTTGTACTTATGATATAAGGGCTGTATATCTATAGTAGATCACCCCACCATACAAACTTTGCAGGCACGTTAATCCATCTTTCAGAATTAGCGCGCCTGCTCATAACCACTAACAAGAACTACGCTAGTTATTCATCATCTCTGTTAAGGAATGCAATAACGGAACCTTGCAAATCCTCTCATATAGAGACGGATGCAACGGCTATTCTTCAACAGTTTCACCCCCAATACATACAGATGGTGCCTTGCACACATCTTTGATATACTGCTTATATCCACCCAACAACTACATAGCGCTTCTAGCACATACAACATCAACATACACACCACAACATACAATTCCATACATATAGTGATCATTATCACCATACTATATGAAGAATACTGTATGTGTAGTATTTCCGATACATGGTTCATCACATGACAATCATTGTCATAATAGCACATATATGGCGCAGTGTATATCGACGTATCCACCCATATTCACAAATACATATGCATCATGCATGTACATGTGAGTAGATAGTATACATCCCATATAGATAGAAGGCCACCCGGCAAATCCTTCCATCTATCACGGTATACTACCCGTGTCACATATACTAGATAAATGCAATCGTAGTATATGTGAATGGGGTAAGATACGCGATATACAACAGCGCACATACACATCACTTATGACAATGATCCATATGATGCATGTAAGGGCAACTTACCTTACTGTGTGTTATTAGCACAATGCACACGGATCATCTGATGTATAAATCATTCGGCTATCTTATCTTAAAGAAATAGCGCTATCCGACTCATGCGATAAATACCCATCGCCAGTTAAAGTAAGTTCCGTTATGGAATTACATCATGCACCACATACACATATCCACATATATGTAGTAATAAGTATCAGTTGTATATATGGATGATGTACATTGTCTATGTGTATATGCATCTGTCATATATCGCTAGATTCAGTTACTGCCTCCAACTGTTACCTCTGCAACAGCCTTGTTAAGGAACAGCTCCTTGTTGATAAGAGCCTTTACTTCTGGGCGCGCCTCAATTTGAGGATCAGTGAGGAAGGCGTTGAGCACCAGATTAAGGTTCTTCTCATTAAGCTGCCTACCACCACGGATACTAGTCAGAATAATATTACCAGGAGCCATTCCAAGACTCTTGGCAACACCACTGCTGCTCTTACCCATAATGGTCAGAAGCGACTCATGAATATGCATCTTCTCCATCGATGCATGATTCTGCACCAAATAAGATGCCACTTCATCGATATTCACTTCTGCCTTCTTGCTCTTACTACCACTCTTTGTTGTCTTCTTGGTAGGAGTAGTAGGAGCTTCATCATTTGGTTCAGTTGCCCTATTCTCTACATCAGTTGGTAGAGAAACCGTTACAACAGGTACACCAGCAGGCATAGCAGATACTGGCGCCGCTACTGGAGTAGCCACAGGAGTTGTTGCCTGTGTAGATACAGGAGATGCAACAGGTGTCGCAACGGGAGTAGTATTGAACTCACTGTTAATCATCTGTTGCATACTACTAACAGTAAGCGGTGTGGTATTGATACTCTGTTCACTCATTGCTACTTCCTCCTTATGCTGCTCATTATTGACATCAACTTCATCCACAGGGATTGGAGACAGTGGTGGTAATCCCTCACTACCATACAATACTGATCTCATTCTCTGTGAAATGAGATCATTGAGGCGATCTTGCTCTTCCTTGGTTGTAGTCAAGATAATCATACCTCCCATATAGATATAGATAGTGCTGCTGAACTGCTACATAGATATTATACAATAAATCTCAACTGCTGTCAAGTACCAAATGAAGCCAGGTGTACATTTGTATTCATCCTTTCTTGTGAGATGTATTATTGTATTGTGCAATCTTCACATAATACAATAACTAATTATATATATGTCAATGATCAATCATTTATTTGCGGACATAATATCCTTAGCATGATCGAAAACTGTCTTATGTACTAGTTTGGCTTTACTTTTGGTTCTAAATAACTGCCCAAGTAAAGCATTACGTATACCAATGCAGTATAATGCATACTGTACATCATCCATCGCTTCTAGTGAAGAGTCTATTTGTGTTTGCGCTGCGCTTATATCATCTATGTAGGAACTGTATGAAGTTATTGTAAATCACCTATTCCGTTTATAATATAGAGGTGGCGCATATGGAATTACTTGGCCGGTAAGCCGTCCAAATCGCTCCATATGCGCCTCAACTCACCATAGGCATATAATATTATGCCTAACAAACCAAAGCGCAAATAGGCCCGTTATGGCTTGTTATACAAGGTGCTTAGCATATTGTACATCATAGGTATCAATGCCTTCAACTTTCTTCCACCACTTAACCACTGCATTAACTAATGGATAGCAAATAACTTCATACATAATCTTAGTAACATACTGTGAACATGCCATTACTAATAGTGCACTAGTAGGCATTACTCCATAGAAGGCAATGAAGATAAATGCAAAGGTATCAAAGATCTGCCCAATTAGTGATGATCCAATGGCTCTAAAGAAGAAACATTGGAACTTGGTATTCTTAGTTCTAACTTTCATAATAGACAATGAAATCGAATTAGTAGCATCTCCTAGGAAATATCCAACAAGTGATGCTACTACCATTCTCGGAGTACTACCTAATACTGTTTGAAATGCATCTTGATTCTTCCAAAAGTCTGGCGCCGGTATAGCTATTGCTAGCATAAAAATCAAGCTCATAAACAGATTCAAAAAAGCATTAGTTTTGATAGCAATGAGACTTAATCTAATACCATAGATCTCAGTCATAACGTCTGATAGAATATACACCAATGGAAACAAGATAACTGCTGCTGGTAAAATTACTCCACCCACTACAATCAACTTACTAGTAATGATATTACTGATTAGTAATACGCCGGCGTATACAATAGCCAATACACAAAACATCGGCGTAATCTTTCCACCATTACTACTAGTAAAATCTGTCGCCATAATAAAGATCATCCTCCATATGTTATTGTTTAGTTAACAAAGAATTGCACCATATTTCTATTTATATACAACATATACGCATTAATGTTTAATCGCACGAACATATTGATGATAGAGATCGGCACAACTGTATAAAGATGTGTGCCAGAGAATCTCTATATGTTTATAATGACTACGCGCGAATATGATCATGTTGCATAACAACTCAGATATCTGAAAGGTAAAGGTGATATTATATATGGCAGATCCAAAGATGAAGGTTCTAAACTACTCTTATAAGTTCCCATGGGTGCCTGGAAAGTTTACTAACTCTACGTATATTCGTGGAGAAGATTGCTTTGTGAAGATGCATGTTGATCCAGATTCTCTAATGAAAGAGGACGACGTCATCGACGAGGATAAGCCCTAAATCTAAAATAGTAGCAATACTATCATTATATTACGATTGGGGGTTGATCCATAATGCCGCGTAAAAATCGAGACATGCAAGAATCTTCACCATCAGAGAATCCGGCACCAAATATGCCAATTCATACTCCAGAGGATAATCATGAACCATCTCCTTCCGAGAAAGAGACTCTTGATTTCGGCAAAACAGACGAGCATGAAAGTCCATTACCAGAACGTCCAAAAGACGATGAGGTAATTAATCCAAATGAGTATCTAGATCCTTATCTTCCAGTAGCAGATCCTAATGCCGGAGATAATGATGAACCAACAGTGGAACTACCTCAACCAGTTCCTCCAGCAGATTCTCCTAGTTGGATTATTGATCCAAATGCAATTCCTCTAGAGAAATTCATCTCATTTAAGGTGCCACATCATGATGACTATGGTCTAAATGGGTGCCTTATGATGGGCGAGTTTTGCGTCAAATGTACTACTCCAGCGCAGTATCCATATCTAGATAAACTATTATTGGATTGCGCCGTTGATGATTAGCTAACCTCAACCACAGTTTCTCCTTTGTCATACCATAAAATTCTTCCTCCTATTGTATTGGTAGAGCGCATTTATCCCTCCATGCGCTCTACCACCTTTAATCTCGTTCTAAAATGGTGGTGGCGCTGTTTGTGGCATTGGTTGTGATTGTAATGGTTGCTGATATATTTGCGCCTGTGGATTCATTGGAAGTGGTGGTACTGATGGTTGATTAAATGCTGGTCCAACTCTGGCACGCATTGATGTAGGTATATTGATTGGCTGTCCATTGGTATTCTTAGTTTGGTCATTGAGATCATATTGCATAGAAGTAAGCTTCCTATTAAACCAATCATACAACCCATTACATGCTTGTTCTGCATATTCATTGATCAAGTTAGCCAACTTTAGATATCTAATGATCTCCATAAAGGTATTACCACAGAATCTAGCAGAGTCTATTGCCTCTTGATCATAATCGGTAACTAGATAGATTCCATAGACTACATAAGTATCAAATACCATATCACTAATACCATCACGATTTTTAACTATATAGTTATTGATACCTTGTATATCAGGCATACAAAATGCCAATTGTAATATATCTGATGCATCTTCTGCCTGTTTACTTATGGATCTAAAGTACTTAATCTTATCATCGAGATTCATAGAGTTGGTACTATTGATATTATTAAAGAGATTGTTAACGACACTACCCTTAGATTGATTGATATAGCGCTGATAGTTCTTAAACATATCGACTCGTATGTTTAGCTCACTATCATCCTTACTATGAATATTCATATTAATAAGGAAGTCAGTATTACTTTCCTTTTGTTGTGAGCCGGCAGTTGCGCCGCCCTTAATAATAACATTCTTATTACCACTATCTTTATTACCCTGTCTAGTTAACTGTGATACTGCTAATACTGGTACTGCTGCTTGTTTAGAGAATCCCTTAAGATTATCGATAATCTTACCCAATGTATCCCATGTTTGATCAGACTTACTGATATCTTTATCAATGGGGCGCATCTTATCAGGGTAATCTACATATACTGCATCTACTATATAGCCATCCCTCTCTAGCTTCTTTACTTCCATAAAGATATCATAAGTACTAATGGTATATGGTGGGCGCCACCAGATCTTAAAGTCAGTTCTAGTATAACTGCAAATAGTATTAATATATGCTGCAATGGCACATATCCTTCTCTTTAGTGGTAATGGCATGATGGCTGGTAAATCTTGAATACCAAAGTCAAAGCCCTTCTCTTTAACTAGTGCTTTCATGTGTTCATCTTTCTCAATCAATAACCAGAATATCTGAGAGAAGAGGCCCATTCTACACATAAAGCGCTTGATCGTCTCGTATTCAGTGTTTTCGAGAGTAACGTATAAAATTAGATGCTTTTTATTACCAATTTCAACACCATTGCGCTTTATATCTTCTTTAATCATGGCATCTACATTAACCATATGATATGCCTTAAAAGATTCGATATTGAGATCTGATTCCATAAGGCGATCAAAGAGATACACCTCTGGAAAAAATAATCCATTACCGGCCTTATACATACCATATGCCAGATTCAATAATACTGTAGATTTACCACCGCCAGTTTTACCGGCCAATAGGTATACTCTATCTCTTTCAAAACCACCATTAGTAATAGAATCAAAGGCTGCTAATCCGGTCTTCATGTGCATATCTTTGGTTCTAACCACTGTATCAAAGAACGACTGTTTTAGTACATCTGATATAGTAATACCAGTATTATCATCTTCTAGTACTTCTGATATACTAGATGATGCATCATTGATAATACCAGAGAAGCTTTTGATAAAGTCATCAATGTCAATACACTTTGAAGCATCTCTACTAAGAAATTTGGAATAACTTTGTACACATTTGATGATATCAAGTATCTTGATTTTGGATTCTACTTCGCGCTGCAAATTCTGTGCAAATGTAATATCCATATTGATATCAGTAGTGAGTATCTTATTGAATCTCTTGGTATCGTCTGTTTCTAAATTAACGGTACCAAAGAATGTTGGCCCTTTACTAATAGTAGAAAAGATAGTTCTAGCTATATATGGACTATATGGCTTTGATTCCAGTATCTGATCACTTATAGCATGTAGACTATCAATGATGATATCATCTATCATAGTTCTACTAAATAGCTGGCCGTATTCCTTTTCAATGGTATCAAACTTCTTACATATTTGACTGAAGATGATTATACTGTCTGTTACTGTCTTTTGTATTTTAGGATCAGTAAGATTGCTACTACTAAGCGCCGCCGCAGCCATACTCTCTATAAAAGAACTAGTAAAGAAGTTCTTAGAGTCAGTAAGGAATAGCTTTATCTGATCAATGGTATTGAGTTCCATGGGCATGAGATCCTTGTTGATGTATTCATCAGCAAGTTCCTCATCCTCATAGTTAATAATATCATCAGTATCATTATCATCAGAGCTATTCTTTCTAGCTTCTTCCGCCTCAATGGCACTCTTGATGGCTTCTGTAATGGTCTTAGATTCAGCAATAGTTTCTTCGTGTTTCTTGCGGTCTTCTTCAGTCTGTTCTATTACTTGATTCATTGCTTCTACTTTATCATCAAGATTTAATGGCACCGATACTTTCTGTTTCTTCTTAGTAGTACTAGTTTTACTCTTCTTAGTCTTTGGTGGATCTACTGGTACTGGATTACTAGAAGTGGTACCAACATTTCCAGCACTGTATCTTACCATCTGTACAAAGTTCATCTGCGAGTCTTTATCAATAGCACCGCTTACATCTACAACTTCACTATCACTATTACTACTATCATTATTATCAATAGTAGCAGCATCAGTAATGATCTCTTCTTCTGAATCAGATACAGTAGAAGATGTATTATCTGTTACTTGCAGATCATCGTTATCATCAAGCATATCTACCATGATCATTTACCATGCTCTTTCTTCTTAACAATAGTAAAATCAAAGCGCCGCAACTGATTACTACCATTATTAACACTACCATTACCAACAGATTGCTTCTTATGTAACTTCTTCTGTTCCAATAATACCTTCCTATCTTCTTCATTGGATATCATAGTATCATTGAATTTGATCATTGGAGTAGTCATAAGGAAATCATTATCATGGAACATACCATTTACCAGATGATATCCCTTACATCTATTAGGTAGCTTATTATGTATAGCTAGATCAAACCAATCTAATGATTGAATAATCCTTCCACAAATCCTACTATCAAAAGCCTTGCGCCCACCATTAAATACAAAGTCACTATCTAATATAGATAATATCTCATAGATCAACTGCTTTAGATAGCATCTCTTTTCCTTAAAAACTATCCAATCTCTCTTCTGTTCAGAAACATCCCTTATATATTGAAATACCTTTCCAAATGACCATGTTTCATATACATTCATACCAACAATACCTTGCTGAGTCCATCTATGATTATTACCACTATCAAACCACATATCATTAGGATCACGTACATCAAGATTACTAAGTATATCGTCTCTAACCCTATTGAAGTAATAGTAATTGTCTAGCTCTATTGGTCTATTATATGCATTCTTGTAGATAGTATTATACTTACTTAGAAAGCATGTTATTGGATAGCTATCAATAGAATTACTATAGTCATTGATATAATGCATAATACCCTGTCTAGTAGAATTCCCAATATGTGTAGTAGAATCGAATGTTATAGTTAATGGTAGTTCATAGTAATGGAGAAGTACATTGAGCCACGATATACAGATCATTTCATATAGTGAGGATGTGCCCAATATATGGAAGTATACTGGTATATTGTTCTTAATGTTAGATAGCTCAAGATCAATCATATCAAAGATTGCTACCATGTATGGGCGCACTAGATATGAAGACTGGTTAAAGTTCAATGGCACCATACCACCAACAGCATACTTATGAGAGTTTAACTGTTCATGAATGCTATGGTTTCTAATAAACTTATAGAAGGTATCGTAGCTACTCTTTGCATTACAATGTAGTACCAAGAAGACTTTTTCATTGCCTTTGGTATCCTTAGTTCTATCCATTAATAAGGATTGAAACTCTAACATCTTCCTAATAGCAAAGTCGGGAGTTATGCCATTAGTAGGAATAACATCTAGATATAAGTATAGTAGATTATCATATGTTGGATCACTTGAAGTATCTTGTATAAACTGTGTATAGTATTCACTAAGAATATCAACGTATTCTGGCGATACCTTACCTCTACAAATCTGGAAGCCGCCGCTATCTATAAAAAATGGTTGATTGTTGTTATTGTAGTTTCTATAGATACCAAGGATCTTATCACATGCACTCTTATGTAATGCGGCGCCCTTAGTAGCCATACTGTTTTTGACTATCTCTGCACCATAGCAAATTAATGGCGGCTGTAGATCATCTACATACTTATTATGATAGTATCTACCAGTATCAATAAAGGTATCACTAACTAGATTTTTGAAGTTGGTTACAAAGGTATCAAAGCCAGCTAATACCAATCCACTCTGAATGTTAGCAGACATAGTAATATGATCCTCCATTCATAATTACATGGCGCCACCGCCTCTATCTATAGTACTAGTATATATGCTCTCTTATAAAAAAGCAAGTGCTATTATACAGAAAACATTGATCCATTATTGAAGTTATCAAATGAGAACTTCCTTACAGCATTGCGCTTTACTTTAACTCTATCCGATTCATCTAGTATATTAATACCTACCAACTTCATCAAATCTTCAACCTTTTCCTTAATGACTGTTTTCTGTGTCTTATCTCTATCAACAGTAAAGATACTAGTATCCAGAAACTCCTTGTCAGTTGGCACACATACACTACTAAAGAATACATCTTTCTTATAGGTGCGCATCATACTATCATACCACTTCATTCTACCATACTTCTGCTTAAAGCGATTCAGTATCTCTTGTTCAGTAATATTAAGCTTAGTAAAGTCAATACTAGTTACATAGAACTGATAGGCTTTATCCATGAATTGAAACTCATGATTGTATATGATATCGTATAATAGCATACCTCTAATATGCGCCTGTATTGTACTATAGTGCTGTATATCTTGTGTTAAAGATACTGGGCGCGCTACTGCTACATCCCCTCTATCAATAAGAGGATTGATATCATTAATAGCAGTATGATACCTATGTAACATCTCCTGGTTACTTCTAGATACATCATTGGCGTCATAGTCTTTCAATATATACTCTGTAAGATTATTAAGGAGATTCCTTGAGTATCGTGGAGTATCTGACTTGATAGCCAACATACCCTTAATGACTATCTTATCTAGTCTCTTACCTTCCTTGATAGCTAGATGCATTGCATAGTGCTTCTTCTGTGTACCAAAGAGTATCTTAGACATTACTAGCTCTTTCTTGAACTGATAATTATACTTCTTATCATCGTCATCGAAGTTGATGTTTTTCCTAGTTAGAATGTCTCTAATAACATAGTCATTGATATAGTCAGCCACTTTATCTATAATCTGCCATCCATGTTCTAGCTTATCGTCCATGGAGATATTGGTGCCGTAAATACCATTAACTACTGTTCCAATGTGTACAAATACTGAATCAGTATCACCATATAGAATGTTTTTGCGGTTTTCTATATTCTCCATACCAATAAGAGTCTTACAATCAATTGGCACATGATCAAATGGTACATCTGCTCTCTTCTCTTTAATCATTGTATCCATATACTTAGATCCATAATATGCTACCATTCTAGTAAGCTCTCTACCAGAGGCAGTAATAGAAGCGGCGCTAAACATATCAGATAGGCGATACATCATCATCCCCATGACCCCATAAAAGGAGTTAATTAGTGATTTGTATGCTGTTTGTAGGTTTTCATATCTGTCCATTAACTTGGCACAGTCATTCATAGTAGTAGTATCATTGGATTCCTTAGCAATACTATACTTCTCAGTAACTTCATCTCTAAGTTTCTTATACTTGCTTCTATTGGCTATAAGAGTAATTAAGATATCTGATACTAGTGATCTCTTAACAGATGGTTGCCAATAGATAGTACCAAATGGTGTTAGTATCTTATCCTTTAGAAATACCTCGAACTCTTCCTTACTCATCTTTACTACTATATCATTACCAGTATTGAATCTTTTAATAAGTATTTCCTTAGGAAAGGTATCTCTATTATAGAGCCACATCTCTGCATACTTCTCATTATCAATAGCAATGATACCACATAGAGTATCTTTGAAAATATTACTGCGTATCATTAGTCTAGGATACATTTGAGATGCATCAAGATCTGCAACCACTTCTTTAACGCCTTTTTGTGGTTGTAGTACTACGGCGCCCTCATATCCCTTATCATTAATCTCTGTCTCTTCCTCAATAGCATAATCAGTAATATCTAGTGTTTCATAATCGTTGCTATCATTGAATCTATTGATATCATTAGAAGGGTTATTATTAGATGTATCACTAAGTAGAATACTGGTATCACCAGAGGCGCCGATATATTGCTGTATATCTCTACTGAGGATGTTCTTAAGGTTCATGTTGTTCTTGTCAACAACATTCCTCTCCTTAAGAAATGTATGATTGGTATCATAGGCGTGGTTATATACTAGACCATCTATAAGCTTAGTTTTACTGAAGATATCATTCCAGGAGACATTACAAACACGGCACATCTCATATTGAAACTTAAGATAATTGAGCTTATTTTCTAGATCAAGTATACGTTCATCATCTTCGATATTATACATGATGTATTCTCGTAGATATTGATAGTACATCTGATCATGGTTATCGACTATAAGCTCTCTCTTACCTCTCTTAAGTTCTATCTGGCAGATGTATTCTAACTTATAGTTCTCGCGCTTAATAAACTGACAAGCTCTATATAACTTCTGATAGTCAATAACCACTAATCCATCGGCACCAATAGAATAAGTGGTTCTACCATTGGCATCTTTACTATATAGTATAGAAAACGGCCCATACTTACTTCTAAAATCAATCCCCAATGTCTTACATCTTACTATAGCATAAGTAAGATCAAACCTTTCTACATTCCATCCAGTAATAATATCTGGATCAATGGTATTAAATTTATCTACCAACCAATACCAAAGATCCGATTCATTATAGAACTCATCAATAGCAACACTATATCCATCATGTTCTGTAAAGTTACTGAGATCTACATTGCTATGATGTTGTGGATCTTTTAATACAGCACAGTAGAACTTCTTATCCATAATATCAAAGAGAGAGATAAGTCTACATCTGGCATCAATACTGGTACTATTGTCTCTAACTTTAAGTGCGCCGGTTTCTGTCTCAAAGTCCATTACCAGTATCCTAGGACCATTATTGCCTTCTTCATAGTGTTGCCTATTGCGTATCTCTGATGCAATGTATGTACTATATGCAAAATCAGTATTATAGAATACTAGATTCTTATCAGTAATTTGATTAGTGCACTGTTTCTTAATACTGTATATATCCTTAAGAGGCACATTGTTTAAACAATATAATCGACTTTCTGGCTCTTCTACCTTATAGTCATCATTGGTAGAGTATGCTATTGTAATAGAAGGATTTAGATAGTAGAATCTCTTATCTTTGTCTTTGCGCATTACTATATATGGAGTACCATTCATAGCAGCGCCGCCATCTTTATGCGGTACAATGGTTCTACCAATGTGTATAATATTATAGTGATCCAATGTAGATAATATCTGCTGGAACTCTTGATTAGTATATTCCTTATTAGAGTGCTGAAAAGATGATAGTGCTACCTCTTTCATAATAGTACTAGTAGTATCATTCAATGTACTAATTGGATCAATAGTCTTATCACTACTGATAGAAGCGGCGCCATCATTATCACTATTCTTTAACCTATTGATAATATCATTGGTGTTATATGTATTACATCTCTTGACAGATACCTTCTTAGTAGTACCATTGATAACATCTACTAGTTCCTTATATGAAGATTCACTGTTGGATATCAATGCATTGGATACTAAATGTTTGTTATACTTATAGAAACTAGTAGTTACTATATTATCGGCACCAAAGAATCTACAAGTATTAACATCTACTGGTACTATCACTAGATTCTTTGGTAGTACTGTTAGTATTCGATTGAAGATGTTTATTAATGAAGATTCCAATACCATATTACTGGTATTGGATGGCGATAAACATATACTAGTAACTAGATACTTATCATCAGGTAGTTGTAGATAGTTACCAATAACACTATATACCCATTTACCATAATCAGTACCATATAGAGCCAATCGATATTGTAGATCTTCTTTATTGCAATATAGTGATACAAATAGGCACCTTATATCTGATAGTAGATTGGCGCCATTATTACTTGTAATGTTACCGAAGATGTTATCGTTGTAGTTGCTATATAAAAGAGATAGGTTATAGTAGTATCTATAGAGATCTGCCTTAGTAGTAGGAGTAGATAGATCAATCTTAGGTGGTATTGATGTATCATTATCATTACTAGTAATCTTGCTTTTAGATTGATCGGTATTGTATCCAATAGCATACTTCAGATCTTCTATTGTGGGATATACTGTAAGTATCTCGTTTTTGTCATCGTTTTTAATAGTGGGATATTTGCGGCGCACTTCTTTCCAAATGCTATTAAACTCACTATTACTAACACCCTGTTCATAGTATGGATTGTTACTGTAAACAGTACTCTTAGTAAAAGTACATCCAAGAGGATTGTTGTTCTTTGCATATTGTAAAAGATAGGCGCCCATATCTTTCCTATAGTAGTATGAAACATTATTAAACAAACTATTAATCATTGGAAACAACGATATGTTACTTTCACAATAGTTCATTGCTTCCATAACACTATATGGTACAGTATCTGGATACTTATCCAGTATATCGTTAAACTGCTTATCATTACTATTGGAATTGGTAATATACGATGTCAATAGAGATCTCTTATCATTGATCTGTTGGGCAGTAATAGCCTTACTATCTTCTTTAAAGGAATCTACTTCATTGGAACTTTCTGTACCAGCAGGCCTAAGAACATCGAAGATCATCTCCTATTGCCCCCATCCAAAAAATAACTTACATATAATGTATATTATATATGATTGTATTGATGGTGGCAAGTAAATCCACATGAATGCACTGATCTACTTGCCACCAATCTATTACTTATGAGAGTCTTTGATAGTAAAGAGCCACTCTTCCTTAAGAGTAGGATTCATTGCAAAGACTCCTCTAAGAGCAATAGTAACATTACTAATGTCTCTCATTTCGGCGCCCCTAGCCTGAATACAATTATGTACACCCTTAACATACGCAGCACATCCAGCAGGTTTTAATACCTCTTGTAATACCTCAACAATCCTCATTGTATAGTCTTCCTGGAGGCACATAGACTTGGCCAATACCTTAGCCAATCTAGGTAATTTAGATAGTCCTACATATCGGCCCCCATTAGGAATATACGCAATAGAAACATCATAGTCTACTACTACCATATGATGTGGACAAAGAGAACTTACATGAATGTTATTAGCAGATACTAATCCATCATATTGCGCCTCTGTTGGAAAAGATACTGTTAATACATCCTTAGCTGCTTGGATGTTATTCCCATAGTTCATTTCCATCATAAGCCTAGCTACTCTATATGGAGTATCTTTAAAGTTATCGTCATTAGGATCAATACCATAAAGCTTACTAAGGCCACTAATAAGCATACTAGCGCCATCTACTAGTTCATTCATACCATCGAGATCTTTTGCATACTTAAGTTCCTTAGCAAACTTACTACGGCAGTTATCACAGATATAATATCCTTTGTAACTATCGGCCGGCGCCCTACATAGAATACACTTACCTTCATGAGTATTTTCATTATCCTCACTATAACGCTTATACTCTTCATTGCGCATTCTAATGTATTCCATAGTATCTGTAATTAAACCACGCTTATAACATTCACAGTTATCGTGATCATGATTCTTATCTTCGTTGTTGTTATGATTATGGCAATTGCAGCTCATATTGAAGTTCTCTCCTATCGTACTTTAAGAATATTATGAATCTGTGGTAGGATCCTAATTCCACTAAATACCTTGATCATGTTATCAGTAGAACACCTTGGATCATTTCTAATGGCGTTGATCATATCATCCACAGTATAAACACTATCAACGTTGTTCATAGTGGTACCTAACTGTAGAGTATACATAACAGCGTTAACATCCATATGAATGTTCATATCCTTGCTTGTTTCATAGATAACATCCAATGCATATTTCATATCATCGTTATTAAAGACCACTATCTTTATTTCCAGATCATTCATAAAGGCAAATCTATTACAATATTTAACTAGATTAGTGATATCTTGTCCAGTATTAGTATTAGAAGAACTTGGTGGCTTTGGAGATACTGTAATATGATTTACACTATCTAACCACAATGGAAACTCTGTTCCCTGTGTTTCAATATTAATAATGCATTCACTGTTATATGATTCGGCACCGTAGTTTCTTTTAAGGCTTCTAATCAATGGGGCGCAATTCTGCATACAAGGATTACCACCAGTGATAATAAACCTATTAACTAGTAGATTCTTATCCAATTCCTTAAGTCTATCAATCTCTTTGATAATATTTGGTATATACATCCTAGATGCTTCTTTGCATACATAGGCATGTAATGTATCACACCATTTACATGGTGGATTCTGATCACATCCTTCTAGTCTTATAAAGTAGCAAAGCTCCCCGGCGCAATGTCCTTCTCCTTGAATAGTGGGTCCAAAAATCTCACTAATGAACAAACTAGCATAATTATCGCTAGTAATATCACTATCAATATTGTCGCTCATGATCAGTACTCGCTTTCTCTAATGGCGCATTCAGCATAGCTATTATCAGTTTCATATATCCTAATAGCAACCAACATGACTCCCAACTGTTCCTTGATAGGCTTCTCTAATTCCTTGAAGAACTCTACGCACATGTTCTCTGCAGTTGGTCTATATGATACTATATGGATATTACTATGCTGAAGATCATGATCGCTGCCCTGCATAATTAGAGTCTTGATATCTCTAATAAACTTGTTCTTTTCCTTAGATGGATCATCTGTCCATATCAGTAATGAGTGATCATACTTATCGAGGATTACTTCATTGACTATCTTCTTTAGATTACCAAAGTCAGTAACCATCCCTAGTTGACTTTTGTTATTGCTATTGCCATCATTAGTATCAACCATAGTTGGAGTATCTTTTGGTAATGATACTGTAACATGTAACTTATAGTTATGACCGTGAAAGAATCTACATTTACCTTCATGATATTGTAGATTATGCGCGCATGCAAATTCAAAGATACGTGTAGTTGTAACAGTCATAATACTACGATAGTAAGACAAACCACCGTCAACGTTATTCATGTCAGATACCATCCTTCGTGATAATATTAGTAGTAGCAATATCCTTACTACTAGTAGATATCGGCGCCTCTTTAAACGATGATATAATAGCGGCGTTCTTAATAGACATGCTTTTGATCTCTTCGATATTATACTGCGCTATCCAGTATATAAAGAACATAAGCGTTATAGCAATAATACCAACAATAATCAACACGAAGTTAGTGAAGGATTTTTCGGACTTATTGGTGGAACTCTCTAGATCCCTATGAACAAAATCTCTATGTCTATTAACTTCTAAATTAATAAACATAGTAAGTAGTTCTATAAGCTTCTTATTGCCATCATAACAGCCAAAGCCATCCCCATTACAACTATCATAGTCGCTAAAGTTAGCGCGCATTTTTTTATATCGTTTGGTGTCATTGCCTTCCCATCCACTCTCTTGATAGAAGTCACTACTGTGCTTCTTATTATGTTTGTGAGTGGTGATATCTTCGTCTTCTTTGTTACTATTAAGGCGATTCTTCTTCTTGAATGATCTACTACGATATTTGTACTTGGCATTCTGCTTCTCAATATCATAGTTCCCCATCGTCCATAAATCCGCCTTCCTCGATAAGTTTAGCTTCCTCGGTATCCATTCTCACTGTTAACATATCTTCAGTACTAGTAACGTTTTCACTAGTACTATTATCATCGTCGTAATCGTCGTCTTCGTCATCAACTAATTGATATCCAGCAGCATTGACAAAAGTCTTGAATACTTTAAGAATACCAGGTGTCTGTATAAATGGAGTATATCTATCAGATGATTGATCATATAGGTACTTTAACATGCGCGCCGCTTCACTAATACTATCACTCTTGGTAACAAAGAATTCTAGTAAGTTCTCATAAGCTTGATGTGCCAATAGCGCCCAAGTTTCAAGTTCTCCTACTCGGTGCGCCCCTTTATTATTACCACTATGCTTACTCGGCTGTCCAATCTTACCATAAGTGCCAACACTTCTAGCAAAGTATTTCTTATTGGGCTCGTGTTCTAGACGATACCAATAACCATATCCAATAGCAGCATTCATTTGCTCACCATTGAATACTACTGGTTCCTTAAGTGATGTATCCATTTTACCATATTCTTTACAGAATTTCAACGCATCATCATATGTAAATTTAGTGAATCCTGGTTGTACCATCTCTACTACATCATACTTATGTACATCTTCTAAAAATTGCTCCTTTTGTTCTTTGGTGGCACTATTCATATAATCTCTAAAGACCTTATTGATATAATTAGGTTGTACTTGCGCTATCATATTAGTTAACTTATCAATCTTACTGCCCATAGACAATGAAATATCATTCATAACACTACTAGTATAAAGATGATTGGCTCTAGTGATATGTAGTTCAAATAGCTGCCCAACATTCATTCTCGATGTAATGGTAAGAGGATTGATAATAATATCAGCTATCTCACCAGTTAGAGTCTTTGGCATATCCTTGTCTTCATAGATCTGACTTACTACTCCCTTATTACCATGTCTATTAGATAGTTTACATCCTTTGATAACATCACATTCCTCTACTATCCAATAACATAGCATAATAGACTTACCAGATCTATGTCTATGTAACTGTGGGCAGTGATAGTTGATATAGGCGCCGCACTCTTGCGAATCCTTTAGATTATCGAGATTATAAAGCTCCATAATCTTCTCTTCAATAAGCGCCTCTTTAGTAAGTTCTTCTTTGTAGATCTCGGCATAGTAATCTTGCTCGCCTTGGGTACGTACTATCTCATCGATTATAATCTTATAGTATAATCTACCAGTAGCTGGAGCCAGTATCTCATCACCGGAACTTACTACGTGCATTGGATTGATTGGGTTCTTCTGTTTAACTACAAAGATTGGTTGCGCCTTGGATACAAAAGTACCCTGCGGATATGATATACTATTATGATTCCATAGAATAGGTATCGTATCAGTACAATCAATAATCTCTTCATGAATATACTTACTTGCCATTTTCTTGGCGCAACTTTCACTAACTACTATAGCATCTTTGAAGTTATAGGGGCAGCTGATATAAGTGGTTTTAAGATTGGTACCAAGAGTAAGGAATCCATTCTCATTAATAGTAGAATGCCTAGCTAAAATACTCCCCTTTGTAAATCTATCACCAAGTCTATAAGAAGTATGTAGTTGTTTATCAAATCCTTCCCTATTAGCATAAGGGCCGCCCAATCTGATAAGTTGTCCATGACCGTGATCATACTTACAGATCATAAGAACCGGATCCTTATATGTAATAGTGCCATTATCTGCGGCCCTATACAAATAGGAAGTATAATGCAAATACCTTTCCTCGAATCCGGTTCTTATGAATGGTACCTCTGGTTTTATCAATGGTATTGCTTGTTTGGATTGTGTAGCCGCCATCTGACATCGTACACAGTCATTGTGGCTTATAAATGGTATTAAACTAGTTGCAACATCAAGCACATACCTCACCTCTCATTCCATATAAAGAAGGGCGCTAATTACTAACATACATATAGTATACCATATCTTATAGAATAAGGCAACTGTCTTTCTTATCAGGCATTGCATATTCCAATACCTTTTGAAACTTGCAATCACAATCATTTTGATACTTGGAATAATATATCATCTCTTGGAACATGTTATCGAGATCACCTTTATAAGACACTGAACCATATGTAGTATATAGATAATCTGTGATTTTATCATCGATCATCTTAAGCATGTATAGCATATCCTTGAGATATAACAGCTGATTCCTATACACAAGATCCTTACCAATAAGATCAACTATCTTGTTATGGAAATCATTGTTATAGACCAATCCACATACAAAACTACTACAAAGTTTATCTACTTCAAGATGCTTATTGGTATGGCCCCGATTCTTATTATTATAGTTGCTAAGCACCGTATTGCGCTTCTTATCGCAAAATATTACAATCTTAATTGGCAGCACTTTAGATATCGGATCATAATAACTATTTTCATATAGGTAGTTTACATTTTGCCAATAGATACAATGATCCATGTCATTTGATCCAGAACATTTGGGCCCAAGATTCTTCAAATATGACTTAATATCATCCGTATCAGTGGTTGTACATATTAGTAGCGTATTGTTCTTATCATCACTATCAAAATAATCTTCTGTACTGTTTAACATAAAGTATAAACAGCATTGTGCTCTTACTGGAGATTTCATTATGCTTATAATCTTACTGTAGCAACTACTATCACGAAAACAATCATTTAAAACAACATCAATCTTACTAACAATATCTAATTGGCGATTGGTTCTTATTCCAAGCAATCCAAGACGATATAGAAATCTTAGCGCCGCTATATTACGTATATCGTATCGCCTTCTAATCGAATGATCATAACAAGCCTTAATTACGCAAGGATTCTTTAAGATATCATAATCCTGCATAAGATGTAAGATGTTCTTATTTATAATGACACTAGCGCTATAATCAAAATGAGTCGAATTATCATCGCTGTATCGTATCTTATGCCACTCATTTTTCAAATACTGTAACAGTCGCGCCGCTACTTCATCTGGTATCACTTTATCGATATCATATGGCAAATCTAATGACTTATCATAGTCCATTATATTAGTACTAGCAAATAAAGTTGGTAGCGCATCTAAAATCTCATTTTCAACCATTGTATTCATAAGATTACTATTGCTGGTAATATTACCAGCGATCTCATATACATCCATATCATTAGTTAATGACGCTTTATCATCGGTTGACCAATAGTACTCTTGCTGATGCGAACACTAGCGAGGCAGACGAGGTAACCAGTGTATTCTGGTTATAGACTAATCATGCGCGATATATCCAAGCGTACTGCTATAAGCAAACGGTTTATTATATTTGCCTTAATTATAATATGCGCACATATCGTCTTTACCAGCATAAAATCGGATGCACCAAATTCCTACATATATAGCAATACGTGTAGTGTACTACTATACTTATTACTTCGTTTCTTCTGGAATGGCAGATTCATACCATTCGAGATTAATAGCAGCATTAAGATCTCTGTCAATAATTGTATTGTAAAGAGTACATGTCCATGTTCGATTACCTAAAGAAAGATTGTTATTTTTCTCACCACAATGACAACAGGTTTTAGAACTGGGATAGAATCGATCAGCCAATACTACCTCAATACCAAGTTCTTCTGCCTTATACATAATGCAGTGTTTTATAAAGGCAAAATTGGCGCCGCCGATAACTCTAGCAAGGCGATGATTTTTCATCATCCCTTGTACATTAAGATCTTCTAAAACAATGCGCCACGGTAAAAGGTTAACAATCTCTCTAGTCATCTTGTGTATGTAATCTTTACGCTTATTGTGCAACTTTTTCCAGTGTTTCTTAATTAAATCCTTTAATCGCCTAACATTGCGAGTCTCGCGATACTTGATCTTTAGATCTTCGGTATCTTTGCCATTAATTTCATAGCAGTTATTGAGTTCCTGTTGATACTTAATGATCAGATCTTCATGTCGTTTAAAACTGGAATTGGTTTTATTAGGGTTATCAAAAAACTTGCTTTTCAAGGAGAAGCAATAACTTACTACTGCCAAATTACCAACATTAAGATCAACACCAAGTGAATAGTCATATAGTTTGGGTGCTTGTTTTTCGCATTCCAAAGCACACGAAAATATCCACTTGCCATGTTCATAAGATATACGTGGATTGTAAATCTTACATGCACCTTTGCCTACTGATAGAACATAATCTGTTTGCACTTCAACCCAACCAACCTTACTTAGAATAACATATACTTTGTTTGGTTGGTTCTTTTTAATATTGAAGTAACATGCATCACTTCTATCGGCAAAGAATAGCTTAGAATCTTTCTTGCGCTTAAATTGTGGATGATGGGTTCTTTCAGTAATTCTTGGTTCACGATTTTGTTTCTTACAGCGTTGGCATACTTTATTAGTATATGGGTGTTTCGTATCACGAAGATTATAGTATCGCTTATATGCTTCTTCTATATCGAAGAAAACTTGGCGTACTGCGTATTGTGATACTGCTCTCATATACTCGACATCGGCGTCTCCATATTTACGACAACCGGCGTAATAGTATTGCATTTCAATGGCTGAAAGAGTTTTCTCACATTGTTCTTCAAGCGCAATATTAATTTCAAGCATCTTGTTCCACACAGATCTTACTACATGTGCAGTCTTAATCATTAGTGCTTCTTGCTCTTTAGTTGGTAATAATCTCATTTTAATACCACGAAGTAACATATCGGACATCCGAATCACCTCCTTTCAATAGAAAATACGCGCACAATTAACTAACTATACCGCTTCATATGTTTGTTCGCATATTGTTACTATTATACAGGAGATGCTTATATAAATCACTAGTTATATTAATCTTTTTAGTATTCACAGTTATCCAATGTTATTAACATTGATTGCTATCTAGTTATAGATAGCACAGACTATATCATCACTTATAAAGTGCTACACATTTCGGCTCATATGCGCCTATATAGTCGTTGAACAGTCTCTTGTAAGAGAACTGCGGCTGAAGACCTATTTCTAATTGCGTTTAGGATTTAACCATGCGCCACCACAATCATGCTTTATACTTTCATACCATTACACATACACATATTAGTGTTATGTTATTGATGATTGTAATTATAGGGATTACCAGCCATTGTTGTAGTTATCATAACGGTCTATACTGTTATGAGAGCAGTCAGCTCTACAATAAACTCATCAAGTTGATTCATGTATTGGTTAATCTTAGTAGGATCCTTATATTCTGGATAGTAATTGACATAATAGGCTTTCTTTGTGCCATCCTTATATAGCACTTCAAACATAGTAATATGATCAGGATCAATGTATCCATTGATATAATGCCATATTAGATTCTGCGGATGAAAGTACTCGTCGATAAATACCCTATCTACCTTATCAATCATATCCACAATACACTTATGATACTTATAACATGCATCCTTTAGAGACAGTAGATAGTTTCTAGCACAATTACTATCATAATCCCAATGCATACAACTATTGATCTCATTAGTTTCATTGACTAGATAGCCATACTTATCATAACTATCAGAATTATATGTAATCATAAGTTTAGTATCATCGCTATGTCGTTTAGTGCTATTAACATATAGATCCACTTTCTCTATAGATGGATCTATCTCTAGTATCTTACTTCTAAGTGGGTTATAGTACTGGTTATTGAAGATATCAACATAGTTACAGATATTGTAGTAGAGGGTGGAGTAGAGGTAACTTACTACTCCACCGTGGAACTTTGCTAATGTCTTACTACTACTATTACGAATGATATAATACCATAGATCAACGAAGCTGTTGTAGTTTTTGGCGCCCTTATGTCTACAACTCCATCTATTGGCAAGGTTTAGTATATTTTGATTACCAATGATAGATAACAACTTCATAAATCGATCATAGTAATCATTAGGCGCATAATATTTATCTAAAACACCATAGATCTCTTCATTGTATAATAGACTGTCTCTATAGTCATAAATAGAATTAGTAACATCAATGGTACTACCAGGCAACTCTTCAAGGTTATCTATAACAGTATTACAGATCTTTATTTCTTTATATGCTTTCCTAAGTACCTGATCGAATGGTATCATTGCTAGTTGCACCTGCCTCTAGATCTTGATCTTGTAGTTTATATAGGCGCATCATTATGTTATTCTCAGCTAATTTACCAGTCTCTACATGTAGATCCTGCGATGATACCTCTGGTGAAAAGTGTAGAGAGATTCCAATGTTTCTACCACTGGGAGTATGTATCGGCTCCACTACTCCAAAGTAACTATCATGGATGTTCCTTACAGTAGTATTACAACTCTGTAATGGTAATGCTCCCTTACCAAAGAGATTTACTCGGCACATCATTGCTAGCTCAGTGATCGGATTGACGGAGTTGTTGTACAATCTTTTCTGCTCAGTTTTGGCAACTTCAGTAATAAGATTCTGCTCAGGATATGATCTAACTGTAGATAACTTCAGCGCATACCACTCCATAAAGCGCGAATCTTTCTGTGAGATATCAGATATATTATAAGAATCTGGTATCATCTTATTAGTCTTAATGGCGTCGCTAATCATACCAAACACTGTACAGTTATTGAGTGTTATATCCTCGCAATTGTACTTAAAGAAACTTGTTTCTAGATACATCTTAGTAAGAGTGCGCTTAATAGTTCTAGTACGAATATGATAAGTACTAATAACATTAAAAATCTTATCAATGGTTTCTTGATCTTTCTCGTGTGGTATCAATAGATACTGTTTAACATTGCGCATCTCAACACTACTGCGCCGCTCTCTTGCTTCTTGTAACTTATCATCCAATACACTACTATGTACCACATTACTATATGGATTATCAATGTCGTCTTCATTATCAGATGATGTACTATCAGTAGTAACTTGTGGTATAATGTTGTTATTGATGTTGTCTATAATGGTATTAACTATTGACTGATGGTATTCAAAGTGCTCCTTAGTATATGGAGATAGAAAGTAACCTTTCCAGCTCCTATCAGGGAACTCCTTCTTCACTATCAGAAAGTCAGTAGTATAATACTCCGGCACAATATAGTAATCATTGCCATCTAGGTTTACATATTCCTTAGTGGTATCTATGATAGTATAACCAAGTTCTGTTAACATGTGGCGCACATCATTATACACATATAGTAGATATGGTAGTAGTGGGATAGTGGCGTTTCTATATAGTGCATTACATATGCGCCCATCTAGTTTTAGAAAAGTATTGCGCACATTGTTCTTCACTACTACAAACTTACCATCCTTCTGTAGATGTATACACTTATCCACCATCTGAAAGATTGGTATGTATTCAATGTTATCTAGTATAAGACACGACTTATCCATCATTGGAATCTCTATGCCCTTATACATCATCATTAGTGATTCTCTGTTAATTTGCGATCTAACAGTTCTCTTACTAATATCAACTATCTTTGGATCATTAGCCAATTGATCATATAGATGATCTATGTATTTGTAGATCTTGTCAATGAGATTATCATAGATCTTTTGCCTGAGAGTAAAGATATTATCATCTGGATCAGTATGCAGTATCTCGTCATAGTTGATCTTAATGTTGTTCATTGATATTGGCGCCCCCATGTTTCATAGATGATATCTTAGCATTAACATTTCCAAATAACTTGATAGATGGATCACTGTGTATGAACTTACTACCAAAGTCAAAAGACGTCAATAACATAAAGATCGAACTTTTCCAGTTTAGTGTATTGGGATCACTAATCAATAATTTTGGAAGCTTTTGGTTGAATCTTTCAAATACCATGCTTTGTAATAGCATATTATCGAGGACATCGTTTTCCTTAAACCAGACTCTTGGCTCATCTAGATAATTCCTATGTAGATCATTGGTATTACTTTTGCGCCGTGCAAACATTGACAATAACAGCTCATAATGTACACTATGTATATTAGTGATACCAAGCTTATCAATGAGTTGCATTAGTGCATCATTCAATCCCATATCATTGGATACATACTTTGGTAGATTCTTCATATGTTTACCAAAGTCAGATACTGCTGCTACTACATCATGTGACAATAACGATATCCTAGCAATGTTACCAATATCATTGATAATATACTGAGTAGTCTCATGATGCTTATTGTTATCATCCATATCCACAGTATCATCATCGTCGTCGCCATCATTAGTAATAGTATCATCATCAATGGCATCAGGATCAATATCATCAGTATCATCAGTTCTAATAACTTCGCTCTTATAATCATCACAGATGATATCAATGTTAGAATACGGAAGATCTACTTCTTCATTAGTATTCTTATTGATTATAATATTGCCATCGCCGCTAGACATAATGATAACTGGTACAATAGTCTTAATATAGCCACTATCAATGTTAAACCAATCTGGTAGAGAGATGTTAGTGGCGCCACTAGTATGCTTAGTTCTAAGAGTTAACTGTGCCGCCCTTTCTCCAATAGACTGCGCCGCAATGTATCCAATCTGTCTGCTCTTATGCTTCTGAAACAAATATCCGTAACACTTATGACAGATCTTACCATGCTTACATTGACATGTCATTGGTGATCGTAGATAGATATCTCTATCAACAAAGTCCTTATAGTTATCCTTAGTAATAATATACTGATGCGAACACTAGCGAGGCAGACGAGGTAACTAATGTATTCTGGTTATAGACTAATCATGCGCGACATACCCAAGCGTACTACTACAAGCAAACAGTTTATATTTGCCTTAATTATAATATGCGCACATATCGTCTTTACCAGCATGAAATCGGATGCACCAAATTCCTACATATATAGCAATACGTGTAGTGTACTACTATACTTATTACTTCGTTTCTTCTGGAATGGTAGGTTCATACCATTCGAGATTAATAGCAGCATTAAGATCACGGTCAATAGTTGTGCCATAAAGAGTACATGTCCATGTACGATTACCTAAAGAAAGATTATTATTCTTCTCACCGCAATGACAGCATGTTTTAGAACTAGCATAGAATCTATCAGCTAATACTACCTCAATGCCAAGCTCTTCTGCTTTATACATAATGCAATGACGTATAAAGGCAAAATTAGCAGCGCCGATAACTCTAACAAGACGATGATTGTGCATTATGCCTTGCACATTAAGATCTTCTAAAACGATGCACCACGGAAGTAAATTAACAATTTCTCTAGTCATCTTGTGTATGTAATCTTTACGTTTATTACACAACTTTTTCCAGTGCTTCTTAATTAAGTCCTTTAATCTCCTAACATTCCTAGTCTCACGATATTTGATCTTTGGATCTTCGGTATTTTTGCCATTAATGTTATAGCAGTTACTCAGTTCCTGTTGATACTTAATGATCAGATCTTCATGTTTCTTGAAACTGGCGTCGGTTTTGTTAGGGTTATCAAAGAACTTGCTTTTCAACGAGAAGCAATAACTTACTACTGCCAAATTACCAACATTAAGATCAATACCAAGCGAATAGTCATATAGTTTGGGTGCTTGTTTCTCGCATTCCAAAGCACATGAGAATATCCACTTGCCATGTTCATAAGATATACGCGGATTGTAAATCTTGCATGCCTTTTTGCCGACACAAAGAACATAATCTGTTTGCACTTCAACCCAACCAACCTTACTTAAAATAACATATACGTTGTTTGGTTGGTTCTTTTTGATATTGAAGTAACAACTGTCACTTCTATCAGCAAAGGATAGCTTAGAATCTTTCTTGCGCTTGAATTGTGGATGATAAGTTCTTTCCGTTATCTTTGGTTCGCGATTTTGTTTCTTACAGCGTTGCCATACTTTATTAGTATATAGGTGTTTTGTATCACGCATATTATAATAGCGCTTATACGCTTCTTCCATATCAAAGAAAACTTGACGTATAGCAAGCTGTGATACATCGCGCATATACTCGACATCGGCGTCGCCATACTTACGACAACCGGCGTAATAGTATTGCATTTCAAAGGCTGAAAGAGTTTTTTCATGTTGTTGCTCAAGCGCAATATTGATTTCAAGCATCTTGTTCCACATAGATCTTACAACATGTGCCGTTTTGATCATTAGTGCTTCTTGTTTGAGTGTTGGTAATAATCTCATTCTAATACCACGAAGTAACATATCGGACATCCGAATCACCTCCTTTCAATAATATACCGCAAACAAACATATATACTTTTTCATATGTTTATTCACAGTAATATTATTATACAGGAGATGCTTATATAAATCACTAGTTATTATAATCTTTTTAGTATTCGCAGTTATCCAATGTTATTAAACATTGATTGCTATCTAGTTATAGATAGCACAGACTATATCATCGCTCAAAGAGTACTACTCATTTCAGTGCATATGCACTTATATAGTCGTTGAACAGTCTCTAGTAAGAGATCTGCAGCTGAAGACCCATTCTTATCAGCGTTTAGGATTTAACCGTGCGCCACTACAATCATGTTTTCTACTTTTGTGCCATTACATATACACATACTAGTGTTATGTTATTGGTGATTGTAATTATAGGGATTGCCAGCTATTGTTGTAGTTATCATAACGGTCTATACTGTTATGAGAGCATTATTACTCATTGGTATCATTTAGATCATCTGATAGCTTTACTACTCTATATAGAAACATCTTCAATAGATCTTCATTGAGATGTAACTTGAGATAGTGAGTAGATCCACAATCCCACTCATTCTCACTTAGTTCAATATTACTAATAAGATAGATTAGGCGCCGCGTTAGATATCCAGATATAGAAGTATTCCTAGAACTATCTATTAATCCCTTAATACCACCATACGCTGATACAAAGTACTCCTTTGGTGATAATCCATGTAGTAGAGAAGAATTGATTATTGATGGTATGATCCTACCCTCTACATCTGATATAAAGCCTCTAGTTTCATTGATTTGTCTTGCTTGTTGCCATTTACCTCTTGCGCCGGCCTCAATCATTAATGATACCGGATTACTAAGATCTTCCCTAGTGGCTGTTGCATAGTCTGTTAAAGAGATAGTAACCTTTGCCTCAGTATGAGATAAGTGCGCCAATGTATCTATCATATTAGTAAAAATAACATTTGGTAACTTATCTATCAATATCGATAGTATGTTTCCTAGTACCTTCCCAGTAAACCTAGAATCTTTGTACTCCTCTATATACTGATGAGCTTCCTTTGGTATCTTTGAAAAAATTAATCGGCGCCCTTCTTCGGTCATAGAGATCTTATACAATCCCAATACTAAATCTTCTGAGAAAGTGAATGCAAGCTCTCCATTAGATGGTAAACTTACATTCTTATATGGCACTAGGTTCAATGCCTCATTGTAAGCAGCCCCACCTACCGGAAAGTACAGGGCCATCTGATCACCGTCGAAATCCGCGTTAAATGGTTCAGTTGCAATGGGTGGCACAACTAATACATAGTCTTTAATAACCCTTCTAATGAATGATACCATAATACTAGCTCTATGTAAAGTTGGCTGCCGATTAATAAGACACGGATAGTTACAATACTCTTGAGATAACTTAAATAGTATATCTTCATGTTCACTACTATCATACCTATTAAGAGCTTCTAGTTCCGATATGTTAAGCGCCTTAGCCAATCTTGGTAATAATGCTGGCTTAAATACCTCTTTAATAATATGATACGATACATCCACTTGATCAATATTGAGAGTATAATCTGGTACTATAACCGCTCTACCAGAATAATCTACTCTCTTTGCCAAGAGATACTTCCTCATAATACCAGTCTTACTGGATAGCTTCTTTAGTAATAGTTCTGATACTTGGAAGTATTGGTTCTGTAGTATAGCAATCTTATCATATGGTAAGATTGGCGCATCGTTGATATAGTTGACATAGTTCAACATTATCATGTAAAATTTGTTAATTTCATCTATGAAGTTAGTTGAACCGGCGCCAGATATTATGGGTCTTAGATCAGGCGGTATGATTGGTATAATATTAGTAAAGAGGCATTCGTCGATCTTTGGTAGTATGTTATTAACAACGTAATCGTTATCTTCATCGTCAATCTTACTACGAATGTTCTCTACTATTGATGGATATATATAGTCTTTAAAAGCATGTGGCCCAGTATAACAGTTATCAATATACCCCTTGGATATTTCACCAGTATCCTTAGATACCCATTCCTTGCCAGTAAGAACACCATATGCATGATTCCTAAGATCCTTATTAGTAAGACAACTATTGACTAGTAGTTTAAAGGCTACTGGATTTACTAGAAAGACATCATTACCGAGATTTATCTTACCAAAGGTACTACGGCGAGCTTCTGATGATTGTACCATAACACCACAGTTCTCACAGATGATCCCCTGACACATCACGCCTTTGTATCTTCCACAGGAACACTGATAATCTTTAGTTGTGCCAAATACTACTTCTGAAAATAGACCGGCCTTATCACTATTATAAGAGCCATCCTTATTATGACGATCCTTGAGACGTGGGCTTTCTACTGCTAATACATCTTTGAACTTCTTTTGTACATTTAGTAGGGAAAACGAATATGCCATATGTATTTGCGCTCCCTCGTTATTTATGTTGTGTTGTGTGCATGGCTATGATATACAATATAGATCATCATAGCCATGCAATCACCTTACTTGATTTCTATCGATGTTAATAACTTCCTTTACTGATGAGAACAATAAAACCCAATCAACATTAACAAGTATGTTACAAATCCAAAAATTGTCGCCGCAGAATAACAAAACTCTTTATCTACTTTACCATCTTTGCTAAATATCTTACCAATGCGTAACATAAAGAACTTGCTAATATGCATCCATATATATAAGATACACAGATGGATTAAGCACGCACCAATTAGATATATAAATTTCTCAAATCTACCAATCGCAATCACATTCATAACTTGATCTGGAACTGTAATCGTTATCATGATGCATCATCCTCCCAGTTATCAGAAATCCATGAATCGTGAAAAACGAATGATTGCTTCAATTGATCCAACCATATAGATGATATAAGCAATGAAGATTACAGCAATTGTGCCAATGAAACTAGCCACTTCATATACATCGTTATAAATGTAATTACTGATAAAGAAGTGCACTGCTTTGTAATATGATATAGATAGGCAAAAGAACATCAGAAAGAATGTACCATATGCAATAGTACTACCTATTGGGTTATTTTTACAATAATTAATGATGCTATCCACTATTATCACTTCCATATGCTTATAAGATTCTATCGGTAATATGAATATGTATTACAAAGGACAACTACCACTAACCCAACTACATGTTACATACATAAACATAAGTATAAAAAGTATAGAGACTATTGCACCACAAGCAATAGTAACAATTTCTGCAACGCTATCATTACACCAACGAGTAATAATTTTATAAATAGTACTGCAATACCAAACGCAGATCATAATACTAATAAAGATCATCGCTAGAAACCAAAATGGTTTCAATATGGGCCATGCTTGAAATACATTGTATAGATCCTGCAAACTGATTGAAATTGTATACATAATGATCTCTCCTCCAATGATTTTATTTGAAGAGCGCCACGACAGCAAACCTACCAGTTCCGTACATAAACATACAAAACGCAATGCTCGCTGCAAGCCATAAAACACATATCTGTGCACAAATCATGTCACTAACAGAATCATCATTATCCTTACAATTTCTCAATATAAACTTCAGCATAAGCGAATACCAAGCAGTAACAATAAACCAACTAAAGCTAAACATGATCATGCACCATATTGGTACCCATATTACTGGAAACGATTCAATGTACTTAATGATAGCATCCATATTAATATCGATTGTCATTTCATTCGCCTCCTGTAAGTACTATGCAATCAGACCTTATATGATTGCATCTCCAGTGTTCCAAGTTTCTTCTGCCACAATTCCTCCATGCTGAAATCTTCCCACTTTAGTTGTAAGCATTTTCTAGTTGATTCATTAATGGCACTATAATACAATTCATCTGGATCCATCTCGCCATTCCCTTTATATCTATGTACTAACATGCCCATTTCTCTATATTTGTCGCGATCAGTATCTGTAAAGATTGGTACAAACTGTTTCTTAATCCAAGTACCATACAGGGGCGGTTCAATGACATATACCATACCAGCTTTTATAAGTTCTGGAAAGAGCGTATAGAACATAGTAATCAATAGTGTAGCAATATGGGCGCCATCTACATCACTATCTGCAAGAAACATCACTTTACTATATCTACACTTCTTAGGATCCATTGGCTGAAACAACTTATATCCCATAGCCATTGCAATATTAGCTATAACTTGATTAGATAGAATCTTACTAGTAGTAGCTTTACTACTAATAACATTCAATACCTTACCTCTTAAAGCCAGATATGCATCATACTTAGGATTCCTACACTTAGTAAGAGTAGTACCAGCTGATTGCCCTTCTACTATATATAGAGTGCACTTTGATGGATCTTTACAAGAGCAATCCTTTAATCCCTCTACTTTAACAATTCTACCGAATGTTGCCTTCTTTGATTGCTTAGAAGTTTGTAAATGTACTCTATATGCTTCTGCAATATCAATAACAGTATCGAAGAACTTGGGATTCTTCTTAATGAGGTTATCTATAACTGGAACGATTAGTGGTTCTAGTTCACTCTTATCAGTAACTAACTTTCCTTTAGTTTGCGCCGGAAATCTTGGATTCTTTATCTTAAGAGTGCACAATACTCTAATAGGTACTAGTAGATCATTGATTTGTAAATGTGACTTGTTCTTACCCTTCTGGCTAATCTCATATAGGCGATTCTTTAGATGATTGAAACAGAGATTCATATGAGTGCCTTCATTGGTCTGCAATAGATTTACAATACCATTGAATACCTTACCAGAATCAAAGTCATTATATAGTGCAATGTCTATCCTACATGATTGCTTAGTATGCTTATCAATGTACTCTCCAGTAATCATATCGGCGCAAGTATTACCGCCCTTGAATGTTTCTAGTAGATCATTGATAACTGCTTCCTTTTGATAATAGATTTGTATATTGTCATTAAGACCATATCTAGCAATCTTTAGTAGATTGGCAATAATATTGGTATCGCATTCAGTGGTATTGAAGTACTTATTATCTGGAGTGAATCGTATCTCTGTAGAGAATCGTTCATTTGGATCACCACTAAGAATGATAGTATCTTTAGTAGTAAAGGCGCCGTTATTAAATGTATATACATAATGATGAATGTTATCAGAAGCCCTAGTAGTAATCTTCATTACTACTGATAATGCATTGATAACAGTAAGACCCACACCATGTAATCCACTACTAAAGTCATATAGACCACTACCGAACTTACCACCACTATATAACTTAGTACATATTGCTATTGGCACATCTCCTTCCACTTCAGTAGAAGTGATAGGAATACCGCGCCCATAATCTCTAACCACATAACTCTTTCCAATAGGAGTATCTTCACTAAATACATCAATCCTATTAGAGTGTCCAGATAGACATTCATCACGAGCATTGTCAATAGCCTCTATCCATAGATGTGTTGGAGTATCTGTTTCTCCAATAAACATCTGTGGGCGCTCTTGAACAGCTTGTATATGTTCTAGAATACGTATCTGTCCACTAGTAGATGTTCCAGTAGTAGCCATATGCTATATCATCCTCTCGAGTAGTAATGGCGCTTCACTTCTTCCTTCTTTTAAAGAATAGATTCGCCGCAAATAGTACTATTACCATTACTGCAATAGGAATGAAATCAACTGGTTCGTTTTCTACCATGGCAGTATATACACAAATGCCAAACAGTACTAGTAATGATAACCAATAGATAGTTTGTCTATTCTTCATTAGAAGCTTTCTCTTTCTTCTTAGAAGTACTCTTCTTGGACGCTGCTGCTGTTTCTTTCTTCTCTACAATCATATTATATACCCAAAGATATATCTTGGCAAGTACCGCCATGGTTAAAACTGCAAGAAGAATACCTACTGTAATACCCATTGTGTATTCCATAGTGTTCCATACAATATTTCCAAAAGATGATAACGCATCCATGGATGATCACTCTCCCTTCTTCTTCCAATTGATGATTTTACAAATGCTTTTACTGGCTTCTTTGTTATTAGTATGATTGTTCTTTTGGTAATAGCTCTTTATCCATGGAGCAATGTTATCATCTATAATGGCGCCACCACTACTAGTAAACTTATCTATTGATTCACTAATGCAACCAAATGTTTCATTCTCCATCTTCCTAATAGTAAAGTACATGAATATCTTAAAGATTCCAAGCAGTAATAACAATAGGACAAAAACACCGGCGCCAAATCCAAGCATATGCGCATAAGTACTATATGCAATGCTCATTGTACTCATCTCTCTACTTCATCTCCCGCTAATTACTAACATCATAAATCTGAATCTTATTATCAGTGTAATACTTAGTAAGATACTTAGTAACAGCTTCTTTAGCTTCCTTATACAATGATAACACTTCGTTGGGTATATTCTTACTTCTAGCAATCAATACTGATAACTCTTTATTCAGATCTGATAGCTTCTTATCAATGGTCATAAAGGCCGAAGTAGTATGTCTACTGGAACACGCCTTCTCATCATCAGTAAGACTATCATATGATTGATGATTAACTACATACTTCTCATGTACCACCTTAAGCAATTGGTATTCTTTGATTTGATCATTGATATCATCAATGCGCTTCTTAAAGTACCGTGGAAACAGTATCTTCTCTAAATTAGTAAGAATCACTATCATTGCATATTGTACTGGATAGTCATGTAGTATAACATTCTGATAGTCATTGTTAACTGTTTCATATGCCTTGGAATTGAAATGCACCGCACTCGTAAACACACTAGAATCATAATACTTCTTATGAAATACTATATCAGTTCTAGTATTGGTATGATCTTCAAATGGCACATCCTTTAACAATGTAGACATATCAGTAAAGGGTAATGTAGATAGTAGATGTACATTGTTCTTGTCGTCTATAGATATCGGACACCTAAAATCCACATCAAACTTACTCTTGTTATCTTGCGATGCTTTCTTAATTATATTATGAAACTGATAGTATAGTAACGATGAATCAAACTGATTAGTCTCTAGATAATGTATAGTATAGTTAAGCAATGATAGTACTGAGTATCGTGGATAACGGATACTAAGCTTAAGAGCCATACCACTATCAAACTCACTGCTTTCAGATATTGCTGTATATACTCCTGGAAGTAGCGCTGGTAAATATAGCGGCTCATAATACTTATCATTTACTGTAGATAGCTCTGTTTCCACATAGTCAACATGCGGCAATAGCTCCTTGTTCATGAAGATTATTTCACTAATGGGATTGAGTCTTACTTCAGTATACCTGGATGCAGCAGCTGGCTCATTCTCAACGCCCATTCTATTTTCAAAGGAGCCTTTCGGTAGTAACATACCATTACTAACTAATCCTACTATCGAATCATAACAAGAACCATGTGGACTATACTTACCAATTACTTCACCATCAAGGCGCGCAGACTTTACATTATTCTTCTTACAAATCTGTAAAGCAGCATATAATATGCGTCGTTGTATATTCTTAAAGCCATCTAGATAATTACATGAGATTCTACCCGATGCAATGTATGATATATAGTGATGATATGATTGTATCATATACGGTGGGATAGATATACTAGTAATATCATTACTAGTCGATACATTGGTAGTTAATGTATCCATTGTCTACGCGCCTCCTTAGTGGTATCTGCATTACTCCTCTATTGTGGTATTGGAAGTTGAAGTAGCAATCTTGTATGGATTAGTTACATATTCGGTTCTATCAATAACACCGGCACTCTTCATAGCAAGTATGCGCTCTCTACAAGTAGAACAAGTACCACAATGAATTTTATCGCCATTATAACAAGACCAAGTTCTTTCTAGTTGTAGATCTGGATACTGTTTAGAAAGTCTAGCAATGTCTGCCTTAGTCTTATCAATGAATGGCGCCACTAATCTAATAGATCTCATTGCTAATAGATTATTGATTCTATCATAGTATTCTTCAGAGCAATCCCAATAATTGGCGCCGCTATCTCCAGCATGTCCAGCATAGTAGATGTTATTCAATCCATTGGATTCACAATAACACGCCGCAATCATTGTAAACATTGCATTCCTAAATGGTACATATGTTGATGGTGTCTTAGTGCTATCATATTCCTCATTAGGAACATCTAAATCACTCTTATCAATCATGGAACTTACTTTCCTAGTAATATCCTTTACAAAAGAGAGATTATACTCATGGAATGGCACATTCAATCTCTTGCACCAATACTTAGAATAATGGATCTCCTGTTTATGCCTTTGTCCATAGTACATAGTCATTGCATGTATAGTATCATCTGGATAGAGATTTTTGATATGGAATAATAAAGTTACACTATCCATACCACCAGAGATTAAAACTACTCCGCTATTACTTCCTGTAACTCCCGTAGTAGACATATAGAAAGATCCTCCTTGTTGTATTATATAATGATAATACTAAGAGCTATTACTGATATGATATTACTAGTTAAATAGATCCGACATTGGACGACTCATGCGCTTCATTACCCCATCAAGTTCATGCATAGTTTCTTGCATTCGCATAAGTCTTTGATATTTTTTATCACTCATTGTAGATGGCACCGACATTGCATCCTTCCACTTATTACTATGCTTTTGAAGCTTGATCCTAAGATCGCTATCAGTAGTACTACTAGTATGATCAGCCTTGCCCTTATCCTTACTATCATCATTGGTGCATCCAACACGATCAATATTGGGATTCTCTTTGGTAAACTTCTTAGCAAATGTACTATCTGATTCAATTGGCTCTGCTTGAGAAATCCTAAGTACTTCATTTTCAATAGTCTTCGGCTCATTCTTAGCAGACATTTCTTCTAGATAATCCATATATGTATCTTCATCATCGTAGTACTCTTCAGTTGGTGGTATTGGAGATGGAGATACTGGAGCCGCATCTTTCTTATCCATATTAAGTTCCAACTTGCGCTTCTTCATATATGGACTAATTACTTCATTCAGTTGCTTAAAGGCATCACTGATGATGTTATCAGTCGTAGTAGTACTAGTAGTATTACTATTAGGAGTAGAAGATCCATTATCACTGGTAATAATCTTCTGTCTACTATCATTACCAATGTTTCTTAGATAGGTAGACAATAACATCAGGATAGAGCATCCAGCATGTGCCAAATGAGAATATCCCCACTCATCATCAATATCCTCACCAGACCAAAAGGCATTAAGGTGCCTCATAGTAGCAGCATATAGCCTTCCCCAATCCATACCTCGCTCCCAATTACGAGCAGTATATTTATCGGCGCCCCTAGTAAATACCTTTGCTATTTCTACTAGTGCATCAGGTGGTAGTAGATCCATGCGCGCCTTAGTGTTGTCATCTTTGTATCCATGGTTATCTTCTCTTACCATTACTTCCATTCCTCCTTATAGTACTTTGCGACAAAAACCATGCGCTAGATTCAAGATAGTTATTGTACTACTATTCTACTGTATATAGATCCACTGTATCTATTACCGTGATTAGAAGTATATTACTATAATTGAATCTAGCGCATATAAATTACCCGCCGCAATAAGTATTGCTACTACCAGTTGCTACTGATGATCCACATGATACTGGATCTGTTACTCTGCCTGCTTGTTTGTTATTAACGTATACTGTAGACGAACCCGCTGCCAAGGATCCACCATGACAATTTGGTGGAATTCAGCAATGAACTTCCCATCCATCACCTTGTCTGTGCCATCCTCGACCATTTACAATAACATTAGAAGATGCAACTGCATTTGGCCTCGGCGGATAACATCCATGCATAAATCTATTAACTAAAGTATGTAATACTCTAAATATCTATAGCTTTCACTATAGATTAGACTATATCATCGTCTAAATAGGCGCCGATCATTTCAGATCACATGATCTTATATAGTCGTTGAACAGTAATCTACTTACTATATGATACTGAACACCCATTGTGTATAGTATATACATGTTAAATTATATACCATTTCTAACACATTAGCACATCTTTCATTGCAGTTATTATATACTTATTAGAATGTTAAGGATTACCAGTAGTTGATTCGGTTCTATAACACTTATAGTATTAAAGGGGCACGCTCGTTACCCAGTACAGATATCTCGCAATCTAGCTACTTTTTGACACGAAATTCGAAATCACCCCCTCTTTTTCAATGCCATATATTATACCATAGGTCTTAATATATATCAACTACTGTTTTTGATCTTCTTTAATTTTTGCAGCATTTTCGATCTTGATTTCAAGTTCTTTTACTTGTTCAAGCGCTTCTTTTGCTGGTACATAAAACACCAACTTATAGCACTTTTCCATCAAAGAAATATTGGTAAAGTTGACATGGTATCTAGTAAGATAGTTATATCTGCAACTAAGCGCCGCGCTCATAAGGATCAATAACATGCCACTTTTGATTAATATAATGGCCCTTTCTGTAAGAAAGTGATTGGTATCGAATCCTTTGATAACGTTCAATACATATTCGCTTATTACAGATCCATCTACAAAAGAACACGCTACTGATAACCAAAGAATCACTGTAAGATCAATCGGCGCACTCATTCCAGTTGCCTGAAATGTAAAATATCCATTACCATTACACATGAATAGGAATCCACGAGTGCACAAAAGAAATAGTGCTAAGGATATAACTACTGAAAGATATGTTGGTTCAGTTGGCGCCGGCGCATTTGTAACCAAGTGGTTATCCCTCCAATCATTCATTGTTATTGCGCTTATTATGATGAAACGCCCGATATTCTTCAATAATATATTTTCCACTTATATAGAAGAAGATCAGACCCGCCGCAACACAAAGAAAATCAATAAGAAGGCTATCGATTGTAATTGGAATCAGCGCCATCTTACTCGCCTTCTACAATGCTATCGTTCTCGAATGTATCTTCATCAACGATTCTATCGCCGATAACTCTTGATAGATCATCTTCCAGTAACAACGTCAACTGCTTATCATCTCTATCAATGAGTCCTTCGATATAGTTCTTGATATCGTTATCTGGCTCTTTCCATCCAGCAGGTTTAATAACCTTGTTAAGTTCATTATAATGGGGCTTACCATCTGGAAACAACTTAGTCATATTGGCATTGTGTACAATATCAAAGATAACACTAGGATCAATGCCCATTTCTACAGTAGTACCTATTACAAAGTATAATAGATCTATCATTGCGTCCATATCCATATGAATAGTAGAAGATTGTAGAAACTCATCAATCTCTTCCTTCATCCAAGTAGCGCGCGCCAGTTTTCTATCGGGATCTAATTGAGTAACAGTAGTTGGCGCCGGATGATTAAAAGAGATATGAAAGTTGCGAATCTTGTTAAAGACATCACTCAAACAATGAGAATCTTCATACATATCTATAGACATCTCCTATCTAAACATTGGATTATCAGATACTACGCCGCCGTTACTTCTATTGTATAACATAGTTAACGTCTCATAGAACTTATCCACAATATCGGATCTATCTTCTTTGCATTCAGTAATAGCCCTTATATAGGCATTCTTAACTATATTAGATAGGTTCATGGGATTGATTCTTTTGAATGATTCAGTGCTCTTATCGATGATACCATTAAGCTTCTTACTATCGAATACAATACTACTATCATTAAGTAGCTTGATCATATTGTGCAGAAGATTTTTACGATCCTCTACCTTAACAATATCTTGCAAATTGATATAGTATATACTATCCAACGACTTACATAGATTATCCAATGTATTACTATTGGCGCTAGAAACATTCACCAATATATATACATCACTGTAATCCTTGTTAATGATGCTCAATAACATCTCTCCTACTACTGACATAGTAGTAGTGAAGTTGTTATCGTCAGTATCATTGATATCATGCTTAATGCTATCGCTATTAGGATGATATACAAAAATATCCTTCTTACTGGTTTTACTATAGATAATATTAAGATCCGGTATAATCTTGTTAATGATGTCATTGATATTGTTATCGAGTATAATGAGCGGACATTTGATACCCAGTATTGGATCAGATATGGCCTTAAGGAAAGTTGTTTCATCCTTATATAGTGGGTGACTGATAAAGTGTGTATCGAATAACATCTCTTGATCAATAATACGCGCCGATAATGACTTACTATGTAATACTTCTAGCAATACTTGCAATGTATATGTAATGTCGGCACTGTTAACTAATGTAACTCTCCCTTTACTATTGATAGTAGTATCATATTGATTACCATTGGTGAACATGGTCAATCCTTTGATCTTCCTATATGTATCATATGAAGAGATTGCCTTATCTAATATCTTATATGACTCCTTATAGTACTTACTATCAATAGCAATAAGATTACTATGAGTATTGTTCTTCTTGTTATTGTTATCATAGTCATTGGAATTAAAGAAGTGCTCTATTTTACCAGTGATATTGGAGTATTGATTGAAGATCTGTTTGCTAAGATTCACGCCGATCTTAATTATATTATCCATAGTAACCTTTGGCACCTTACTATTGAATGCTTCCCTAATACAAGACTGTATAATGATCTTGATGAGGCCACCAGTAAAGTTAAACATAGTAGATAGCTTATTAAAGTCTACATCACTGAACCAATTTTTATAAGCATCTGGAATGGTAACTTGCCAGATCTTAAATTGCTCCTCTTGTGTCGGTATATCAAATCTAAAGATATGGTTAATGCGCCGCAATAAACTACCATTACACCAAGAACTGTTATTACTAGTAAGAATCAGTATACCCTCAAAGCGATCAATCATTGTAAGTATGTTACTGATATTAGTAATGCGCTGATCATTCTTATCGGCTTCATCCATAAGAGCAATAGCATTCATCTTGTTTGCTTGATCTAGTATACCAAGTAATTCTTGCGCCCTATCATAGTTATCCTTATCATTAAAGGAATAAGAAGAATCCAATGCGCTAGATATACTAATGTTAACTATCTTCTTCTTAAAGTGATTAGCCAATGCATATGATAACATAGTCTTACCACAGCCACTAGTACCAGTGAATACTAGAATCAATCCATTACCATATCCATATGTTTCCTTAAACTGCTGATTGTTCTCTCTATCACTATAAAAGGTAATGAAGTTATTGATACTATTGAGGAGCATTTCTTTGCGACCGCTATCCATAATCACATTATCAATAGTAATATTGCTGGGTTGGATAGTGTCATCGTTATCTACAATCTTAAAGGTCGATTCCTTGTTTTCCTCGTCTTCTTCTTTAAGTGCCTCCATTAGATTATGACACAGTCTTTTACTGGTTTTCATAATGGCACCTACTCCAAAGATGTACAGATCTTATCAGCAAGACCGCAATCTACCGCCTCTTTAGCTGTTATATACTTATCAGCATTCCCCATAAAGAATGCTTCGGCTTTCTTACGATTAGTAATCTTGGTTCTAGAAGCATATATTTCAATGGCAGTTTCATGTAAATGTTTATGTGATTGTATGGTATTCAATACATCGGCGTATCTGCCACTATAACTACAAGTACACATATGTGTCAGATATTGACTCTTAGGTAATGCTATCCTATGATCCTTAGTACCACTGGTGAAGATCATAGTAGCAGCAGATGCTACAAATCCTGTACCAATAGTATAAATAGGAATCTTCGATACATTCATAATATCAATGAGAGTAAAGGCCGCATCAACTGCCCCCCCATAACTAGAACAGAATAACTGTATATAGGATACGTCTTTGTTCTTGTTATGAAGAATAATCTTGTCAATAATGGGAGTTAGATTGGTAAGATCAATAATCATTGGTAAGTGATATAGACCAGGCGTATCTACTGATACTGCTGTTAGTGGCGAATCTGTATCACTGTAAAGAGTAGTAGTAGGAAGCATATGGTTCACTGTATCCTCCATAAGAATGATGAGAATTGCAATCATCGAATGATTGCGCAAAGGAAGGTGCGGCTGGGATATACAAATATCTACCAGCCGCAATATTTATAAAAGAATCACTAAAGGAGAGTTGTTACAGGTGCATCTGTTTTGATTGGTGTTTCTGGAGTGGGCGCCGCAGTAGCTCCAGGAATAGCAGTTGCTGCTGCCATCTTAGCTGCAGCTCTCTCTGCCTTCTTCCGAGCATTAACTTGCTCGCGCTCATTCTTCTTAGTAATAAGATTATTGATATAGGTAGTAACACTATCCAATACCCGCATAATCCTATGTACCTCTTTAAGGTACTTGATTGTATCCTTTACCGAAGTCAAACATTCCTTATTCTCATAGAGAACAATGAACATTCCATCTTTAACTTCCATATTCTGTAGCTTCATAAACTTATTAGTAAGGCGATTATTGAGCTTCTGAATCAGATCAAACTGATTGGCGCGATCATATAGACCGCGGATATCAATCTCAATCCTTGTAACCGCCTTAACTGAAGCAGAAGGATCAGCATTGTTAACAATAGACTCCAACACATACTTAAAGCCACTGACTTCCCCCATAAGTCTCTGAATAGCAGATGTTACTGCTACTCCAGAGTTATTATGGAACACCGTAGCAGTAGTACGTGTCTTCCTAGTAACCGGCGCCTTATCTGTCACTTTTCCAGTTGTTGCTTCATCCATAGTAATCTTCCTCCATATAATCAAAATAATATGTATCATGTGTTGCAACTGAGGCTAAAAGATAGTCTCTAGCGCAGGTAAAGCCAATCACCAACACACCAATAATATAATATATATTTAATAAAATAGCAACATCAATTGCTATCTATCATAACTTTGTTCTTGACATGTATGTCGTAGATCATGTCAATTAACGCTGATCCGATCATATTTACTACTTGATGGATAATCCGGCTACAGTAGAATACACATTAAATGCATTACTAGATCCACTAGTGAGATTGGCGTAATCTTTCTCATCAAAAGTGGCCTCGCCTGTTTCTTCTAGTTGTCTGATGATATTTGCTTTGATTTCCGGATTATCACCATTAACCAGGAACAGCTCTTTTAGTACTTCTTTGCCGCCGTTATAGGCAAGATATGCCCACGAATCTTGCTCTCCTATGCGGATAGCATTTCTATGTGATCCGGGTTTAGCTGGCATCATAGTAGTTTGTATATATGGCCCGATAGATCGTACATTCTGCTTAATGGCGCTAATATGCTCTAGCTTATTGATGAACAAGACTCCCCATGTTACTGGATGTATTGTCTTTCTACCATACTCTGGAATAAACAATCTGCTTTCCAATTGCGCATCTACTAACTTAGCGGCCCTATTAATACTATCCATACTAGGTGTTTGGAATGGCGGAAAGATCATACGTATTCCATGATCTATATAATACTGTATTATCTTTTGTTGCTTACTACTATCAACATTCTTAACCAATGATACCATTCTATTAGATAGTCTCTTATCACTATAACCATCTAGTAATGTATATAGATTACATAACATCTCTATACATTTACTAGTATTGGCCTTATTAGTAGATAACCATCTTCTAGCAGTATCTAGTATATTACCAACATGGATTTCCATGAGCTGTCCAATGTTCATTCTAGATATAACACCTAGAGGATTGAGACAGATATCTACATGGCGCCCATCTGGTAATACTGGCATCTTATCATCAGGCAAAATCTTACTAATTACGCCTTTATTTCCGTGCCGATTGTTCAATTTGTCGCCATTGCCTATGGATCTATATTCTATAAGCTTAATTCTGATGAGAGTTCTATCAAGTTTATTCTTTCGGAACTCAAATTTGCCAGTATTAGCAATAAGATCGTTACTATTCATAAGTGGTTTTAAACCACTACTCTTCATAGCTTGATTGCTTTTACTATACAGTATTTGTTCCACTTCTCTAATCATACTATCAAAGGAGTTATTGGCTGGGAAGATTTGAATGTCTACTACTTCACAGTTAGTGGGCGCAATTACTTCTTGATCATTAAATCCACCGAATGACATCTGTTTTATCTTAACAATGGTCTCATCAGTTTTATATTGCATGTTACCAGTGCGCCGATAATGAAGCAATGGCCACTCTTCAATCTCTGATACATGATTAACGTAGAAGTCAATGTTCTGATAGTGCAATGAAGTAAATCTTTTGGCAAATGATTCAGATACTACAATACCATCATCATATGTATAACCATTATGTGGTTTAAAACATGCTAATACATTGGCGCCGGAAGAATAAGTAGGTTTAATAAATTGGTTAGTAACCAGATGTTGATTCTTACTAACCTTATCTCCAACAGCTACTACTGGAGTATGTGTAAGAGCATTATACTTACCAGAGCCGCTTTGTAAACTAGAAGGCGATACATCAATGGCATGACTCTTGTTGAACTTATCTTTGATAATTATAACATGATTGTCAATATAAGTCACTGTTCCATCTATGGGCGCCCTCTTAGAAAACTTAGAACTAGAATAATTTGGTAGATATCCTTCCATACCAGTACCAACTAATGGTGACTCTGATGATACTATTGGTACTACCTGTCTACATTGCGATCCACCATACTGCGCCCTATTACCATCATCACTAGATACAAATGGTATTTGCGATGTTGGTGTACCAAACATGTTCTTGTAGCTATTATTTGCCTTTACTGAAGAAAAAATATAGTTACGCGGATCATATTCAAATCCAGTAGTCAAAGACAATGCAATACCTGGGTTTCCTTCAGCAGTATCTACACAATCAAATGTACCAAAGTGATCGGCAACTATATTACGATCTTTGACTTGTACCATATCTACCTTACCGAATCCACCAGGGCCGACTAATCTTGCTGCAGAGAACTGTGCTGATTCAATAGTTAGATTACCATCTTTGTATAATAGAAGTACTGATTCTTCCCTTAGTTTATTGGTAATCCATGCACTATTAACCATAAGACTTGCATCAGGATCAATAAGCGCACGCCGCTTATATTCACTAATCGCATAATGCAGGCCCTTCTGATGCCAAATACAACGTTAACAGTACAATCATTGTACTTGTTTCTTTCTATTTTCACATACAAGTCCTACACAACATATCGAAGTTTATCTGTGTATTTCCTTTCGTGCCAAGATGCGGCGCTAGAATGATCCAATAGTTCGACGGGATACATCAAGTTCCCCTATATCATATTAACTATACAGGCACAATCACTGTATAATTAGTATGATATAAAGCATAGTTTTTGAGATTGATTGCAGCATTCTCGTCACGATCAATAATAAGACCACATCGTGGACATACGTATACACGATCTTGCAATTTGAGATCCGATTTATATGCACCACATGAAGAACATATTTTAGAACTTGGATAATACTTCCTAGCCATAATAAGTTTTACTCCAAATTCTTCGCACTTTTGCCTAAGACGTAAACGTAGGCGCCCCCAATTGCATTGCGCTATATTCTTCGCCCTGGCATTAAGTTTACCATTCTTGTTCTTCTTTCTAGATTTCTTAGACGTCTGCCTAATCATCTGGTACACATCTAAATCCTCAATTACAATCTGTGTAGGATTAAGCTTAAAGATCTGTGAAACAATCCAATCGATATAGTCGTGTATCTTATTTGCCGCATTATTAGATAAGATCTTATACATGTGCGCATACTTTCGGTATTTACGGGAATTGCGATTCTTACCATTAGTAACATAGCAATGATCTCGTTTACTTTGCGCAAACTCGATCTTCTCGCGCAATTGTATAAAATCTTTATCCTTATTGATATTGCGACGCATAATACACTTACTGCTTCCATCATGACTAATTGCTGCTAACGTAATAGTTCCTACGTCAATGCCTACTTTGATTGTATTTGTAGAAGTGGCTACTTGTTTCTCATAGGTTTCTACAAATATAAGAACCCAAATACCACGTACTGTTTTCTTAATGCGTGGATCTCCAAACTTACCACGATAACTTAATCCTTCTGGAATTGGTGGATATTTTTTAGAGTGTTTAGCACGTATTTTTACGTTACCAACACGACAAAGATGTGCACATCCATCAATAAAATAGAGCATATCTACTCTATCGGTGAATGCTGGTAGTGTTTTACGTTTACTTCTAAACTTTGGTGGATTTTGTCGCGCTTTATCATCTTTATCTTTAAATACTCTATCAAATACTTGCGAGCAGTACTTAAACTCAGCTTGTATTGCTGCAGTTGGTGTTTTATTATCTTTTATCCAAGGGCACATAATATCTCTTAGAATAGTAAAGCGCTTATTAAGCTCATGGAACGACATAACATGTACACCATTTTCAAGATACTGAGTATTAATATTCACTGCCCAATTCCAGGCCCAGCGAGCATCATGCCAAATTTGAATCATCTTGGCTTCTTGTTCTTCAGTAGGTAATAGTCGAACTGTTCTACGTCGCTTACCAAACTCAACTTGATTCATCCAATTCACCTCCCCGCTATAAAATATACTAACGATAAAGCGAATGCTCTATCATTAATATATTCTATTATACAAGAAGATGTTTATAATGTCAACGTGTATTTGACAGTTTTTGTGATCTAATTTGATCATATTACTATCTAGTTATAGATAGCACAGACTATATCATCGTCTAAAAGACGCTACTCACTTCGGTGCATATGCGCCTCTATATAGTCGTTGAAGAAGTGATTGTAATCACTATCCTGCTGAACATTCATTGTTATAGATATAATAAAATTGATCCACTATATCATCATAAGCTTCGTTAACTATAATTGTATACTACATTGAATTTTGCGCCAATGTATCTGTATAGTAGCTTACGTATGTTAAAAGTTACCAGCAGTTGTTATAGTTATCATACCAGTTTATACTGGTATGAGAGAAAGTTTCTCTATCTGCGATGGAATTAGATCCATGAGTCTTATATTAACGTTATCAATACCAAGTCTCTCTTCAGTAACATCATTGATACAGAGATCGGCGCACTTAAGAGCCACAGTATACATATCTGGATCAATGCCTCTAGCTACTAGAATCTCTTCAGTTCTTTTATCAATAGTATAGCGCTTGATTTTATCAAACATGTAGTTTACATTTTTCTTATTGGCATAGAACTGTATATATTCGCTGCCTTTATCATACATGTAAAAATCAAACACTTCGTTATAATTACTAAGCTTATTCATTAACATCTGAAGATCATACATGAGGCCTCTAATAAGCTTTACATTACTACTATTGGTAATCATGGCGCCCAGATAAGTCTTCTTATCTGATAGAAGAATCCTTATAGGCATACTATCTGGAATATCCTTCCTAGATTCAAATGCCTTATAACTAATTCCTAAATCCTTCGCAATGTCATTGAATGACTTATACTGTAATAGCCATACTAGTAGAGGCATATTAATACCGCCTACATATACCGATATATTCTGTCTAGTACTAGTAGTATGATGTTGATAGGTGATAGATGCATAGCTACTTCTAAATTGTACCTTACCTGGATGTATTACAAAGATAGGCAAAGTAGCAATAACATTAGGGAAAAGCCATTTGATGCCACCGCTAATATGGTACTTACCTTCCATAAGAGTCGGTACCTCAAATACCAGTGTCTGTGACTTCTTGTTTTTGGTATTGCGCACCTTAATTCGAATCTCACTCTTGTAAGTTGGTTCTATCTGAGTTATCGGCGGATCTTTATCTACCATAGTAACTGATATCAATTGGAATCCATTATCATCAAGCAACTTACTGATATACTTCTCTACTTGTTGTGGCATGGTATTCCATGTTAATTGTTTCTGCGCCATAACTCTATGAATATTAGATTCTACAGTACTACCAATGATATCACTAGTTAGAACTGGATCACTTGGTACTGGATCAATATATCCATTATCAATAGACCAATCATCAAGCTCCTTTAGTACTGTTCTATCCACTTCCTTCTTAACTGGATAGATCTTACTATGATAATCTTGATGAAAGTTATTGATGTAGATCATCAATTCCTTAAAGTTCTTATCTTTAAATAACTTAAGCGCATTATTGATTAGCTTTGGATCCCTAGAAATCTTACTGTATAGTTGATTATATACTGTTTTCTCTTGTTGTGGATTCTTAGTAATTATTGGACAGATACTATCAAGCATTACCTTGATATCATTGTCTTTATCTATCTGTATTGATGCGCTCTTTACATCACTAACATTGTTATCCTTTTCCTTGGTGCTATTAAGGAAAGGAAACATTACATTATTATTGATATTTACTACTGGATTATCTTGATCATCTTTAACAGATGTATCATCTATAGGAATCTCACGATCTTCCTTATATTGATCATCATTGATCTTAGTAATAATAGCGACGCTTCTTTGTAAATGTTCATCTGTATCATAGTTAGCATAGTTGATAAGGCCCTGTAGATCAGATCTATCTATTCTTTCTAGTGGTGATGTGGATGGCGCCGCTATAGTACTTGTATCAGCATCAGTAGTTGTTGGTACTGGCTGGATCTCTTGTTGTTGTGACTGTTGAGTATTAGTATTACTAGTAACTTTATCTTTCTTATCATCAGCAGTATCATCAGATGTATCTTCTGATGATTGTTCATCACTGGTAAAGATCTGAGGCTTAATTCTAACAATCAGATTGCGCATCCTGGAGTAATCTACCGGAATCTCTTTATTGTAGATCTTCCTTACTTCATTGGCGCCCCTATTACTAACATGACACATAAAGACATCATCTAGATTACTACCAAGTACTCCAGTCTGCTTGTTATTGAGCATAAAGGCTCTTATAAGTGCGTATCCATATAGATGCTTATCTATGATAGATGCTTCTCCAATATAGGAATCATCAATCACATACAATAGAATCCACTTCTTAATGGCGCCTGGTTTCATACCAGATATCAATGATCCTATAGTACTATCAATGAATTTAATGCATTCTTCATTGTACTTATAGATATTAAATCTACTGAACAAGAAGGATACAAATGGAGTAATATCTACTATAAAGGACTGAGTTAACATAGCTGGTATCTGTACTACATTGAGTCTCAAACGATTGATATCGTCATTGAAGTTATTGCGATTGATACTAAACTTTTTATTGTATACCTTAATTTGCTTTGGTAGATATAAATACTTTATCTGTTTACCAACATTGAGTCTCGTTAATGATGATAATCCATTAACTGCTCTATCTACTAGTAAAAGTACTCCATAATCCTTCTTTGGAAGTAGAATACTGTTATCTCTAGTATTATAGAGGTTGAATACAGATGGCGCCTTTAACTCTTGTAGTAGTTCTAGATGATTGTTATTATCAATAGAAGATGTATCTATGAGCAATCACCTCCAATCCTTATTATATAGCAAATAGTTCCTCAAGATCACTCTTTAGGCGCTCATCTTTAGTATCCCCCTGAAGAACCGAATTAGTAATAGTATCAAGGAGTCTTTCAAACATGATACCTCTAGTAGGACTCTCCAAAGATGCAACACTTTTAATACCTGCAAACTTTGGCGCCCTATTCATACTACCTAATCTATATGGATAGTATAACTTATCCGGATCACGCATTAACTGTGATACTATGATTTCTAGATATATCAATGGAATCTTAGTAGCAATTCTAAAGGTTTCATATAGCTCGGTTACAATGTCTTTACCAGTTTCAAATCGATCAGCGTGGTTCATTATAGATTGTAGTACTAGTACGGCTGATGTTACATCAGTAGAAGTGGCGATGATCTCTGGTGAAAACACACATTCCGCTTTCATTGGGCCCCTCCTACCAACTACCCCAAGGTACAGAGTTATTGAACATAGTGGTAACCCTCCGGCGGCATTAAATCGGATGCACCATCACCCTATGTATGTAAGCCATTGATTCTCAATTGCAGAACAGTCATTAACTCCAATATAGCCGCTTTCTTCTTTGATAGTGTTTTCTTATGAAATGATTTAGTCTTCTTTGGCTTCTTTGGTACTAATGACTTTGGCTCAACATACTGTTCAAGGTTTCTAGCAGCATTTACGTCACGATCAATAACCAACCCACAGTTAGGACAAACATACTTGCGATCATTAAGTGTAAGGTGTCTCTTCTTACCACAGCGACTGCATATTTTACTGCTTGCGAAGCACTTATGTGCAAACACTACTTCAATGCCTTTGTTTTTACCTTTATATTCAATACAATGAAGTAGCATATACCACTTAGCACAGCTAATTTGATATGCACGATGCCGATTCTTACATTGCATCATGCTTTGAATATCGAGATCTTCGCAAACGATGCGCTTTGGTAGCATATTGACAATTTCTCTAGATACTTTGTGATTGTAATCGTTGCGTATGTTTGTCTGCCTAAATGTAATCTTCTGTATAGACTTCGTAAGTTTCTTTACGCCGCAAGTATCTTTACGATTACCATTCTTTCTACGAGCATGTGATCTTTTGCGTTGAAGATGGCGCTTACGTTTTTCCTTGCGCTTAATTCTAGAAGTCTTATTAACATTCTCAAAGCCTTTAGACAATTGTTCCTTAACACCTGTAACTGGATTGGTTATTGTGTAACTAATGGTTGCTAGTTGCTTAAGGCCTACATCTACCCCCACACTAAAATTATTCAACTGAATAGCTTGTTCTTTATCTACGTACATGACAAAACATAGATACCAGTAACCATGGTCAAAGATTACATGCGGGCTCTTGATTGGGTTAGTAGAAGATGGTCTTCCTATTGGTAACTTTATATTTTTGTATGTCCAGGGCGCACATCTCATACTTTTAATCTTCGATAGATGAATATGTGTTTCATCTTTGAAGTAAACACCACTTTGCGACTCTGGATACCCAAAATGCATAGACTTGAGTATTTGGTTAACATCTTTATACTTTGGATGTCTATGGAGAACATACTGCATCTTACCATTTACGTCTAGTATGGGTGCTTTATCTAGATTACATAAAACATGATAGCAGCCATTTCTATATGCCTTTTCAAATACATGAAAGGTTTCATTGATAGACTTTATAGGAATATGCTGTTCTTCTAGCCAGGTAAACTTTTTAAAACCAAGGTGCAGTAGGCTAAAGATCTGACGCATTTCGTAACTATTAAGTCTATCAATATCGTGGTTGGTAAGCAGTTGATTAACTCCATGAGCCCAATTCCAAGCCCAAATACAAGCCTTTACTGTTGCCAACATTTGAGCTTCTTCACGCTTGGTAGGCTTAAGTCTTACTCTAAACCCCAGTGGTACTTTCATCCGATTCACCTCCTAGCTATAATAAAGTTAAACGAAACATAACAATACTGTTTCATTTATATGTTCTATTATAGTAGAAAGTTGTATAAAAAGCAACGTATGTTTTTCAGTTTTGTTGATCCAATATGAATCAATATACTAGTTAGTTATAACTAGCACAGACTATATCATCACTCAAAGAGTGCTACTCATTATAGCGCATATGCGCTTACTATAGTCGTTGAAGAGTTACTTATAGGTAGTATCCTGCTGAACATTCATTGTATTAGAGCAATGATATGAATCATTGTTTCTCTATAGACTTCGTTAACTATATACTATAAATCTTGCGCTATAGTATTACCGTAGTCTATAATAATAGAAGTTACCAGCAGTTGTTATAGTTTGCAAACTAGTCTTTACTAATAAGGGAGAATAGTATCTCCAATGATTTCGCCGGCATCGTATTCCAAATAAACATCCGGATCATCGATCTTCATATTCCTAGCTATTAAACTATTGAACTTAACTATTGATGGAAAGTGTACTAAGATCTCCTCACTATTACCATCCTTAACAGTAATACCAAAATCTACAGAACTGAATTCCTCAGTACTATCATTGGTATAATCAATGACTCGTACGCGTATATCTTTCATGGCAATGAACTGCATACCATCTTGATTAATAATACCATCAAGTTGCGGCGCCTCTTTTGAGATATATAGAACACTTGCGGCGCCACCAGTATGAAATGCTATGTTGTTATAGTATATATACAACAGTTATATCGATGTTATTACATCAACAATCTATCTAGTTATAGATAGCACAGACTATATCATTACCCATAGGGCGCTATTCATTTTGGCACATATGTGCTTATAGTCGTTGAAGAAGTGAACATAATCACTATCCTGCTGAACATTCATTGTATTGATATGATAGATTGATCTTCCATACCAATCATAGCCTTTATTATAACTATCTTCTATAGATATCGCACTATATACATAGTAGTCTACTAATTAGAAGTTATCAGCAGTTGTTATAGTTATCATGGTAGATTATACTACTATGAGAGCATTTACTCGCATAATTAACTGGCTGGCCCTTTCACCTACAATATTACCAGCAACCATACCAACATTAGTAACATTGTCAATTGCTTTCCTATATGCTTCTGGAAAGCATCTATGGCATAATCCTTTGCTTCTACAATACATAGGCGAGTATACTTTAACTAGCTTACCAATCAGATTGTTATCTTCAATATACTTACTAGTAAGTGTCTCACCATTATCCAGTACACGATTATCTAATACTTTGGCGTATTCTTCAGTAAGAATTACATCTAGAAACTTGTTAGTGCCACAGTTTCTAACATCGCCGCTTTTAACAGAAGCTACTAGATACATCATCTGTCTTTGTAAATATCCTGATTTAGCAGTATTGAGAACTCTATCTACTACTCCTTTTCTACTACCATATGCGGAGATAAAGTAGTCTACTGGTTTAAATCCTTCTACAAAGTTAGATCCAATAGCATCTGGAAGAATCTTACCACTAGTATCTGCAACATAGCCCTTAGCTACTGATATCTGTTTTATATTACCGGCAGATCCTCTGGCGCCGCTATTAACTAGCAATGTTGGTAATTGACTAGTTGCAATAGAAGTATTCCTCTTCATGAATGCTTTAGTAATGTTACTGAGCTCTTCATCAACGTCATACTTATCAGGATGTTTAAGTACTTCATTCTTCCTATCAATAAGATCCTTTGGCATCATAAAGTCCTTGATAGACATAGTACCACCAAAGATACTAGATACTGCCTTACTTACTTGTAGTACCTTGTACATTATATCTTCAAGAAGATGTGAATTGTATCTAGCGATTCTTTCTAGATAAGAAGCTAGTATTTTTTCATCTACTGGTTCCTTTACTTCAATGATGTCATTGAAGATCAGTTCAGTAACACGCCGCCCAATAGTATTAGTACGATTTTTATACTTAACTAGATAGTACATATTATCAGATTGTAACATTCGAGATACTATATCATCATCGTCGGGTAAATCTGTTACTGTACTATTAGCCGGCGCATCATCTTTAGTCATAGTATAGATACCTAGTACAAAGTCCTTCTCAATAGTATATGAAAGACCCTTTACTGGGTGCCATAGATTTACTGTTGCAAGCATTTGTTCTTTGACTATCTTTTGTGCCTTGTTAGTAAGTGGCACAAAAACCGCCATCTGATCTCCATCAAAATCCGCATTAAATCCAGTAGTAACTAATGGTGTTATATGAATACTAGTATCATCTACTGGCACTGGATAGAATCCACGAACAGATAGTTTATGTAGTACTGGATCACGTTTAGCTAGTATTACCTTATCTTTAATAACTATTTCCATAACCTTATTAAGAATCTGATAGACTCTATCATCGACGCTCTTCTCAAATAGATCGTTGTTAATAAGATTATATAGAGAAGGTATGTTAGTTGCTATATGTAGATCAAGTAGCGCTCGCTTTATTTCACTATTGTTACTAATGTAGTTGATAATCCACGGATAAAATAGCCTTATCAACATGGTTCTTGGAATGCCTAATTGAGAAGGTTTGATATTGGGGTCCACTGTAATAACTGCGCGCCCAGAAAAGTCAGCATTCTTACCTAACATGGATCCCCTAATAAGACCAGTCTTACCCTTTATTTTATCAACCATATCTTCAAAGAGATAGTTGTAGATGTTTTGTATATTGGATAGTATACGATTGGTAAGAATCTTATCATTAGAAGATAGTGCTGATCTTAATATGTTGCATTCTTCTATGATTCTAACATAGAACTTGTTATCTTCTTGATTGGGCCGGAATATCGGCGGCATCACTATCACATTACTAGTGAAGATTGGAATCTTCCTATCAATCATTCTAGTCAATACTGTTCTAGCTGATAGTGTCTCAAATTTACCAGTTTGTAATAATGAATCTACTACTATCTTAGTATTACTATATAGATCGCTGATACCACAATAGTCATAATTATTGACAGCATTAGTAAGGGTAAAATGTTGAGTATCTTTATCTACTGTGAAGCCAAATTCTAGGTTTATCCACTTTAGTAGATAAGAGATGCGCCGATTGATTATGTAGAAGATAGCTGGATGTATTACTGGATGTGGTATTACTATTCTACCATACATAGTCTTCCATTGCCTAGATCTTTCTTGACCAAAGTACTCTACCGAAAACAATCCCTTGCTATCATAAGTACCATTGGATAATTTAGTTGACGACGATGTTATCTCTGGTATATGATTGCCATCAATAATAGTCTCTTGACAATACTTATCAATATCTAGTATCATGTACTATAAACCATCTCCCTCCTTTCATAGCATGTATATCATGAAAAGAGTTACTCTTCCTTAATCTCTACACCCCTTAGTTCGATGTAGTCATTGTTATATAGACAATATACCTTGGTTGCATCATTTGGAGGATTCTTTAGTTTACCATCTACCATACCCTTTAAGACCACACCTTGATTAGCAGATAGACTCTTACTGGCATCATTAGTAGTAAGATCATCTACTACATCCGGTATAGTAATACCATCAATAAGATCCTTTAACGCCTTACCTTGTTTAGCAGATAGTACCTTAGTATTATCATCAGTAACTAGATCATCAGTAATATCTGGAATAACCTTGCTATCAATAAGGGTTTTAAGAGCTTTACCTTGTTTGGCTGTTAACGATGATGTATCACTATCACTTTCTAGATTATCTACAAGGGCCGGCACCACAATAGCATCAATGAGATCCTTTAGGGCCTTGCCTTGTTTGGCAGAGAGAGTAATAGTACCATCATCAGTAGTAAGGTTATCTGCAATGGCGGGAATGTTCTTATCGTCAACCATTCCCTTCAATACCTTACCTTGTTTGGCTGATAAAGATGATGTAGTCTTATCACTATCTAGAGCATCTACTACCTCTACCTGTTCAGGTAATCCATCAATGAACTTTACGTTGATCTTTGACATGTATTATAACATACCACCTTACTTGATTGTTGTTATTGATATTGCTTGCTTTCAGAGAAAGCCGGCGCCATAATGTTGTTATGTGCCAGTGTTTTAGATAACTCACTATTGGTCTTACACAGTAGTTGTATAACAACATAGTTGTTAACATAGGAATCTAGTACCTGTAGAAGATTCTGCGCCATATTTGTTGATAGACTTATCCTAATTCGATTGTCCTTATTCTTACCAATCATACAGTTAATATGTAGCATCTTTAGTTGCGCATCGTAGTTAAAGTTCCAAGCCTTATCATCACTACCATTGTTACCCCTACGATACATACCTACTGAATCTTTATTGAGATTGTTATTGGTGTTATTATTGCCAGTAGAAGAAACATTAGCGCTATTTATCATACTAATCAACTGGTTATTCTGATTGACTAGTTCTGTAAGATTACTATTGAAGGTAGTAAGGGCGTTGTATAAGGCAATACATGTATCATTAGATACAGTACCAGATGATTGTATAGAAGTAAAGAAAGATGATGATAGATTGGTTACAATGTACTCTTTAATGCTGTTGATAGTGGTTGTAGTATTGTTAATCATACTAGTAATATTAGTAATATCTATAGTGGCGCCGATATTAGTGGTATTGGTAGATTCTTCATTAAAGTGTTTCTTTAATAATGATAACAGGCCATATACTTCTGTTTGCGTAAATGCAGATACTACATCCTTATCATAGTCATATACCTTAGTGCCTGCTGGTACCGGCCCCCTAATACCAATGGCTGGATTGTTTGGTATTGCGGGCGCCATCTGTATAATCAGATCACCAGTCTTACCACATACCATAAAATTCACTATGGCACTCTTGGGATTAAAGTGTGTAAAGATTGGTATGTTGAAGATAGATAATCCATACCGTTTCTTGGTAGTAGAGTAGTTATTATTATTGTTATAGTAAGATGATTGAGATGATGGATCTTGTTGTTGATAAGATGGTTGTTGTAAGTTGTATGCATATTGGTATGATTGATATTGTTGTTGATCCATAATACTCTCTCCTATATAGTTATCTAGTAATCACATAACGAAACTACTCTGGAATACCAAATAACGCTTTATTACTATTATCAATAGCACAAAACAAACGTAATTCTGACGACCAACAGATACTAAACCAATAAGAATTGCTTGGTAAAGTTCTTTGAGTCCATGTTATGCCATCTGGTGATGTTGCTGCTTTATTACTACTTTGAGCAATAGTACAAAATAATTGTAATTCTGGTGACCAACAAATACTATACCAAAAAGCACTACTTGGTAAAGTTCTTTCAATCCATGTTATACCATTTGGAGATGTTGCCACTTTATTACTATTACCACTAGTAACAGCACAAAACAATCGTAATTCTGATGACCAGCAGACACTAAACCAACCATCACTACTTGGTAAAGTTCTTTGAGTCCATGTTATGCCATCTGAAGATGTTGCTGCTTTATTACTACTTTGAGCAATAGTACAAAATAATTGTAATTCTGATGACCAACAGATACTACGCCAATCAACATTACTTGGTAAAGTTCTTTGAGTCCATGTTATGCCATCTGGAGATGTTGCTGCTTTATTACTACTATTAGCAATAGCACAAAACAATCGTAATTCTGGTGACCAACAAATACTTGACCAACTAGTATTACTTGGTAAAGTTCTTTGAGTCCATGTTATGCCATCTGGAGATGTTGCTGCTTTATTACTACTATTAGCAATAGCACAAAACAATCGTAATTCTGGTGACCAGCAGATACTTTGCCAATAAGTACTACTTGGTAGTGTTCTTTCAATCCATGTTATACCATCTGGCGAGGTTGCAGCTTTGTTATTACCATACGCAACAGTACAAAACAATCGTAATTCTGGCGACCAACAAATACTTGACCAACTAGTATTACTTGGTAAGGTATGTTCTTCCCAACGAATAGTGCTCCATACAAACGGCACATCAATACCAACAACAACGAACTTATCGGCGCCATTAATAGACATACATACACAACCAAGTTTACTAGAACAAGCAATACTACTATACTTAACAGTACTTACTCCAATATCAGGTAAGTTTATACCTTCCCAAGTATCTCCATCAAGGGAAACGGCACCTTTATTCTCTGAACCAGATATAGCAAAGAAACACTTATAGAATGGTATATATCGAACCTTTACCCAATTAGATGAACTAGATAGTGTTACCTCTTTCCATTTGGTAATATTATTAGCGCTCATACAATCATATACATATGTCTTATTACTACCATTAGATACTACAGCGCAATACTTATCCAATGATCTAGAATAACATACATCCGATAGATTAACATCATTACTATCAAGCTTCTTATCATCGAAGATAATACTACTAGTATCTTCGATCTTCTTGGACATAAGAATGGCGCCTTTATCTCCAACTACTACTAATTGCTTACTCTTATCGTTATAAGTAATGGCATTCCATGTACCACCATTTACCGGCGCCGATATAGTCTTCTCTATCCAACTAATCCCATCAGTAGATGCCATCATACTAGTACTAGTACTTAGCACAACAAACATACCAGTAGTACTAACGTTATCACCTGCAACTACATCAACGTAATCTAGTTTCTTGGGTAATGTTTGCGCCATAAAACTAACACCATCACTAGATACTACTACCTTATCACTATCTTTAGCTACAATACAAATCTTACCGATCTTACTACTATAGCACACTGAACTATACTTTAGTGCCTCTGGTAATGTTACTTCGGCCCAATCCTTACCATTACTTGATTTGGCTACCTTATTACTATCCTCGGCTACTGCTATAAAGATACCAAGATCATCACAGTAACAGATGTCTTTGTACTTTAATGAAGATGTAAGCTTTACCTTCTTACCATCCTTAAGCTTATTAATAACATCTGTTTTAGATGGTGCCCTACTAATAATATAGGTATTATCATCCTTAGATACCACAATACCTTTTCCACCAAGCAATGTAATATTGGCATTAGTATTCTGGATATCTGGCAACAGACTCAATGGCACCTTACCACCAACTAAATCAACCTTAGTATTGAATTCTCTCTTAATGGCATGAACAGTTGGTGCCTTATCTGTCTCATCACCGCTCATACTATTAACCATATAATTTTGAGGTTGTGGAGTAACTGGACCACTTCCACTACCAATAGCGGCATTAATCTTTCCATTCAAAACCTTACCTTGTTTAGCAGATAGGGCCGCCCTCTCATCATCACTAGTAAGGTTATCTATAATAGTCAAATCTTTAACAGAAACATACTCTGGCATACTCTACCAAAACACCCCTCTTCACTTCAATTCATCCAATCCATATAGCAGTATTCTTGTTATTACGTAAGGCAATGATATTACATGGTTCTCTTAGAGCCTGATCATTACTACTAATAATATCCTTAATCTTCTGATATCTTTGTACATTCTGTTGTAACCAGTAGATCAAATGCTTAAAGGATACTAACTTTACCATAGTTTCGAAGGTATCAAGATTATGCGCCACCTTACTAGCCACCTTGTTATTATGACTATTATCAATAGCAATCTTCTTGATGGCGGCTATATCATCGGCTCGCACATCTTCTGGTACCAACTCTATAAACTTATCAAAGAAGGCTCTATTCCCAATACCCTTTATACCAGGGATGTTGTCACTAGTATCACCAACTAGGGCTTTATACAGTATAATTCTATCTGGAGTCATCGTACTAGTAATCTTACTATCAATACCATCTACATCAATACCCTCAGTAAGGTACTTCTTACTAGTAAGCCAATTATTATCAGTAATGACACTATTACCATCGAAGATGTAGATGTTATCGGCGATATCCAATGTCTGTATGATATCTCCATCGCTGGATAAGATAACATAGGCAGCATCATCATTATAGATATCAAATTGTCGTAATAGTAGTTCTGGTATAAAGTCTGCGTCCAGATTCTCTAGGCGTATTGATAGTATATTACTATAGGAGGATAGAATCTCTATCCACTTCCACGAAGATAGTAAGAAACCTCTTATAACCTCATTGATATCATCATAGGACTTATAGTTATTACTAACTGATGATGGTAGTGCAAAGAGTGCATTCTTGCGGCGCTTCTTATAGTTCTTATAGTAATTGAGGTGATAGTAAGACTGACCCCCCTCACTAAAGTAGATACTATGTAACTTATACCTAGATCCTCTACTAAGATTATAGTTCTCTAAATAGACTTGCAACTGCATCCACTCATTAATCAATATAGATGGATAGACGCCGTTATTATATTGCACTTCATTGAGTATCATAGATAGCATGTCCGGATAGTATAATCCCTTAATCATGTTATTGAAGTCCACAAAGAAGAAAATCTCCTTATACTTACTACATATGCTATCTAGAGTATCATATGAAGGAACGGCGCCAATGATATAAGTACCTAGTAATCCACGTTTACGAACTTCTTGTGCGCACATGTTTTATTACACTCCTCTTTAGCATCTATTGGCTATATTTGGGTGGAAAGTGATCTTCATCTATTCTAAATACATAGATCTCAACAAAGTCATCCACATTGAATAGATCTTTGCGCACTAGTATACTATCATCATGTAAACTATATGATACTATATCTTTATCAATTGGGCACCGTATAACCCCCCCAGAATACACTATTAGTAACACTATATCATCGTTCATATAGTGCCACTTACGTGTTCCTGGAAACAGATCCCTGATACTAATCTTCTCTAGTGTTTCGTTGGTCATATTGAATGCCACGCTATCTATAATCTTACCATTCTGAAAGGATGCAATAGTACTAGGATCATTTTCATAGTTAACAACGACGTGTTCTCCAGTAACAGTCTTTATAGCATTCAATACTCGTTGATCTTCATACTTATATGAAACATCTATATTGATATCAATGGATACATAATCTTCCAGCGCCATACACAATACATACTGTGGTATATCTATCTCGAAGTTAAAGGTTGCAGAAAGATTATACTCTGGAAGACTTGCGCCGCTACCATAATAATTACTATTCTGTGATATGTTAGACATGTTAATAATGGCGTTGATATCATTGTAAACATAGTACTGCTCACTATTAACAGTTGGTACAAATGCCTTAGTAATGTGATTACCAGTTAAAACTCTACCAATAGACCTGCCTAAGTAGTCAGTAAACATCAACTCTCCTGGTAGAACAGTCATAGCGCGTATAGCAGTCTTACTATATACATTCAATCCTCTAAAGCCATCAAAGAATGCCATTTGTATATCTAGTAACTCTGCCTCAGAACTACAATAGATATTACTATTGATAGTGCCCTTTAACCTTCTATAGACTATCTTCAGCTCAAATTCTTTATCTTTGTAAAAAGATCCATAGATACCTTTACTAAGTCCTGGTAGAAAGGTAGTACTGCGCCAAGGCATATCGGTCTTATCATCAAGGCCATCGATTTGAAAAGTGTAACTAAAAATTGGCAATCCAATATCAATAACTGGGCTTTCCTTAGTTCTAATCATCTGTAAATACTGTTGAATGGCCTTATTATAGTTTCCAAAGATTATACCACTAAACTGATCATATACTCCATAGTGTATATAGTCTCTAAAGGCCCTAGCAAATGATCCTAATGCAATATGCGGATACTTGATTCTACTAGTTAGTGGGCGGTATATTGGATTATGGAAGTTATTCCTAATATACTGTCTATCACTGATTTCAACATTGTATGCCGCAGTATCTTGTATAGTAGTATTGGGGCGGGCCTTTGGTTTCACTATTCTGGATAGAATACCACTGTGTTCTTGACCAGTATTCTCACCAGTGAGCATAGAGTTACTATCAGCAATAATATTTGAATCTTTTGGCAAGCTTTCACCTCCTCAATAAAAGCCATTACTATCATCATTTGTTTTACTAGATGTTTATCAATTGAAGCATATATGTCTTATAATTAGTGTTAAACTAATCGATGAAAGGTGTTGTTTTTGATGAAGTTCTTTGTAACGTTGCTGTTAGTAATTGGCGCTCTATTCTATATGAAGTACTGTGCTACAATATATCAACAGCAACATGCGGCGCAGTATCTTCATGAGCAAGAAATCCATTATCTAGCTATCAGAAATAACAAGCAGTAACAAGTAATAATAACTGGTATGATATAAGATCTCTTACCATATACCATACCAGTTATTTTTTTGCCTCTTTACTAAGTTCTACCTTCCTTGCGCGCCACCGCATAATCCATAAAGCTCTTCAATGGTTCTACTTGACTGGGAAGGATTGTCTGTCCATTGGATCTAATAAGACAATCGGCAGCCATCTGAATCAATCCAATAAAGTATAGCTTATCCTTAATACTAAGTGTATCAACATTCATCTGATCTACAATAGCTAAAATCTTGCGCTTATTGATGTTATTGTCATCAAATGGAAGAGCCATAACTGCCGCTCTAATTTCCTCATTAGTACTATTGGCATTAAGTGCCATAATTGGTAATGGCTTTAGTTTAGGGGCGCCAGGTTTCATCAACTCTTCAACATTGGGAATCTTTGGCTGTGCTGGTGGTTGTCCTGTTCTAAGATCCCTAAATCTACTAGCCTTCTCTAGATATTCTCTATCCTTATCACTAAGATTATCCATATCTAGTTTCGGTGCCGATACCTTACCCATTAAATTACAATAGGTAACTGCTTCATCATATGATACACTACCAGCAGATCTATACTGATTAATTAATGCAATCTCTTCCTCAGTAAGATATTTTGATAGATCCTTCGGTAATAGAGATTCTACCGGCATCACAGAAGAAACAGACTCATTAGTATTATTAGCTACAGGATGTTCATCTGCTGCAACTCTCTTAATACTGTCACTAATAGTACTAGAACCACTACCAATAACACTACCATTACTATTTGGTACATTGGCATCTCTCTTACCCAATACATAAGTATTAAACAATCTAGTAGCTTCTGGCTCATACTTATCAAGGATAGGTGTAATCTGATCCTTAATTGACGGATACTGATATAGCAGATACCATCTCACTGCATGTAATCCACTATCATTAAGATTCTGTACATCCATGAAGATACTACAATAAAGACTCACTTCATATGCCAATAGTACATTCATATCGATCCACATAGTCATATACACACACTGTAAATTATACCTATCTTCATCCGTGAAGTTAAGGATATATTCATCTGGTGTAATACGACAGAAATCAATTACCTCGTAATCAAAGGCATTCTTAATGATAGTTGGCGCCGAGATATGTGGCTTCTTTCTATCTTCGTCAGTAATAGGTGCCCTCTCTGTAATAGTAGATACAATATTAGATACATAGCCCTGTAGTTCTAAAAAGGTCTTATGTACTAATTTATTAGTAGGCTCAAATACACTAACATCATAATTCTTCATCGCAAAGTAATCGGGGCGTATAACTAGAGTATTAGGATCATAGTCCAATACCGGCGCCTCTTCTACTGGCTGTTCCTGATTCTGCGATGAAAAATCATTAGTATTAACTGCATACTCTTGCGCCATCTGCTCATCCATGTCCTGCAGATACTTATCATACTCTTCATCAAATTCATTAGGATATGCTGACACCGCCGCTACTTCTACTACTACTGAATCATTCTGCTGCTTTGGCTGTTCTACTACTGACACCGCCACTACTTCCTCTACTGTATTATTACTAGTAGGAAATACTGGATCAGTATTTACTGTCATTTCTGGTACTTCAATAGTATCATTCAATATCTCTGGATCAACTGTAATATACTTAGGAGTATCCTCCTTCTTATACATACCCAATCCAGCAGGCTTATTATAATCATCTAGACGATGATCATTAGTAGTAATAGTGGGCACCGATGATTCTACTGCTTCTATATGTTTATCAGGATCACCATCCCCTTCATCAACACTATTATCATCACCATCATTATCGGTAACAACTGTATTATTACCAGTAACGGCACTCTTAATACCACTAACAAGTACCTCAGTATTCTTAACGTGCTTGAGACTACTTTCTGAAATATCCTTAATAGTCTCCAACTCTTTTAACATGCGCGTCATAAGGATAATACTGGCAGTTTGGAAATCATGATTACTAATACGATTCTCTCGTTCCATTTGCTCTAAAGTACTCCCTTCTTTTGGTTGATTGCAAGCTTCATTAAATACTCTAGATAAATCTTCAGTGCCGCCGGCCTCCTCAAGTAACATCTTACTAATAGATAATCTTGCCTCGAGATCCTTAATATCCTCAGCTAATCCAACTCTCTTATTATAGCCATCCTCGTATTCCTTACTAACTTGCTTTACATAGTCATCATGATGCTCCTGGAGAATCTGATTGTACTCTTCTTCAGTAACGCCGATACTATTTGCAGACATAGTATCAAATACTCTACTATTACCATCGACATCCAATGTCATTAATTCTTCATCAATGGTACTAGGAAAGTTAGTGTATTGTCTATGTATTGCTTCAGTAATATGCTTCTGCTGTAGATCCATCTTCTCAATAGTGGATGCATCGGCTTTTACTGTAATAGTATCAAATTTCTTACTATTATTATAAGGGAGACTACCATGCTTCTTCTTCTTAATGAAGTCTATGATACTATTAAGCTGTGTCTTGAATGTATCAATGTTATCTCTATAGAAGACTTGAAGATTGTATTCGCCGCTGCGATTATTGATATTGTTATTAAGAGCCATTACTCCATTAGTAATATCTCTATATGACTCCTCTCGATCCAATACCATACACATTTGTCCAGCAATGTAATCATAGTCCATAAACGGCGCAATAGTAGTAGCAAAGTCATATAGATCACCAGTATTACCTATATTATGAAAGACAGTATAGTTATCTTCCTTGTGACTCTCTCTATTAAAGATAGTATAGCAATTTCTAATGGCATCTTCTACAAAGAGACTCTTTGCTTCTTCAATAGATAGAGAAGGATTCTCTTCAACGAGTCTTCTAATAGGGTTACCACCATAATGAAGATCCACTATCATGCGCTTCATAGTATCGTGTACATAATGCAATACATCTTTAGCAAACATGTACATAGTTTGAATAGAGGGCTTAAGCAATCCAACAGTGTAATCAATGTTATTATAGATCATTAGCATCATTGGATCTTCATACATACCATATACACAACCACCAACACTTTTGTCTCCTACTATATCAGCAAATCCAAACTTAGCATTAGTCATTCCAAATAGAGATGTAATTGCAGGTTTACCATTAAAACTATGTCCTGCAAATAACCTATCTAGTATATCTCTAAAGATGCCACAGAGATTTGGATTCTTATACATAATTCTAGAACCTTTATAGTACTTGGCAATCAGCGGTCCATTAGTAAGATCAAAGCCAAAGCAATGGGCACTATTTCTCTTAATAGCCATATACTTAGACGGCGCAATCTTTGGATCCAGTCCGCGTAGATTGGAATGATAATTATGTACTGCAAGTCTATATAGATTAATAATCCTTACCATCAATGACCTTACTGCAATCTTATCCTGGTACTTGTTTATAAAGTCACCAAGTGCCTGCTCACACCAAGTACCACAATAACCAACACCCTGTGCGCATTCATCAGTCATGGACTTAAAGAAACTAATATCGTAATTGGTATTATGATTAATACTATTGAGTAATACTGCTTCTTCTGGATGATTACCAATATAGTATCTTACTGCATTCATATACAGTAGATATAGATTGCGCCCCATTGCCACTTCATAGTATTTACTACTACCAAGAGTAGCGTATACTCTATTGAGATTACCATTAAGAAGATTATAGCCAATGTTCTTAAAGTAGGTTTTATCTAGTAATGGTAATACACATTCCATCCTCTTACCAAGGATAGAGCTCATACTATCTCCCACCATAATATCTTTAAGAGCATGGTGGATCATATTGGATACATATGTTAGTTCTCTATCATCATCAACATAGTGTTTAAATGCGGCGGCCATTGCCTGTATAGTATAAGAGCCGGCCATTGGTGCCAATGCAAATCCCACATTGGGTAATATGGTACCAATCATTCTACCATTAGTAATCTCATAGAATAGAGTACACTTCTTACTAACACCCTCAACATGATCATCGTATAGTCTATTAAGATCAGTAAGCGCCGCATTTACATCATTGTTATAAATGGCCATCAGTTTCTTATAGTTACTATAGTAAAAGTAACCATCAGAATACCAAACTCTAAGATGCAATCCATATGTTAGCCATTTGATTCTCTGCGCCACCATAATATCTTCATTGATATTACCATCCTTCTTAGAATGCAGGCGCTCGTTCCAAATACCATAACCATTGGCGTTGATATATGTCATTAGAAGAGCATATCTCTTCATAATGGTCCATAAGGATTGCGGTCGCTGTAATCTTCTCTGTGGATATGGAGCATTCTGATATGTATTGGTTTGAATGTTATCCAGAGTAATATGAATACAATACACTAAACTAGTATACAAATTAATAATACTCATATAACTATGATAGCTATTATGCTTATGTAAAGTATCGCTATCATCATTACCACCATTGGCATGCATATCTACAAAAAGATTGATATTGTCTTTGAGAATCCTAGTATTATCAAGGCCATAGAGATCCTCATAGTGCTCATCTCTGAGAATCGACTTAGAAAACACTACATTGTTATAAGATGGCGCCTCTCCATTAAAGAATACTTCTGCACCCAGATTATTCATATGGAGATAGCATGCTTCCTGTAATGCATCTGCAAATAATCTAAGGGATCTGGAAGTATCAGGATCTCTAGCAATACTATCATAAGAGATAGCAAATGTTGCTGCATCAAAGTATCTAAGGTCCTCTACCTTATGAAAGAACTCGGTAAGAAGAACCATCGCCTTCATAAATACAAATGGTCTATTCTTATCGGTAATTTCTTCAGTAACTACATGAGTATATGATCCATTAGGAACAGCATAGCTATCAATCTCATTGGGATCAAGAGTGCCATTATGAATCTTATCCTGGTCAAAATTACAGGCGCTATAGTTCCTCATAAGTACTGGAAGTACTCTTTCAATATGCTCACTTACAAAGTCTTTAAGGAACTCTTCATCTACCACTTCATCAAACCAATCATAAGCATTCTGTGTACTAAGATGCTTATTATTATCATTGGCAATATACTCAATGAAGGTTTCCAGTGGCTTAAGAAATCTATTTCTATAATCATCAGCATCACAAGACATAGCCTCCTTTACTGCCATGATAGTAAAGGCAGTAAACATGATATTGGCTGCTGGAGACTGTATACGATACTTATAGCAGGGACTAAGAGCATACTGTAATAATCTTGTGGCTCTAGAAAAGACCACATTATATTGATATCTATAATGACTCATTACATAGTCGCCAATCTGATTAGAAGCACAGTTATCCATCATAACTTGCTCTTCATTATGGCACTGTGTATATGTACCAGCAGGGGCCGCTAGATACTGATCCATTGGAAAACCATCGAATTCAAACTTGTTTCTAAAGTTGGGCATGTTTAGGATATTTCTAAAGGATTGGCAATTAGTTAAAGCATTTACCGGCGCCGACTTATCTGCTTTGATACTTTCTTCCATCCTATCAAATACTACATCCAGTAATACATCATAGAGTAGATATCCGCGAGTCTGATCGCGTGTCTTAACCTGATCGATAGTATTCCTTTCGATCTCCTGATCACGAAGTTCTTGCTCAGTCATATGGAAGTTATTGTGCTTTAGGAACTTGAAGTATTGCTTCGGATTCTGCAATACATACATGAAGTTCTTAGTGTAGTCATCACTAAAGAGATACTGTTCATTTCTATATACTGTTTCATAACCATAATCATCATCTTCAATAGGATAACCATCACTATCAAAGTGCTTAGCAATCTCATTCTTCGGAACAATCTTTCTATTATACTTACTAGTATCAGTAACCGTCATCCACAATGGGATATTCATCTGGTTACCTCTCATAACATAATTCTCTTTCTTGAATATACGATCATAGAGGCCCCTTTCCATAAATGGATCAGCTTCCATTATATAGAGAGGTTTCTCTGGGCCATCCTGATAGGCATATGGATACAGTAAAGGATTTACTTGGATATTGGAGCTGAAGAAGTCAGTAGTGTACCCAATATGACTCTTCTTGACTTGCAGTTCGCTTTTAACGAAGGCTTCAATACGCTGAGTCAGGTAATCCTTATAGTAACCATTATATGTATTGAATGGAAAAGAACTGCGCGGCGCAATAGTACACATACTATATGTAAACTTGTTATGGAAGTAGGGAGAAATTCTAGGAGACATACAGAGATCATTGATATAATTGGTATCCATAATCTCTCCAGTAACCGGATGCTTTACCTTACCAACATAGGTATCGCTTTGGATATCATAGCGGCCCTCATCTCTAAGATCATAGCGTTTTCTATAGATATAACGAAGGGCATTATAAGTATTAAGAACTCTGATATTATTGGGGTCATAAGTACCACCAGCAACAACATTATGGCGCACATCATAAGCCTGCTTAGTTGCAGACAAGTACATTAGCTGATCAGTATCAATACAAGATTCCTCAAGACTCTTGCGCCGCTCTTTTTCGAGTCTCTTGTTCAACTGATCCATACTCTCGTTATGATAGTCGTCGCTCTTCATGATCTCTTTTTCCATTGCTGCTACTTATCCCCCATCATATATTAGAATTGGTAGTGAATGTATGGCTCACTCATTGCTTATGGTTATATTATAACATAACGTCAACTAAAAATCAACTACTGCTTCTTTACCAATTTCTTTAACTAGTATCTGTAGCTGTGGAAGTACATCGAGTACTGCGCACTTCTTTATCATGATTTGATATAAGTAGGTTACAAATACCTCAAATAACATCTTTGGACCAATTCGGCGCCGCACTCTATTAATCTCATCCTTATAAAAGTGATCAAACAGATAAAACAACAACAACTTTGCCATGAAGATAGTAGTCTTATGCGACATGATCCTACCCAGACTACTAGTCTCATCGAATGTCATATATACATCATTCTTAATAGCATCATGTAGTATCTGATACTGATAGCACATATCATCGATCATATACTGCTCAATAGTAATTTGATGATCTTGATGATATTCATTGTAATAAGAGATGGCCATATTGATAATGTCATTCAATGTATATGTATCTGGAATCTTATCAAATGGATTATCGTGCCTGTTAAGTAATGATACATATCTCTTAATACCACTAGAATGTATCGGTGCGGCAGAAGTAATCTTAGTATGCATCCACGCAATATTATGAGCAAATTCATTCAATGAATGATGTACATTGAATCTACATGCAGTATCTCTGTAATCTTTCCCAGAATACTTGCCCATACGAGGATTACCTTCAATAAAGTATGTTTCTTCTGCATTGTGTACATCATCGATATAATAGTATTGCATAGTGCTATCATACTTCATACGGCAGTTATTTTTTGTTAAGAACTCTGCAATATCTGCCTTCTGCCATCCCTTTTTATACAACTGTGTTTCCTTATAATAGCCATCGATAGTTTTATACTTACTCTTACTCATAATACTACACCATTCCCTTCAAGAATCATGTTTGGTAAACAAATATATGATGAATTTGCAATTTGCATATTTGCCATTCATTAGTAACTATTTTAACCTATTACGGTGGGAGGGCAAGTTTTAGTTGTTAAGTAAACGTCCATCAGTTAAAGAGATGTTTCAGGCGGCGCAAGCGGTTCGTAATGGCGGCAATGTAATCTCATTGGATCCAAATAAAAGAAACACCGGCGCAGTATTACCTAGTGGAGTACCTATTCCATCCACAATACCCAATGTACCCAATGAGAGGATTCTACAAGCTTTTTCAATCATTGATGCACATACTCGTTACATTAATAACAACACAATCATTGAGAACCTAAACACTGCTATTCATATCATTAGTACTATTATAGTATCACAATATCAAAACTGGCACGCTGATGAGAAGGTATTCATTGATCTAGTTGAAGACTACTTACCATTGTTTATGGTACCACCACCAAAGACCAAGAAAGAAGAATACAAAAATATCAATAAGGATATCAAGAACTATATCATCTATAGTTGTTTGATATACCTAGCAGTCTACAACAAAGATCCCGCTCTTATGAAGAAATACAATAGTAAGATTCAATTATCAGTGAAGGCTATCATTAAGTACGCTAGAGAAAGTGAGGAAGCGCCGGCGCCAACTACATCTACTAATACAAAGCCAACTAAAACACCTGTTACTAATAAAACATCCAAATAACTTCACCATACACGTATTATAACACACATGTTATAATAAAGCAACCCCCATTTCTCAATCATTGGAGGTGAAACTTATTCCAACTTACAAGTACAACCCTGATCCAACGAAGGATCCCTATTTCATTCACATTAATGGTAAGATGATTATCAAGGATCAAGAATTTGAACTTGATGGTTATCTATCAGAAGCAATCATGGAAGCAGATCATATTGAATTTGTAAAAGATGAGCCATATATCTCTCCAATCATATGTAGTAAAACTGGCGCATCTATTGATCTAGAAGTACCTGATTGCGGTGACCCTGTTGATATTATAGTATATGTACCTACTGGTGGCAAGTGCAAAGTTTACTTCAATAATAATATTGCTACTGAAAAGTTCATTACTGTTACTAATAGCGGGCCCATTATGAGAAGTGTATCTACTCATACCTTCAAAACCATTAATGGTAGAGGTTCGGGAGAATGTTGCATTGCCGTAGTGCCTGCAACACAATACGCTGGTAAAGAGATTCCAATGTTTGTTAATGGATAGTTGGTATTGGTGATATGATATCAACTATCTTATTAATTATTGCTATTATTGGATTTCTAATAATGATGGCGCCGATAGTTTACTGGATCTGTATCTATATCAAGACCAAGAACCAGTATATTACTACTATGATGCACGCTAAGAAGTTTGCACATGTACTCAAAATAACTCCATGGATATATAAGCAAATTGAACTATCTACTGATAGTATCTTTGGTAGAATGCAATATGAGGCTACTAATAGTACTCCTCCTAATAGAACTATTTCTAATGAAAGATACCTAGAAGCAATACAAGCTATTAGAACTCACTTCTATGGCACAGTACCAATTGGCATTGCTAAAGATATGATGTTTGAGTACATTGATGCAAAGCAAATTGATATCCTTATTATGAACCAGTTTACTAAGGCTAATAGCGGATTCTTTAAAATTGAAAGTAGTAGCAGCGCCAATAATAACACACCTATCCCATAAAGGAGGTGAAGATACATACCACCAAGCAATAACAAAACTAATCCATTACAGAATGCTAAGGATACTCTCAATACTATATCTGGATTACCACCCATTGATGTAGATGGACTGATTACTAAGCTATTAAAGAAGACTGAAGATTCTATAGCCAATCAAGTAGATTGGAAGAATATCTATCAGTCCTTATCATCTGATAACAATAACAAGGACATCAATGAAGTAGTAAAGCAGATTAGTTCATTGGACTTTATATCATCGGCGTCGCATATGGATCGCCTTAATAAGTATAAAGAGTTCATGATGATACTTAAGAAGGTTCCAGTTATTAAGAAGATACTACGATTGTATACTTCTAATATATTGGCGCCCGATGATATAACTAAGGTATCTCTTAAGACAGTACCAAAGGATCCTACTATCAATAAGCTAGATGAAGAGTATTCATCTATCGAAGTAAAGTATCGTATGATTATGGATCGTATAAACATTGAAGATCACCTATATAACATTGTGTTTAAAACTCTGTTCTATGGTGATCTGTTTGTCGAGATTCTCAGCTCTAAGCGATACTTACTTCAAACTATCTATAATCTACAGATACCTATTCTAGATAAGCATGTTAAACTTAATGAAAGTCTCAATGATCAATATGATGATTCATTAACCATTAACATGTATAATGGCAGTAGTAGTGATAGTATACGCGCCACTAATGAAGACATTGCATATCAGGTACATATTGAATGGCAGAAACCAATATACCAGCAGATCAATGAAACTATACAATTTGCCAATAATTACTTCAATAGCTATTTAGAGTCATTGGATATCAATGAAAGTAACTTTACTAGTAAGGTTAAATCCAATGGTATACTAAAATACATATGTGAAGAGTTCTATGGTACATTGGATATGCTATCTTCATATGATAACTTAGTAGCCTTTAGTGAAGCGGCTAATGAAGGATTTACTAATACTACTATTGACAGTAATAGTAATAATAGCGCCGAAGAAAACCAAAAGCAATACTCTTTAGATTACTTACCAGTACAATCAACACTATCTTCATTGCATATCAAGATACATACGCCGGATAAGATCATCATTCTCAAAGACGATGAAGTAGAATACGGTTATCTGTTTATCAATGAAGGTATTAGTAGTGTTAATAATGCTTCTAATAGTAATAGTGGTAATAGAAACTCTAACATCTCTGTTGGTGGAGTATCCGCTGATGCTGTTATCAGTAGTAGTAACTTCATTAACTCTACTAATGCAATGGCAATGTTTACTAACAATGGCAGTAATAGTAAAGCAGATCACGCTAGACAGATATCCAATAAGATATATGATTACATTGTTAGTAAGTTCCAGGAGTATGAGGGCGACGTAAATATCAATAACTTATCGCCCAATTTACAGATGCTCATTGCAGATATCTTAAACAATGGATCCAATAGCATTACTATTAGATATATCCCGCCGCTCAATATACAGCAGTTTAAGATTGAGGGTACTGGATTCAACAATCCTTATGGTGAGGCTATTACAGAGGATCTATTGTTTAGGGCTAAGATGTTACTAGCTGATGATATCAATGGTATTGTAAGTAAGTTAACATCTTCTGGTAAGAGATTGTTATGGACTGTTACTGCTAATACTCACCAACAAGCAGCCAATAGAATACAACAACTTAGCAAGGCAGTAAATAAGAAGACAGTATCTGTTGATAACTGTATTGATATTATGAACTCCGCTATCTTTCAAAATGATAACATCTATACTGCTAAGGTTAATGGAGAGCGCCAAGTTGAATTAGAAACTCTTGATCTAGGAAGCAATACAGATAATACTGATTCCAATATGTATATGATTAAGCAGTTGATTACTGGCGCCGATGCTCCACCGGCACACCTTGGATATGAAGAATGGACTTCTGGCAAAAACACTCTTTCTAATGAGAATGTAGTCTTCGCACAAAGTATTATTGGATATCAGAAACAATTTTCAAACAGTATAACATCACTAATACAAAAGATTTATCTAGCAATCTTTGGGTATACCAATGACTTTAATCTCAATTTCAAGAATCTACTCATTGCACTAAACTCTCCAAGGAGTATTGCATTAGCAACCTTTGCTGACAATGCTACCAGTCTATCTACTATTATATCTGCTATGTCTGATATCAAGGAGATTCCACAGAAGACATTTATCAACATGTTCTGGCCAGAATTATATGATAAAATTAATGAGGCAGAGGCTTTGTTACAGAAGCTTAATGATGGTAGTAAGAAGAAGGGTGGCGGAGAAGGCGGCGCTGATGATTTAGGTGGTATGGGAGCAATGGGTGGAGGCGGTGGCAGTGATTTAGATATTAAGAATCTAGAGGCATTAGGTAATGGAGAAGAAGGAGGAGGAGCAGCTGAAGGTGGCGCACCAGAAGAAGCTCCATCTAAATAGAAAGGTGGTGCCATATAATATATCATAGCTATGGATAATGAAGATTACGCTGCCATTGTGGATAGATTTGATAGTATTGTAGATAACATTACAATGCCATCTAGTATCAATACACATAAATCCTATTTAGACTCTCTTAACATAAGTAACAATAGTAGTAATAGAACTCCAAGTGCAATGATGGATAGTATACATAATATTGCTAGATCTTTAAAGATTACTCCATTGACATACGTAGATGAATCTAAGTTCTATAGCTATGTAGATGCTGCCTATAAGATATACCAGCAATTACTTAATAACAATGATAAGTTCTCTAAGAGGAATGCATGGTTAATAGCTAACATAGCTATGTTTAATTGGTATTATAAGATGCTATTAGGAACATCTCTTACTGGTAGAGAAGTGGAAAGGGAGGTTGATCAGGCGCTAAGATCTCCAATATACTATTCTATAGTAACATGTCTAATGGGACTTATTAAGTCAGTAGTAACAATGGCAGTTATATACTATGGCACCACTATGTTACCAAATAACGATATCACTGAAAAAGGGCGCCTTATTTTCTTTGGTTACTATATCATATCAATGATCATCAACCTTATTAAGATATCCATTAGGATATATAGAGGCACTGATGAATCTCTCGATGTAGTAAAACCAATTATTAGTTAGATATTGTGAGGTGAAGTAAACATCTCATCAAATCGCGAAGTACTAGAAAAACAGTTGCTAATGCAAGTACTACTAGAAGACTTCGACATGTCTGAAATAGATCAACTGATACACGAAGCACTTAGTGATGATGTTAATGATCTTATTAAGATTGCAGACATTGATAAAGAAACCAAAGAAGCATCAGATAGTACTACTGATGACATTAGTAACATCCTTGGTATTGATAATATATTGGCTAAACTAGATGCAGAAGATGATGGCGATGATGGCGCCGATAGTAATGATAATGATACTTTAACAGTAAAACTCACTGAACCAAAGAGCATTGAAGTTAATGTTGCTACTATGGTATCGCCAGATACTCCTACTACTACTCCATCTTATGATGATCTAGATAGCAACAATGATAAAGAAGTATCAGTATTGTTACATCCTAATGATAGTACTAGTAATGATACCACTACTGATAAAGAACTTGATGTTACTATTAGAGATAGTAGCGACGCCAATAATAAAGACGCCAATGATATTACTAATACTAAGGAACTAGAAGTAAAGATCAATAATACTGCTGATTTAGAAGTTGGTATCAAGACTGATAAGAATACGGATAGTAACAACGACGATGACGATAAAGATACATTCAATGTACGTCTAGTTAACGATAGCGATGCTGATAAACAAACTGATATGTTTATTCAGCGCCGCGATAAGCTTATCAATGACAAAGATCCCAATCTACAATTATCAGTGTGTATTAAGGTTGTTATGGAACTAAAGGAATCATTAGAACGCCTTATATCACATGCCCCTAATGAAACTATGTTAGTTAAGACTAAGTATGTTATTGGTAATATATTAGAAAACATACTATCCAATAGCAATATGCTACTCAATGATCAAGATAAGATGAAAAGCGTTGTATATAAGGTGTTTGATCTAATCATCAGCCTCAATAAGTATATCAAAGAAAGATTCGACGATATACAAGATACTGTCAATGATGGATCCAAATCTACCGAAGATGGCGCCATATCAAAACAAATTACAGACGTTGAGAGCAATATCGCTAAAGACAATAATAATATTTCTTCTTCTAATACCAATACAGTTGTTGGCGGCACAGTAAATCATACTGCTGCTACAGAGAAGAAGGTTCCAAACGTTAACAAGAAAAAGTACTAATAATGTAGAATGAGGTGGTGTAACTAGTATATATGTCAGTTTGCTTTCTTAATGAGTGGAATGAAGGTTCCATTCTCAATGAAATGAATGTAGCAGATGATGGCTACGATACATACAAAATCAAAGGCAAATCTCGTCTACAGACTATCAATGAAGTAAATAGTAATAGGCGTATCTATGGTATGGCTATTGCAGAGAGATTCGTTGAGTCTGCTAATGAGAAGATTGCCAAGAATCGGATGCTTGGTGAAATGGACCATCCAACTATTACTAATCCTAAGGATCCAGGTCAGCTAAAGCGTCAAATGGTGGTACTCTTTGATAGAGTATCTCATAAGTTCAATAAGATGTGGATTGAGGGCAATAGTATTCTATCGGAACTAGAAACTACATCTAATCGCAATGGTGTTGATCTAGCTAGGATGGCATACATTGATAAAATTCCTATTGGATTCTCTTGTAGGGCAATGGGTAAGGTACGCCCATCTTCTATGGGCAAGGGTATTGTAGAAGTTATCGAACCCACGCACTTCGTGACATATGATAGTGTAACTGATCCTTCGCATAAAACAGCACAACTTACTGATATCACTAATGCAGTCAGTGCCATGAATAACATTAACAAGATTTGTACTACTAATGTTAGTGAAGCTAGTAATATTGCATTGGATGAATCAGTATCCTTTATAGAATTTAGTGATCTTTTTGAGATGAAGAATCCAATGGATGGTATTCTAAAGCGCTTCCTAGGTGATTAGATTCACCCATACTAGTATAAACTAGTTTGCAAACTACAACAACTGCTGGTAACTTCTAACGAATAAGTTACTAAAATGTATTGGCGAAAGATCCAATAGCTTTAGTTAACAAAGTTTATGATGATATAGTAAGTCAATCTACTATATCAATAACAATGAATGTTCAGCAGGATAGTGATTACAATCACTTCTTCAACGACTATATAGGTGCATATGCGCTGAAATGTGTAGCACTCTTTGAGTGATGATATAGTCTGTGCTAGTTGTAACCAATTAGTAAAAAGATCACAATAAATCTTATTAGAACTGTAAATACGAGTTGCTTTTTATAACTCTTTACTATATAATAGAACATATAAATGAAGCGGTGTTGTCATGTTTCATATTTTATATAGTAAGGAGGTGATCGGATTGAAAGTTTTCCGCGGGTTTAAAATAAGACTTAAGCCTACCAAACAGCAACAGCGTCAGATGGTTAATACAGTTAAGGCATGTATTTGGGCTTGGAATTGGGCCAGGCAAGTGAATATCAACCAAATTGATTGCGCCAAAGAAAAACTTAGCGGCTTTAAGATACGCGCCAAGTTTTCTGAATTACGCAATAAAGAAGGTAAGTTCCAATGGCTAACACAACAGCATATACCAATTAAGGCTATCAATGAAACCTTCAACATTTTCGATAAGGCTTATAGAAAAAGTTGCTATCATATTGTTCGCAATAAAGATGGCGCCCCTATTACTATCAATGGTAAGCCTTGGTATGTGTTGCATAGTCATCCAAAACGCAAAGACATGAACCTTAATATTCCTCGTTATGGTTATCCAGAGGGATCAGATAGAGTTTATTTTAAGGATAATAAGCACGTTTGCCTATCTAAACTAACCAATATGAAATGTTCCTGGACATACGAAGATGTATTACCTATTGGACGCGATACTACTAAACCAATCAAGAACCCACACGTTATTTTTGATCATGGTTTTTGGTATCTATGTTTTGTTATGGAAGTGGAAGTAGAGCCGAAGCCATTAAATAACTTTAAGGTGGGAGTAGATGTAGGCCTTAAGCAACTAGCTGTTATTAGTTATGATATTAGTACTAAACATAAGGCTTTCGATAATGTTAATAAGAGTTCGCGCATCAAACGCCGTGACCGCCGTAAAAAGCATTTACAACGCAAGCTTTCTCATGCAAAATTAAAGAATGGTAAGCGCAAAGATTGTGAAACTGGTGGTATGAGAAAGAAGCGCAGCTCTATTAACAAAATCGAAAAGAAGCTTACAAACATACGTGATGACCATATACACAAAGTTACTAGAAAGATTGTAAATCTGCGTCCTAAAGAGATTATACTTGAGAACCTTAGAATTAAAAACATGCTAAAGAATAAACACCTGGCGCTGGCAATTCAAGCTATCAAATGGTGGTTTTTTAGATACTGTTTAACATATAAGGCGCAAGCTCTTGGGATACTAGTAACGCTAGCAGATACACTCTTTCCCAGTAGTAAGATGTGTTGCTGTTGTGGTCATATTAATAGATCACTAAAGCTATCAAATCGTGTGTTTGAGTGCCCCTTATGTCATATACGTATAGATCGTGACCTTAATGCAGCTAGAAACCTCGAACAGTATAGTAGCTCCTCTTAAAGCCAAGATTGTAAATCCTTAATAGGCTACTATATATGTAGGAAGATGGTGCGTCCGATTTTATGCCGCCAGAGAACCATACGGCTTTATACCTTCAGTACAATAATTATGGTACTACTTCATAATTATTGGTGAAGGGGTTCGATGATTGCGGAATACACACTTTGCAATTCGTGTTTGCACCAGAAGCTTACTATAATGAAAATTTCAGTGAGAAGCAAAAAGTAGAATGTGGTAAATCTGTTATGGATAACATCCTAAAGAGATTCATGAGTACTTCTGGCAAGAAAAGTGGTATTAGTACAGTAAAGGATCTTAATGAGTCTAATGTACATGATCTGATGACTGATTATGCATATACTCATAAGACTGAATACGATACTAGCGAAAAGATTCGTAAAAAGATTCTAAAGTATCTGTACTTGTAATTATGTAGTGGAGCGCATCTATATGATGAGATCTACTACTAGTAGTAATAAATATAATGTTATTGTTACAGAAGATCTGAATCTTGCTGCATTGAAAACCAATGCGCGCAATACTTACGATGCACTAAAAAGTTTAACTAAGAAGGCACTACTATTAGTAAAGTCTACTATTAATATGGTTAAGATTCCACAATTAGTAGATACTATACTATCCTTCGTTAGATCAATACCTATAGTAAATGTACTAGTACCGAATCCTTCTAATGAAGAAGCGCGCGTAAAGGAAATGGTTAGTGTAACTGAAATAGGAGATATTGTAACTACTTTAGCCAACATTACCCAGTTTCTATTTACTACTATATGGAAGCTATTACCAGCAAGTAATGCTTTCAAGAAGAATATCATTATGCCAATCTTTAACTACAATGACAGGCTTACTTTCATGAGATCTTTATATAAGATGATGGTAGATTCTTCAGTACCGCTCAAATATGCCAAGGCATATATTATCATTATGACACTGAGGATTCCAATCTATAACATCTTGTTTGTATTTAAAAGCTTTTGGAGTAAAGAGAAGTCTGATCCTACTATGGATGATAAAACACATCCATGGACCTCTGGTAATCCTGTTTACGATAAAGAAACTGGTATGAATGAAACAGAGCGCCGCATTCATAAGAAGATACAGCTATTTATACAAATACATAAGACTGCTACTACTGATGTAGAATCTTCATATAGGTTAACTAAGACTATCATTAAGGATTCTATAATGGGCATAGTGGTGCCTTTTCTATTACCAATGTTTAATTTCTTTAGGATATCCTTTGGTATTGGCAATGAAGAAGGATCGATGTTTTATATGTTAGATGGTATGATCAAAACAGTGCTTATCATCTACTACTATTATTTTCTAATTACTGCAATGATATTATCTTCCTTGGCAGTTGATAAGGAAGAAAGCAAAGCAACAGCTAATTAGCTCGTTATTATATTAGAATATGGAGGACAAGGTATGGCAGGAAAAAACAGCAATAATGTACAGTCACCTGCGGCGCCGGATGGTATCTTACCTATTGATTTCGATCAGGTACCAAATGGAATGCCCACTATGACTACTCCATCACAACAACAAACACAACCAACTGGTCCTATTCCAGGAGGTTTATTGAAACAAGCTGCTGATACTAATCTTTCACCAGCAATGCAGGCAGCTATTGCATCTACACCATCAATAAATACTATGTCTTCTTATATGAAGGCGCCGGAACCAACTATCAATGATGGTCCAGTATCTATTAGTCTGGATGTTAATATCAAGGATGTAGATATTGAGCCCAATAAGAAATACTTTGTAAGATTACCTCATAGTGGTCATGAATTCAATGTACGTGGTCTTACTGTTGAGGAAGAAGATACTATCAAATCTTCCAATAGCAGTACTAAGCGCGCTGCTGAAACCATTATGAAAGTACTATACAATTGTATTAGTAATGATGTTAAAAGCAAAGGCCAACCATTTGAAAACTATGATTCCTTTATTCGTAATATCTCTCTAGCAGATAGGGACACCATTGTACTAGCAGTAATTCAACAGACATATGAATCTACTCATGATATGAATGTACGGTGTTCTAGATGTGGTAAAGGATTTACTGAATCAGTGTGTCTACCTGAGTGTATTACATATAAACACTATATGGGTAAAGCACCGATCCTGCAAAAGCGACATATTCTTACCTTCCCACAATTAAAGTGGAAAATGTATCTTAAGATTCCTACTGTGTATGATGAACTTAAAACTCTCAATACCAATCAGATGGTTGCAGATCTACAGAAATCGGCCGATTATATCTTCATTGATAAACTGGAATATGTAATGACCACGGATCATGGACAGGTACTAGAAGATACTATTACCAATTGTGCTCAGATCTATGGTATGATTAAAGGACAGCCGGCTATTATTAGAAAGCGCATTGATAAAGAATACGATGCATTTAGGGGAGAGTATGGAGTGGTAGGTTCCTATGAAACGGTATGCAAATATTGCGATTCCCCAATTACCGTTAACATAGTGCCTATCGCACACTTTCTGTACCTGGTACAATAAGGCAGTTAAAGTAGGTCTTACTCTAGAAGACTACGCCGAGATTGGATACAATTCCAATAAGTACCATGAACAGATACTCTCTACTATATCAGTAGCGCAAGAGTTTCTGGGATTGTCATATAATAGTATTCTAAAAATGCCACTAAAGGATTTCTATGCACTGCTTAGAATCAAAAGTACTGAAGAAAAGCAAAAGCAAGAATATCTGCAGCGGCATCAAATGAACAATATGAATAGTCTAAGATCTAAGGAAACTAGAATTCGATTAGCATAATGCAATATATGTTTGGATGTGATATAACATCAAGCAACCTATTCATTCATGGTATCCAATGTTTGACAAAGATGGTAACTTTGTAGAACTCTATGGGTGGGACGTTGTGCTACGTCACATCTTTACTGTATTAGTAACTAGACCTGGTAGTAGACAATGGCAGCCGGAATTTGGATGCAGGTTATTGGATCTACTATTTGATAATACATCTAATGAATCCTCATACAATGATATCATTAAGGATGCATTTCGGTGGATTCCATATGTGACTCTTACTAAGGTTAATAGCAAATTACAGAAGATGACTAATGGTAGCGGTTATAAATTATCTATTGCGCTTACTGTATCATATGCAGGTGAGACGAAGCATGTTTCGTTTATTATACCGCCGCAGATGGATCTACTGAATGGGCAGATCCATTCTATCAAGGTACAAAGGTAATAGTATATTATGATACATGCACATAGATCTATAACCAATGACTACATTAAAGACTACATAAATCTCACCCATAGAGTTTACCCATCTTTTATAAGCAAGCTATCTAGTACATACTATTCTTTAGATGTTACTAATAGTAACATGAATGAAGACTTATTATCTATATATAAAGATGTATCTGATCCAAAACACGGTGGAAAGTATAGCGTAATATACAATGTACCATTACATACTTCCACTAATAGTAATCTAGAAAATAGTAATACTGAGAAGGGCGCTGGTATTATTGAATCTAGTAAGATTACAGTAAATATGGATCCATTGATTAACATAGTACCAAAAACTGGTGATCTACTATGTTTCAATACTGAAATTACCAGTTACTTTGGTGTATATAGAGTGACAAATATCGATACATCTTCTACGATAATGGCGCCCTATACTAGATTATCAATAGAACTAGTACCAAATGTTACTATAGAATCTCTAAAGAGGTTTGTAATAGAAGAGTTGGCGTTTGTAACCAACTATCATCATATATTTAGAAAGGGGGACACTTTACTGATCATATCACTGCAAAAGAAGATCGATGAATATGTAAACTACTTCAATGAAATATACAATCATAAGTTAGATGCGCACGTAGATTATGATCATAGGGTGTTCCTAGAATTTGAAAAGGCGCTTAATGATCTGTTTAGTAAATATATGGCGCATACTAACATGTTACATATTAACAGATCTTTTCTATGTGATAACTTACTTAATTACTATGATGAGAATAACATCTTTACTCAAATGCTAGATCCAAATAAGACTATTGATACTAGTGTAATACCAATGTGTACTACTAGTATCAGAAGACTTGATAAAACACGGCGCCGCACTATCAATAACAAAGCAATCATCTATCGATTACTTAACTCCAATAGTGCAAAAGATAAGATCATTATGGATAATCCAATACTACCAAAGTATACTATTGATAATATAGACGCCTTAGCAGACTATAGTAAATGGTCTACTATAACTAGTGAAAAGTTCTTATTGAATGTTAAGGATCAAATGTCTTCTTTTATAGAGAATGATTGTGTTATTGATAAAACTAACATGTTCGGCAATGCTATAAGACTATCACAGATATTCTATATACTAGATCATCTAGTAAAGAATACTATTAAGAACTTTCCAACAGATAACAAGTTAGGATTACTGGAACATGGCAGCTAATACTATAACACAAGATAATCAGTTTCCACTAGATGATATACTAAAGATCTTCGACGGTGATCAGTTTTATGTAAAGCTATTTAAAAATCTACTAGATGCTATTACTACTAATGATTACAGCGCCATATCCAGAACTCCTAAAGAGATACAGTACTTGTATCTGCAAATGAGATCAAAGGTTGAAACCTTTGTAATGGATGAAATATATGAAAATATATACACGTCGGCTGCATATGATGGACTCATCACATCATTGATTGATATCTATGCAGTAATGCACACTGTAATCTACCTTAGAGCCAATATCAATGATATTGCTATACAACCGGATGAAGTAGTAGATAACTATCTAGATATGTTCGGCTTTAAGGCAAAACATCTATTTAACTATATACAGCGTCGAGAAATATGTAAAGTAGTATATTGGTATCTGAGACGTAAAGGCACACCAGCACTAATAGTAAAACTATTAGATATGCTGGGATTCACCTACTTTTACCTATGTGAGTTCCAGATATACGAAGTAGAACAACAGGCCGGCGTCGTTACTAATAGTGGATTCGATAAACATGTTTACAAATCTAAACTTCTTTATGAAGAGCTACCTAAGAATAATAGTATTGGATTCTTTACTGGATTAGAATATCCCTATAGCTGGATCCGCGATGAAGATCCACTATGTATACTAACTGATGATAATCTATCGGCCAATAAGAATACTACCTATCCATTACAATCACCGTATTATCAAGTTGGAGTATCTGTTACACATGCGGATCTAGAAAGACAGATATCAGCCTTTACGTATGCCATGATTAAGAAAACACTCATGGATATTGACATGGGTGAGGATGTATTCAAAAGCAAAGTCGAAAACTATGATCGGAAAGTATCATTCATATCATTGATATTGGGCTGGACATATCTACTAGCAGAATACTTTGGTATCAAAGACAATTATCTATATGAGGAAGTTAGCTATAAAGAAGCATATGATATCGGTGGATTAAAGTATGATATGGCTGATAAGAAGTATGATCAAGGAGATATCTCTAGAAGAGATATACTATATGATCCTGGTCATATTTCTAGAAGCGCCAATGTCTATGATAATAAGCCATCAGTTATCTACGATACCAATGATGTCAAGTATGATAGAAAGTTCAATAAGGATAACATAGTAACTGAAGGGGATCAAGCTTATAAACTTAAGTATCCAGTCTTTGGATGGCAAAAAGATATCAGAGATGCTACTCCACTGGATATCATGTATGATATCGATAGAGAAATTAAAAGACTTAATCAAAGGTTACTATGGCAGCCCAATGATAGTGAATTGAGACTCAATGATCATCCAACTAATACTATAGTAAGAGAGCGCAATACTATTAAAGACCGCAAAGATAAAGTACTTCAAGAGGTCTATGAAATTTTCTATGGTGCCCCCATCTTTGGTAAGTATGAAAAAGCAATACGCTTCTTTGAAGAGCACGATATTAACTTCAAAGAGTATCTAAATAGTGTAATGCTTACTAGAGAACAGCGCATGAATCTTGCAATGGATGAAAGATTTGAAGATATAGATGATAATTTCCAAAAAGTATTAGAAGTTATGGACAATATACTAGAATCCATTGAATACTATATCTTTGATAATACTACCTTTATGATCCCTGTAAGGAATCTAGTACTCTCTTATGAAAAGATCATTAGAATACTACATGAACTAGATAAGTATTATACTCCATATCACGCCAAGTTACTAGAGCCGATGGTAGTATGGCTTATTAGAGATCTACCTGATGATTGTGTAGCTATTGATGATACCAAGTATGAAACTTCTAGTAGAACTTCTATGAGGGATGTAGTATGGCGCGCCTCTCATTATAGTATGGATGATATAGATCCTCCTGATCCATATATACCCATCAATGATTGGGAATGCAATAATCCCAATATGCCACATATACCAATCTCTCCCAATTACCTAGATGATCCATATTACAATAGGGAAGAATGGCAGAAGATTAATAAGATTCTATATGCCATTGGATATGATTGGCGCAATCTTGATACCAAACCATTCATTGTAAGAAGCGAATGCCTAAGACCAATATATGATTGGGATCCGGATCTTATTGAATCATCCCTTGAATACAAGTGCATTAGCGCATTCAATACAGTGAAGCCCGATCACGAAACCATTGAAAGACTCAAGAAGATTGAAGAAGATCAACTTAAGAAGACCTGCTATGTTGATAGCCATGTATCTACCATAGTGGGTAATGGAGTAACTAGTAGATATGAGATAGCGCACAATATGTACAATAGGGATGTATTGGTGCAGTGTTATGAAGTATCTACTGGATGCGATGTTGCTCCTTCTATCAAGAGAACTACAATGGATACCATTGAGATAGAGTTTACTAATGCGCTTCCTATTGGTGTTAAGATCAATGTTATCATTATAGCAAGAATGCGCAAGAATATCTCTATCTTCAATCACATTGCCAGTAAGATGATTAACATCATTGGTAATGGAAGACTTAAGAACTTTCTAGTGTATCATGGTCTTGGTACTGATAATATCATTGTAGAAGTATATGATAGAATCATGGGCGAGATGGTTGGTGTTGGCACAAGAAGAATCAACAATAACATGTGCTATATAAGCTTCAATCTACCTCCCAATCAGAATAGAACCTATAGGGCCAATATCATTGCTCCACTAGATAAAATCAATCCCTCCTATGTTACATATCATACATTTGAGAAGAGTGTTGATATTACTGGTGATGATACTACCTATAACTTCCAAATTGATCACAACTTCAATAGTAACAACATTGTAACACAAGTGTATGATGGTATCAATGGAGAGACTGTGGATTGTATTGTGGATCATATTAATCCCAATCAGTTAGAGATTGAGTTTAAGAAGCCAATTGGTTTCCATAGATATCGCGCTGTTATGATTGGTAGTATGAACAGAAACGTTGGTACATCTACTCCCATGAACAACCTTACTGGTTATAGTAATACTATAGTTGGTAATGGTATTGTTAAGGAGTTTGTACTTGTTCATAATCTTAATAGCGCCGAAGTATTTGTGCAGATTAGAGACAAAACTACCGGTCAGTTTGTTAAAACTTCTATAGCACAAAGAGATCATAATACTACTATAGTAACATTTGGTAAAGCACCAGTAGTAGATCAAGAGTACATTATAAGCATCGTTGCACCATTATACATACATAAACTTACGCAGCCTTCTTCTTTCTATAATACTATTATGAAACAAATGAAGATTGTTGGTAATGGATTCAACAATCGATTTGAATTAAAGCACCATATTAATAATGATCCTGTGATTTTACAGGCCTTTGATTGCACCAGTGGCGAGTTAGTTGATATATATGCTGAAGTGGTAGATTCTAATACAGTATTAGCAATCTTCAAAGAGGCGCCGCCCATATCAAAGGAATACAATATTAACATACTATCGTTACCTAATCCAAATATCAAACCCACGGCCAATATGGCTACTACTGATCTCAATCTAGTAGACCTCTACAAGAAAGATCTTATTGGTAATGGTAATACTAATAAATATACTATATCACACAATCTAGATACTGATAACATACTAGTCAGCATCTATGACCATACCAATATAGAAACAACTGAATCATCTATTACTATAGTAGATAGTAATAATATTGATGTTGAATTTAAAGAAGCAATAGCTAATAAGAAGAAGTACACTGTTGTTGTTATTGGCGCCCTACCTACTACACATCTACTAAATGAGTTTGAAACTGTAGATAACGGCGGATATCTTCCTCCACATCACTATAGAGAGATTAAGACGTATATCACACATCCACTTACTATTCACAAGAGCAGTGATAGAGATCATCTAGATGCAGTAGATGAAATAGTAACTGATCCGGATGATATAAGAGTCAAGTATAATCTCCATAAGTTTGATGTGCCATCTATAATGGAAAGGGTTGATATTATTCACGAAGTTAGAACTGGTAGCGCCGCTAATAGTGGCACTGATCTAGCTGGATTCAATCACAATGATGTATTAACTAATGATGCACGTTATAACAATGAATCTGTTGCTGATATCTTCCCACAATATCCTGCGTATAAAGAAGCACTAGGAAATGGACAACCGCCCTACACACCATAGAATAAAGGATGGTGAGCTCAATATCATTAGATAATAACTTTATATCTAGTAATGCATTAAGTATCAAAGAAAACGTTACTATTAAGGATGAAATCGATAGAATCGAAGCAGAACTATCTAAGGCGCAAAAGACAGATATGCGTGGATATGTATATGCTATTCATGAAACTAAAGATGGCGCCAAAGAAGTTCTAAATCTTAACCACAATCACATTGTCATCAATGGAAGGAAGTGGTTAATGCAAAAGGCTATTGGTAGTTCTTTACCAGATACTCCAGGACAACATGAATGGACTATCAATTGGTTTGGTCTAGGAGAAGGCGGCGCCAATAGTTCCGATCCACTTAATCCACTATATACACCAGATCAACAGGAAGATCTAGTAGCACCTATCAAGATTCACAATACCTATTACGCTGATTATAAGTATGCCGATGATGGCAAGAAAAAGACATTTAAGCTATTTACTGGTAGTAATGCGCAGATGAAATACGATGTCATTAACAGTGAGATTGTGGCGCTATTTCATCTAGTGGTAGACTATAATGATTGCCCATATGAGCTACCTAATCTAGGAGTAAAGATTAATGAGCTGGCTCTATATGCTTCGCCTTCTAGAGAGCCATCATGTGAAGATTTTGTAATGTTTAGTAGGTATTGTCTACCAACCAAGTATAAAAGCTTTAATGATAAGTATACCTTCCTATGGTATATCTACTTCTAGCTTAGGAAAGGTGTATATAAGATATGCGACCAATTAATCCACCTACAAGTTTCACACTAACTAATAACTGGCACGATATCCAGTTCACCAATCTTCATCAATATCACGCGCATGTATCACAGGAGTATAATAAATTACTAAAGGCGCATGGTAGAGGTAGCTTCTTTATCATTAAGGGCTTTAAACTAGGACTATTTAAAGCTACTATCAATGGTAAAGAAACATTGGTGGCTAGACTTACTCCTGGTATCTATGTACATGATTGGACTATTATTGATTATGTACAACCAATGCGCAAAAGTAGATTATTTATCTATATCAAAGTATTCGATGAAGATGATCATCCGGCGCCAAGACAAGTCTATAAGATTGGCTCATTCTATTATCATGGTATCTATGGTGATGGCATAAATGCGTGCCCAACCTATAGTATCATTAAAAGTATTAAGGGCTCTGATGATCACACCAACTTCAGAACCTTCTATAGACTAACATTGGGCGATGACTATGGTCAAAATGGTAAAATTGATATTCCAAATATCAATGTAGATGACTTTACTACCCCGCCTAATGATAAAGATCCAACTGATCCAGAAGATCCATGGAATCCAATTCCTGATCCAGATGATCCAACCAATCCACAAGATCCAGAAGACGATCCAGATGCAATGGATTATGTTACTATTATTGCTAGATCTACTAGCCTCTTATGGGCCATGGTCGTCGACGGCCATAAATAATAACTAATGGGCAACTGGAATGATCCAGATATCAGAAATCATGTTACTGGTGATGATACCTTACGATACAATCTCTTTCTAGTACCAAATGTATTTTACAATGAGCCGATGCGTATCTTCAATCCCTATATAGAGAAAGATATGCGCTCTCATGCTAATATGATATACAAGTCAGTTGACAATGAACAACGTGATAAGTATCATCGTATGCTAGAAGAAGTATCGCCAAGATATCGATTTGCATACACTAGTAACTTGCGGGCCATGCAAGATTCATATTTTGCTATAGGCAATGTCTATCTATATCAATTGATTCTAGGTATCAATAATCTATGGACCATATTGGATTATACTGACAGTAACATTCCTAGAATTTATGTACCAACCAAGTCACAAATAACCTCTATATTTAGGGGGTTGTTAACTGAAAGAAACTATCACAATATGCATGAATTGAATAACGAAGAAGAGATCAGACGCGCCCTAGAAGATCTTATCATTAATACTGAAGTGGATTATACTTTGGTTAGAATGGTATCCGATAAACTACATATCTCTATTCCCAATGCCATTAGACGATTGAAATCACCATTGATTACTAAGTATCTTAGTAGAAGTATATCAAAGATGATTGTCAATAGAAGTAGTATTAATGATAGGTTACTAGTTAAAACTATTACTAATATGTTACATAAACTAAAGGTATACATAAGGGATAATAGCGATGATGAAGATAGCGGCGCGCAATAGGAAGTGATCTTGCATATATAAAAACTTTACATTTGTAACTAGTGGAGAACTGGGTGCCAATGTTGGTAGGAAGGCATTAACATCACCAAATGTAATCTCTTTAGATACTTATAATGATATTGACGGCGTGAAGATTACCGCAGCGCAATTACGATTACAGTATTTATTTGATTATGTTCCTACGAGTAAGATCATGTTTGATGACTTTACTCCTGAAGAAAATGGTTTAGTATCTTCACTAATCTATAACAATCAGGGCATTGGCGCCATTTGTAATAAAAAGTATGCTACTGCTACTGCAAGAAGAGATGACGGTACATTAAGATTTTCTGATAAGATTGATGGACATTGTAGCGCTATACATGGTATGTTAAGAGTCATGTTCAATACTATACCCCCAATTGATATTATACTAGGACACGCACATAACATGTTCACTACTATACTATACAGTCTAATCATTAGAATCTTCAATAGAGATTATTCTCTTATTACCTTTCCGGAGCAGCAATTGGCTGCTATTAGATATGCATGTGCATGTATTAGTGGATACAAGCATTTTGAAATGAATGAAGCGGTTAATATGTGCGCCGTGCCAATCACTACAATGATCTTCAATAGAGTTAATCCCAATTACTATCTCTCTATACACAATCCAATCAACAGTTACGATGCTTTTGTGTCGTATTTGGAAGATAGGTGTGGTATCACTGGTATTGATAAATCTACTGTTATCAATGCCATTCTAAGACAATTAGGTTATCGGGCGCTTATAACACTTGAATGTGGTGCGGATATGATGATTGATATTCTGCTATCTAAATCAGTTAACCATATTATATCGTCCAATCTATATAAGATCATTGGTATTAAGAACTATGATAACATACAGTCAAAGATCTCACAGTTATATAACAAACAAGCAAATAGCAATATTCAGATGTAACTATGTAAGTAAGAAAGGTGGGTGAAACTGAAAGATTCCAGATCATAACTTAGCTTCACCAAGTGCATTTACTAAGGCGCTCAGAGAGTCAAAAGATGCTAATCCTACTGGTAGTAAATTCAATGGTATGAATGTATATGTATCACAATACTGTCCCATATGCCATAGAGCCATTACAGAAGGTAATGAAGATGAATCGTTACCTAATATACTAGCAAAGAGGATTATCACTGATCCTGAGCGCCGCTTTATTACTGACGATCAATTACATCAACTGAAACTTATCAATCAGTCATATATGAACATTACTATATATGACAGTGATAAGAACGGTATTGTAGATTTGGCAGAGAGGGCACTAAAGGCTGAATCAGTTGAATGGGAGCACATTAATGGGCGCCCGCCTAATCTTACAATAGCAGTAGTAGATGAATTGATTGCCAACATGCACAAACATGAAAACAAGACCGCCCTAGATAACATTACTATTGATATTGCTCGTAATCTACCATTATGGGGCGGAGTTGAATGGCCATCCAATACCACTGCTAAACAAATGTCCCTGGCTAGTAAGAGTATCAGAAATACTTACATTATGTCAGATATGCCATCAGATAGTACTTTGGGAGATATCTGGATAGAAAACGAAAGAAATAGAGATACCATGAAAGCCATCCATGTCAATAAGGGTGGTAATCATTGGATCAGTCTATCTGTTAGTGAAGTATCTGATATAGTAAAGGATAAGGTACTAGATGCTCTTAGTAGTGGTGGGGGCGGCGGCGGAGGTGGTGGTGGAGGTTCTATTCAAACATATACTAGAACCTTCAGTGGTAATAATGTTGATACCGAATACACTATTACACACAATCTCAAATCCACCAAAGTATTGGCACAAATGGTTGATATGAGTACTAATGAGGATGTACGAGCATGCTTTACTAGACTTAACGAGAATATGGTAAAGGTGTCTTTTAACAAGGCCCCAAAACCAACTGATACCTATATGTTAATGTTAGTAAAGTGTCAATAGCATACAATGGCTAATAATAGCGAGTTCCTGGGATGGACTGTGGAGTTCCAGGATGAAACCAATGATATAAAGTACGATACAGAGATAGTAGATTTAGCTATTGGTCAAGACAATAACAGCTCTATAGTAATGTGTACTATAAAGTATAGTGTTGATAGTACCTTCATGAAATACTTCCTCAAGAAACATGAAGGTACACTCACTCTAATCAACAAGATGGTATACACTGAAGACACTAAAGAAATCTTCACTATAAAGCTAGAATCGGTAACTAATGTTGGTAGTGTATTGGAAAGGGAAGAGGATGTTTCTAGAAGTAACATTACAATGATTCCCATAAGGTACATGTGCAAGGAATCTACTTCTCTAATGAATGCTAGAGTGGGCGGCGTATATCACAAGAAGAAGATTGAAGATGTTATACGCGATATCTACAAGAAGAGTAAGTGTGAGCTACCACTCAAAATAGAAAAAGTCAATAACTCTACCAAGTATGATTGTATTATGGTACCAGAGAGCTCATTCATAGAATCCATGAGATATCTTAATCAACAGTATGGACTCTACGATAACCTATTTCTAATGTTTGGTAAGACCTTTATAGATAGCTCTCCACAATGGATCATTAGTAACTGTAATAAGATTGACCATGAGGATATAGAATTATACTTTACGCCTCATGAGCACTCTAGTAAAGAATCCAAAGGTATTGATGAGAAGAAATACTATACATATCTTCCCATTAATATAAGGAATACCTTTACACAAATGATTCACAAAGTACCCAAGATGATCAAGTTAGTTGCCTTTGATAACAACAAGTTCATCAAAAAGAAAGACATACCATTTGCAAAGACTTTGAAGAGTTTATCCTTTCTGGAATCCAATAAGCAATTTGATAAGCTTATGGAAGTAAAGAAAGAGATGTATTCGTGTGGTCGCTTTGATATGAAAGATTATACTATCAAAGACTCTATCCAGAAGATCGGTATGAATACACTGGATATACCAGATATCATAATACCCAACCCATTCCTATTGAAACATTTTGCTATAGGTAATACTATAAAGTTCATATCACAGACACAGGGATTCATGGACAGTGATATTAAGCTAGTAATACTGGGATGGTTATTGAGGATTAAGCAAGGATCTTCATTGGGGGGCGGCGCCAAATGGAATACAACTCTCAAGGTCAGAACTTGCGCAACTAGCTATCTGGGTAATGATTAAGATAATGTACTATTACTATTTATATACAACAATGGCACTGACAACTTTATAGAAGAAGATCCTTTCTGATATCTATATACGTATGTCAGTGCCACCTCTTTTATTAAGAAAAAAGGTGCATATACAATGGATGCAATTATAGAAGTGATTGGTAAGGTACTACTATCTGGAATAGTAGCAATGGTAGTACATGAAGGAGGCCATAGTTTTATGGCGCGCCTATACAAACGTAAACTTCACTTTAAACTCAAGTTTGGTAAACTATTCAAAACGATTCCAGTACCTAGAGGGGTATGGCAGATGCCATTTGATATTAGTAGAAAGGCTCAAAGAAACATTGCAATGGCAGGATTTGGTACAGAGTTTCTAGTAGCGGCAATCTTTGTAATCATCCCATATACTAGAGTTACTATACTACCCTATTATGGATTAGTAGCTTTACTACATTTGGTACTATATAAGTTCTATGCCGGCAATGACTCGGATTTTCGATGGTTTTAGTGTATTATGGTTATTTCATTAGAAGATCAAATTCGTGGTATGAGGAGCGCGGAACTTAAAGAATACATCAAAAGTAAATACAATCACTATAAGAGTTCCCCAGAGGGCTGTGTAGACTATATACAAGAGTGTTTATATGTAGGTATTCCTGGTGTTGGATATAAACCATTTGAACTATGGAATACACAGCGAAAAATGATCATTGATATAGTAGAAAATATGTTCGATAACAGAAAGGACATGTATATACTGCTAGGTAGTAGACAGTGTGGTAAAACTACATGTACTACTGCTATATGTGATTGGTTGACTACCTTCTACCAAAAGTACAATGTAGTATTGATACACCTCGATGATACTAGAGGTAAAGGCCAATGCGAAGAATTTAGGAAGATGCGCGAAGAAAAGACGCGATTGATGTATCTTCCAACTAAGAAAAATGCTCTTACCCATCAGATTTTTCAAAATGATAGTTCCTTTAGATTACAATCGGCGCAAAAGAGTAAGACTGGTAAAGATGCAGATACTGGTAGAGGTTTATCTGTAAACTTACTATGGGTTGACGAGGCCGGTGGTGTCGATCTAGATAAACTAGAAAGCAGTATCTTTCCTACTACTTCTACTACCTTTATCTTCTGTAAGGAACACAAGATACCACACATAATACTACTTAGTGGTACCGCTAATGGTAGGGTTGGTATTGGTAAAAGATTCTATGATCTATGGAAGAAAGTAGAACCCCCAAAGAACCAAACTAATCCTTCTATGGGTGGGTACTTATTGTTTTGGAAAGATATACCATCTAAGGATCAAGCGTGGTATGATTCATGGAGTCAGATACTACCAGCACGCAAAATCCACCAAGAGATCGATTGCATCTTCCTTGGAACTGATTCAGCACTATTTACTGATGATCAAATAGTTAAGATACAGGCATATTCTAACCAACTATCTAACAAAGAGATACCAACCAACTATACATTTACATGCCCATCAGGGCATATAGCTAGAGGTACTTTCTATAAGACTCTTATCAAGGGCAATAACTATCTCATTGGTGTTGATATGGCCAAGGGTAGAAATCAAGATTACAGTGTTATAGAGATACTGGATTATGATACATTGGAACAAGTATTTGAACTCACTGATAACAAAATACAACATGATGACTTTGTTAAGTTACTTAATAACATAGTATTAACCTTCCTTAACAATCAATGTAATGTATGTATATCTATAGAAAGTAACATGACTGGTAGCGCCGTTATCAATGATCTAATTGCATTGAATAATATATATAAAATGTTGATCTATAGGAATACTATTGGTGCCGATATATCTAAGCTATCGCAATCAAAGATCATTGAATACAATGACTGTAGACATGGTGTAGAAATTACCAATGCTACTAGAGATCTACTCATTAACTATATCTTCACCTATGTTGATAAGTATCTATATGGTATAAGATCTAAGTATCTACTCAATGAGATAATTTCTCTCATAGCAGTATAAACTACTATGATAACTATAACAACTGCTGGTAACTTCTAATAGAGAGTATAAGCTACTAAATGCGTCTAGTTAATAAAGCTTATGATGAGCTAAGTAGTTCAATCTACTAGTTCGTATACAATGAATGTTCAGCAGGATAGTGATTACAATCGCTTCTTCAACGACTATATTAAGCACATTTGTGCTGAAATGAGTAGTGCCCTTTGGGTAATGATATAGTCTGTGCTATCTATAACTAGATAGTAAGTTGATCAAATTAAATCATAGAAACTGCAAAATACACGTTGACATTATAAACATCTTCTTATATAATAGAACATATTGATGATAGAGCATTTGCTTTATCGTTAGTGTATTTTATTATAGCGAGGAGGTGAATAGGATGAATCAAGTTGAGTTTGGTAAGCGACGTAGAACAGTTCGACTTCTACCTACTGAAGAACAAGAAGCCAAGATGATTCAAATTTGGCATGATGCTCGTTGGGCTTGGAATTGGGCAGTGAATATTAATACTCAGTATCTTGAAAATGGTGTACATGTTATGACGTTTCATGAGCTTAATAAACGCTTTACTATTCTAAGAGACATTATGTGCCCTTGGATAAAAGATCATAAAACACCAACTACAGCAATACAAGCTGAGTTTAAGTACTGCTCGCAAGTATTCGATAGAGTGTTTAAAGATAAAGATGATAAGGCACACCAAAATCCACCAAAGTTTAGAAGTAGACATAAAACATTGCCCACCTTCTCTGATAGAGTAGATATGTTGTACTTTATCGATGGATATGTTCAAATTGGTGGTGTTGGTAAGGTTAAGGTGCGCATTAAGTACTCTAAGAAGTATCCTCCAATTCCAGAAGGGCGCGAACATCGTGGTAAGTTTGGAGATCCGCGTATCAAGAAAACAGTACGTGGTATTTGGATTCTTTCATTTGTAGAAACCTATGAAAAACAAGTAGCAACTTCTGCAAATGTATACAAAGTAGGTATTGATGTCGGAATCATTACGTTGGTAGTAATTAGTCACGATGATAGTAGTAAGTGCATTATGCGCCGCAATGTTAATTGCGATAAAGACTTTATACAACTGTTCAATAAGATTGAATTTGTGCAAAGTAAACTTAATCATTGCTATGCAACTAATGGCAAGAATCGTAACTCACGCAAGTATAAAAAGTACGCAAAGATATATAAGAGCAGTTGTGCTAAAGTTACTAACAAGATACACGACTACATTGATTGGATCGTATCACAGATCTTTAAGCTACATCCTACGCAGATTGTAATTGAAGATTTAGATATACGCAAGATGATTAGGCAAACCTCTAAAAAAGCACGCAAGAAGAATAAGAATGCACCAAACGTTAAGGCTAAAAATATTGCAAGATGCAATTGGGGATACTTACGGCAAAGGCTTAAAGAAAAGTGTGAAGAGTTTGGTATAGAACTTCTTATGGCTAGAAAGTACTATCCAAGTTTTAAAATTTGTTCTTCTTGTGACGCATATAACTCCAATCTACGGTTACAAGATCGCACGTATACGTGTCCGAGATGTGGTTTGATTATCAATCGTGACGAAAATGCTGCAATCAACCTCAAAAATTATGCATTATATCATAACAATTATACAGTAGTAGTTCCAGCTTAACTATATGATTAGTAATGATATAATAGGGGAACTTGATGCATCCCGTCAAACTGTTGAAATATACTAGCACCACTGGTGCGAAAGGAAGCATATTGACAAACCTCGATATTGTAATATGTGACTTGTATGTAGATGCAGAAAGAAACAAGTACAATACACTACTTGTAATGTCTTCGTTGTATTTGGCATCAGATCGAATCATTGGAAATCAACAAGGATGGTAGAATTGAAGGTGTACCACACGATGATAGTGTATTTGCATTGGGGCACTGTCTATTATTGAAATTTAGAGGGCGCATAAGAAACATACTAAGCATCTTTAGATCTTGTGAAGATATACGCAATGATCCAATGTACGCACAATATATCTACCTATCTCTTAATAACTATGACACCAAGAAGATACAATCAGCACTTGACAATAACGATAACATACTGTATAATAGAGTTGGTGTAATTGAGGGCGCCATCTATAACAATCCTGAAGGTTATGGTACTATTACTGACAGTAGTAATGCTGATGTAATTGATCCAGAAACTCTTAATAACTTCTTTACGCCCACTAGTATAGAACTAGATAGTAATGGACAAGTTGATGCCAATTCTTTAGCAACTATTAGAGAGTCATTGATGGTACAAACAGAGGCTATTAAGGCGCGAGTACAACAGCAACATCAAGAAGAAGCTAGTAGCTTCATGAAGAAGATTAATAAGAAGGTAAGTAAGAAGATTAGCAGCAATACTGAAGATGAAGTACATATCTTCAGTAATGATTACTATGGTCAATTTAATGATAGTAAAGATCCAATGGACTGTTGGATTGGATCAGTAATACCATAGCGCCCATATATTCAAAGGAGCTGTATTGTTGTGAAGGAAGAGATTGATGCGCTGTTACCAAATGTTATATCTAACAGATTCATATACAACTTCTTTAGCAATAGATCACTATTACAGTTTCCGAGATATGTAAGTACTATTGCAGCAGATCTTATCAATGAGTACTCTATCAATATCAATGACATAAGACTATCAATGTGTCTAATGTATTATTATAACAGAAAGTTCATTGAAGAGATTGATGGGGATGTAGATCGCAATAGCGCCGATATTTTTATCAAGCATATGGAAACAGTATTATACAAGAGTTCCAGTGATACTACTACTATGGAACTAAAGGCACAGTATCATCAATACAATAACATAGATAGCGGCGCACATAAGAATCTCTACTGTTGCAACTATGATAACTATATCTACTCCTTCATATCAATACACAAAGAATACATACAACAATCACTGTATACTCTACTACTAAGTACTATACCTAGTATGACATACTGTAGTAAGAATGCTTATATAGATAACTATATCAAGAAGTTCATAGTAATAAATCTATTGAAGTATCTATATGGCGATGTAGTTATAGAGTATTATAATCTATGTAGGTTTATGTATCTGTATACACATGTTAATAATATGGGTGCCATTCCTATACTATACAGTAATCAAAATGGTGTTTTATATTTTGACGTTTCTTATAACAAAAAACATAAGAAGGAACAAATTATTGAAAGGATCTACTCAAATACTGATTCTTTTGGCAAGATTGATGTAAATGAAGTATTCTTTCATATACATTATAGTAACAATGAATATAAGGATTGCGCCGGCGGTAGTATTACTAAGTATAGATCTTTATACAGTAGTAATATTACTGTTAGCAATGGTATTAGGAAGTATCGTACTGTTAAGATACATGATACCTTTCCAATGAATGATTACTGTAATGTATCTAGGAAGATACTACATTCTATGATCAAGGTAAAAGATTATAAAAGCCAATTAGGATCATTGTATACTCTATGGAGAGATAGGATTGCTAAGAATCGGGCCCCGATAGAATATGCTTGTTTATATAAACAGGAAGCACAGTATAGTATGTATAGGTTACCATTAAGGAATTGTAGTAATGGGGCCGATATATGCGCTGATAGTGAAATACACAAGTATTCTTTCAAAGACCTTGATATTAGTAATGTTATTGATAAGTACCATAAGATCCTATCCAATACAATCAATACCTTGTTATCCATTGGATAATATGAATATGAGTAAGATCCTGCGCCCTGTTATAATACAGCGGCGCATCTTCTTTTAGTTAGGAGGTGCATTGAATAGCAACAAAGATTGACTTTGAAAAGTTGGAAAACATGTTTGACTCGTTCTATGGGGTAGTTGGCTTCAATGGATTACTTAGGAAGCATCTATTAGCTCGTATACGTACCATGGCCAATAATCGTATCCAGTTTTCTAGTACCACTTATTCTATATTGTATAATCTGATTAACAATAAGAAGGTTGGTATATACTTTACACCAAAGATACGCATAAAGAAGTTCTTTAGTGGTAATAAGGCGCTAAAGGTAACAGGCGGATATGACTTTGATAGCAAAAAAATCAATGTATTTGTATCATGGAAGTTTGGGTAAATTGCCCTCATACTAGTATAAACTAGTATGATAACTATAACAACTGCTGGTAACTTCTAATACATAAGCTACTAAATATATATTGACAAAAGATTCAATGTTATGTAGTTAACGAAGCTTATGGTGATATAGTAAGTCAATTTACTATATCAATACAATGAATGTTCAGTAGGATAGTGATTACAATCACTTCTTCAACGACTATATTAGACGCATATGCGTCAAAGTGAGTAGTGCCTTATGGGTAATGATATAGTCTGTGCTATCTATAACTAGATAGTAAGTTGGGTCTATATTGGATCAACAAAACTGCAAAATATACGTTGACATTCACCTTGACTTATGGTATACTATATAATGTAGTGAGCAGGTATTCCATAGTAAAGGAGGTGAATCGGATGAATGAAGTTCAGTTATTTCCACGTGGTTATAAGGTAAAATTACTTCCAACAGAAGAACAACGTCAACATCTCGAAGACATAGCTAATGCTTGTAGATACTTCTGGAATTGGGCAGTAAATCTTAATATCCAACTGGTTCGGAATGGTTGCGCCATACTTGATGGTTTTGCTCTTAATAAGTTACGAACAAGCCTTATGCGTAAAGGTAATTTCAAATGGCTTAAAGAACGCAAGATTCCTAGTCGTGCCATTAAAGAAGTACTTTTGAATGTTTGGAAAACTTATAAACAAAATAAGTACATCTATATGACTACTGGTGAGTATGGTGATACTATTCTAACTTGTTGGCGCCATCCAAAATTTAAAAGGAAGAAACGTAGTAAACTCTCCTTCATGGATGGTAAAGATATGTTGTATTTTCCAGATGAGAATACAGTGAAGATTAGTAGAGTTGGTAAGGTAAAAGTTAAGTATTATTATCCTAACCTAACTATACCAACCACTAGAGCAAATGTTGGCACGTTTTGTGATCCACGTATTCGGAGAGATGATAACGGTAATTGGTTTCTATCATTTATAATCTACCGCGAAAGCCAAGCAGTAAAGTTGAATGATTTCTCTGTTGGTGTAGATCTTAACTGTGGAAATAATCTAGTGGCAATTAGTTATGATAACGATAGTACCAATACTAATAACAATCTTCATACCAAGGATATCAAACATCGTTTCTATAAGAACATTAACAAGAAACCGCGGATTAAGCGCAAGATCCGGCGCCGTAAACATCTACAACGAGAATTATGTAGATGTCAACGTCAGAACGGTTCTTATAGAGCGAAAGATGATTCCAACCACATCAAGCAATTGAAAGAGAAGATTCGTCATCAGTATAATCGCGTTACAAACATGCGCAATGATCATATACATAAGATTTCTAGAAAGGTTGTAGACCTACTACCAAAACGTATTATACTTGAAGATCTTAAAGTACAGAACATGCTCAAGAACAAACGTCTGCGTAATAGTATACTCGACGCAAAGTTGGCCTTTATAAAACATTGTATTATGTATAAGGCTGAAGAATTGAGTATTGAGGTGGTACTAGCAGATACGTTCTTTCCAAGCAGTAAAACATGTTCTAACTGCAATCATGTTAAGAAAGATCTAAGACTTTCTGATAGAATTTATGTATGTCCGCATTGTGGCGCTGTTATCGATCGTGACGTAAATGCTGCTAGAAATTTAGAGAAGTATACTGACCATTGGCGCGATATTGTTATTCGCGATAAGAAGTAATAAAGGTCAGTTTACTGATTCTAGGACTTTGTTGCATCCGAATCATAACTACAGTAGTTACACTAGTTATGGTTATGCCGCTGGAGGGTATAACAACCAAACACGTATAGATAGTACATTATACTGCCTTTGGGTATCCGATGAATGCGGAAATAAAAAATAATACAGGTCATCGTGTTGTTTGCAACAGCCGGATATTGTAAACGATGTAGTTAGAACATACCTTAATGATGCTTGTAATGAAGCTATTGCTCTTATACTAAGTGAGGCATTGTATGTTTATAACTATAGAAATAATGGACGTTTATGTAATCTAGATATAGTTACTGATTGGTATGAGAACTACTTTGAAGCAACTTTATCAGCCATTACCAATAGAACAACTACTGCTTCAGTCCTTGCACCTCTAATTGCTAAGACTTATCCCACTACCATCTATAATCAAGTAGAAAAGGCAATTCTAGAAGATAGATCACCTGCTGTAACGATAGTTAACAAGGGCGGTAATCCAGATCTAGATATCGAAGGAATACCATCTATTAAGAAAGGCGATAAAACTGTACTTAATAAGATCTTCGAAGATGCAATTGAAGATGTTGTTCTAGCTAATAAGGAAGAATTACATCTTGATACTGTTCTCTTTGACGATCTAACTAAATATAAAGATGACTTTGGTCTATTTGGTACTTTTCTTTATCGTAATAGAGATCTTGATCTCAACATCAATAATCTAGCAGATATGCCAGATGGTACCAAGATATCCAATCCTTCTATTCTATACCAGCAACGCAAGGGAGAGCAGAAGGCAGAAAGATCTGATAGAAAAGATTATAATAAAGAAGTACATCAAAATATCCAAGATACGCCGACATTAAAAGATGCAAGAGACAGAATACTTGATGCGCAATATGTAAAGAAGTATGGTGCGCGTCCACCAACAGAAGCAGCTCTTATACCCGGCACTACATATATCGGTAGATATCTACTAAATAGTAATAGTAAGGTTACATTACAGGATCTTAACTATGCTATCGATTGCACTAAGAAGTCATACGATACTTATCTATCGTTATCTGATGGTATTGATAGAATCACTGATAATGATAAGCGTATGAAGGCATTAGAGGCTTTAAGAATACAGGCGCAAGCAAGTAAGGCACTATATACTGATCTATTTAATCTGTTTAGGAAGGTATCTAAGAATACTCCCAATGAACAGTTCTTTACCAATCTTGGTGCGATTCAAAACAGTCCCAATACTAATAACTACAATAACATAGAAAACACATTATCGGCGATGCGTCGCATGGTTGGTAATGAAAGATCCAGACAACATGATAGTAGTAATATTAGTAAGGAAGCAAAGCAACACAATGTACAAATTACTAAAACTGCTGGACAGATAACACAACTAACAGATCGTTTAAGGCAATTATCAAACATGTCTGGTATGTCTGTTGATGGTAGGGATGCGGCCGCCGTCGACAAAGACATAACAGTTACTTATAAAAACCTGGCAACTCTACTAAGCGATAAAGTTGAAAAGCGTATGTCTAGAAGAGAGATCAACGATCGACAGCAACTTATCAACTACGATGCAGATACTTTAAAGAAGTTGCGCTATATATTACCAGAAGAAGTAGCCAGTAATCTTAGAAAGTCTCTACATAGTAGTAGTGAAGAAGCTATTAGATCTGATGATTCTCTAAAACAGGTATTCAATGGTATTAATCTTGCAAAAGACTATACCAAGAAGGCTGCATCTGTTCTACCAGATACTGATCCAAATAAAGCTAACTATATCAGAAGTACTAGTAACTATGTATTTCGTGATAGCAATAGTTTGCGCACCTATCTAAACAATAAAGCGCAAGCTGCTGCAGAAAGAAATCCACGTTTTGCTAATGCTTCTGCTAATGAGAAGCAAAGTATCCTTAATCGGTATTGGGTAAGTGAACTAGATAGAATCAAAAACCAAACTATACAAAACTATACTAGAGCCAATGAAGCTAATACTAACAATATTAGAAGTATATTGGTTAATCATCCGGTAGCCAAAAAGGTTATGGAAGACTTGTATAGTAGAGGTATAGTTAGAAATCAACATGATGCAAATAGAATGCGCCGCATGACTAGAACCGATATTCTAAAAGTGCGACAGAAGATATATACCAGAATGCATCAAAATCAAGCGCTGCTATCTAAACACAAGAATCCTAAAAGCAATTTAGTAAATTATGATGTGCAGCTACTACCAAATCAATCTAAACCCAATGCCAAACAGATCAGTTCTATTATTAGGGCCGCAGATAGAACTGTTGATGCCTATATAAACAAGGAAAGTGTTCAACCGCAACTACATGTAGTTGATGAAAGAGAGCGCGAGTATTCAAAGAGCGAAGTTAGAGAAAGATCTCTCTTTGGTACCGGATTACAAGCAATTAGTGCCATTATCAATAGTACACCAAGTTTAGTTGATTCACTTAAGCTTATCTGGTCTTCTAGAAAAGATGCAGCCAGATTATGGAGTAATCTTAAGAATGCAGTAAGATTCATTGGTATCATGTTACCAACCAAGGGCAATACTGAAACCTTCTTCGATGATAAGAAGTTCGGTTTTGGACAATTTGCCAATAAGGATATCTTTGATTATTGCTATAAAATGACCTGTGGTATTAAGAAGATGTTAACGTGGAATAGAGGTACTATAAAGACAGATCATGTGTGCTCAGAAATCTATATGCCTACCTCTATTCTCGTTAAGATTCTATATGAGTCGATTGTATCCGGCGCACAACTAAGTGACAACGTGATACAATTACTTACTTATGCCAATAAGGGATTAGAAACTTTCTTATAGGCATATATAGTAACAACTAACTGATTAGGCTATGTAAGAACTGATTAGTATACTAATCTTTATATAAGGGGCGTGTTATAGAGCTTTTGGCAGAACCCTGGAGAGGTGCGAACTTACTCCCAAACTAGTACATCCTAGTTTGTTAATTATAACAATTGCTGGTAACTTCTATAAGCATAACAATATAATGTATTATAGTGTAAAAATCTATAGTACTATTTGATTGTTTATGATAGTAGTTATTACTATTACAATGAATGTTCAGCATGATACTACTAATAAGTAGCTCTTCAACGACTATAGTAAGCACATATGTGCTAAAGTGTATAACATGCATTGCATGATGATATAGTCTGTGCTATCTATAACTAGATAGAATATGTGGTATAATAACAACCACACATAACAATAGAGATACTATCTCTATACAGTTTGTTTCCTGGAGTTTATACAGAACTAGTAGATAACTCCTTTTCAATTGCTTCAACACCTTCTAGCACGGGCTTTATTGTCTTTATGTCGGAAAAAGGCCCCGACAATCAGCTAGAACTAAATGGGCGCACTGATGAACTACTATCCAAATTTGGTAATGTTGATGTTACTAGATATGGACAAGGTTTGAAGATTGCGCTCAATTATCTAACATATGCTACCAGTTTGTATTCTATTAGGGTAACACCTGATCATACAAACTGTGCCGCTATGTCTAATATCTATAACAATTTGTATGGTAAATTCCAGAAGAGCGCCATTCAGATGCGCGAAGCAGCATATGCTAATATCGGCCTTGCCACGAATGAGAATGGCGAATTCGAATTCATACATGTTGGCCCTGAGAATCTTGGTACTATTATCTCTGTAACTACACTAGTACCACCGACTACTCCTAAACTCAACGACCGATATTACATTCCAAACATTAGTAACACTCCTGCTACTGGTACTTGGGCCGGTAAGGAAGGGAAACTAGCTATTTGTATTTCTGAAGCGCCAGTTGTTTGGGCTTACAAAGAAATAAAAGATACTAGTATGGCCACTATCAATAATATTCCAATGTGCGCCGCTGTTACTTATGAACAGCTACCATCATTGGCACTATGGCGTCCATATGATAATATCAATCCTAATAAGTCTGGTACATATGCAAACGCCATTGATATTATTGATGAAATTCCTTCAGGGAAACCAGAAGATAAGGATGCATACCTAGTATGTAGTAATCCAATCGATACTAAACTTGCTGGTCACGAAGGCGAGGTATTAGTTTATCGTGAGGATATGGAAGAGTGGTACTTTGAGAAGTACAATAAAGTCTTCATTGAAAGAGATTATGTCTTTGCAGATGAGGCGCCCGCAGTAGTAAGTACTGGTGATAGATTCATCATTGGTGATGTACCTACTACTGTGGAATGGCAAGGTCATGAAAGAGAAATTGCAGTGCGCACTCCTTCTGCATGGAAGTTCTTGAAAATTAATGTTGCTGAGCCGGAGCAAACAGATAAGTTTCAATCAGTAGTACTAGATCAATATATTAGTGCTATTGAGACACGGCGCATGGAATACAAGCGCAAGTACGTATTCCAGAAAGATATCATTTGGACTGCTGATATCAATGCTACCTTTGTAGCATATGCGCACCGTGTACAGCAGCTTAATGATATTGTACACAATGCAGAACCAGATTCCTCTATCATTAATCAAACTATCGAACCATTCATCTTGTTCTATCCAATTGGGCGCGGCTCTTACTATAACAATGTCCACGTTGACATGCGCCTTAGTAAGAGAAGTATCCATGAACCCAAGGACTTCGATAGAGTACTAATCCTCGATATCTTCGATACAACCGGGGGTAACAAATTGAAAGTTGAATCTTATGAAGTATCATTCAACCCCAATCATAAAGACCTCAGTGGTAATAGTATGTTTATCGAGGATGTTGTTAATCGCTATAGTAATGTTATTAGGGTTGCTATCAATAGAGAAATCTTTACTGATAATGCTCTATTCACTAAGAACATTCATAGTGATCTACAACAGTTGTTCCAGAGATTCTCGTTGAGAAATAGGGCCGGCTCTACCAGTCTACCGCCAAAGTTCCAGCATGGCGATGATGGCTCTATCTTCGATAAGTATGATAATCTTGATTGGGAGATTTCCCTCATATCAATATAACTTGTTATGATAACTGCAACAACTGCTGGTAACTTCTAATAAAGCATAAGCTACTATAGATCATTGGTACAAGATCCAATGTTATACATAGTCAACAAAGCTTATAGTAGATGTAGTAGTTAATCTACTATATCTATAACAATGAATGTTCAGCAGGATACTAGATACATCTAGTTCTTCAACGACTATATAAGAGCGCATGCTCAATAGTGAGTAGTGCCCTATGGGTAATGATATAGTCTGTGCTATCTATAACTAGATAGTAAGTTAGTCTTATTGGATTAACGAAACAGCAAGATACACGTTAACTTTCTTTATAAAGTAGTTGCGTGTTATTTGCAACAGAACAAGCGACAAGCATTCTAGTGCGTGCCTATACTGGACAGTTAATCAATCCTGCGGCCCCAGACCAAAACAATCCATATGAATCTGATGTATTAGATAGAGAGATGCGTCTCTTTGATCTAATCTTCGATGCAGGGTATCCTGGTGATGTCAAAGTGGCTATTCAAACACTTATTGATGCACGACACCAGGATTGCTTTGGTATTGTGGACCTGGGAGATAACTCCAATGCTCGGGCTGCGTATGAACAAAGAGTTAATGAAGGTGGTGTTGGTAGGCCATTCAATACGCCATTCATTGCTATCTATGAGCCCTACTCGCAAATCTATGACAGTTATGCTGGCAGAGATATTTGGATTTCTCCAGTATATCACGCTGCCAGAGCCTATGCTCTAACAGATAAGAGATATGGTAAACATCATGCTCCTGCTGGTACTAAGAGAGGTATGTGTCCAGAGATTAAGAAACTGCGCTATAATCTCAATAGAGAGCCTGCATATCAGGATCTGTTCATAAACTACAATATTAATCCCATTATTCAAAACAGGGATGGGTATGTTATTTGGAACCAGTCAACTTCATATCTTCGTACCTCCAAGTACCAAGATATCAACGTAATTCGACTGGTTTTACAAGTGAAGCGCGATCTAGAGAGAGAATTACGCAACTTTATCTTTGATATTAATGATAGTATGACGTGGGTACTCATGGACAGCGCAATTAATGCTTATCTAGGTAATCTAGTAGCAGAACATGCGCTCAATACATTTGCTACTAAGATCTACGCAACCGATTATGATATCTCGAGACATAGAGTTCGAGTAGATATCATGCTTGATCCGAAGCAAGTTATCTACCAGATTCTATTGACTATCTCTGTTTAGTTAATAATATATAGATAAGATATATCGGCGCCATAGTTTCTATAACAGAGATGATATCGGCATCTAATATGGCGCACATTACATATGAAAAGAAGTGAAGCGTAGTATTTGGAAGCCAATAGCAATTTCTACAATGCAATAAATCCACACGTAGCATTGCAAGAGGAATCAAAGGGGCACATGAAATACCCTGATACCTTTAGGCGGTTCTTTGGTGAGCCAAGCAACAATGCGGAGCCCATGATTACGGGCTTTGGTGTTATTTTCTTTACACAATTACCACAACCATTGAACCAGTCTATTAACACTAATTACCTTACTGCAATGACTACACAATTGGATATTCCCGATATGACGCAGGATGCAATTACTTATGAAGGTAGGAACGGTGAAATTATATCACCCATAGCAGCATAAACTGTTTTGCAAACTACAGCAACTGCTGGTAACTTCTAATACATAAACTACTGAAGTATATTAGTGAAAAATCTAATAGTTTTAGTTAATAAAGCTTACGATGACATAGTAAATCAATTTACTATATCAACAACAATGAACGTTCAGCAGGATAGTGATTACAATCATTTCTTCAACGACTATAGGCGCATATACGTCAAAGTGTGTAGCTTTCTTTGAAAGATGATATAGTCTGTGCTATCTATAACTAGATAGAAATATAATATAATACATTTATATTAACTGCAATCACATAATAGTGATTATAACAGGTCAATGGCACGTTCCTGGCGCTTCTAAGATGAGTGGCGACCTATCTCTAACCCTATGGGAAATGGAGGGCGTTCCCACTTATCGCATCCTGGCTCGTTGGATCCATATTATGCGCAATCCTATCTATGGATTCATGACAGATGTATCGTGGAAACAGGCTAACTATAAAGGCAAGCTAATGTATATCATTTGTACGCCGGATCTACAAGTACAAATGGCTAAAGTATATAGTGGTATTTGGCCAACAGATCTTAGAGATTCTGCGTTCAAGTATGATCAGAATCAGGATAAGATTGAGTACCAAGTCACATTTAAATTTGACCACTGTGCGACACGTTCTATAGTGAAAAGCTATAGCATGGAGATTATATCTCTAGAGAACTAATAACTCGAAAGATCAAATGAATGGGTAACGCCATAAAGGATCTTCACTAATCTGCGAATAGCGTACAATACGTTATAAGCTCGCTAAAGTCGGTAGAGTATACCGGGTGTCCTATATAAAGTATCTATGGTTAGTATGATCTATATGATCTGACAAACTCATGAACTAAAGAGTATTACTGATGAGGATTAGTAAGATAGTGGTTATGAACATCCTTATTGGAGCGAATCTACTACTATATATAGTATATGTTAGTAGAGGCGGGCCCAATCAAGTTAGTAACACTTATAATGAGAACCTAAGGGTACATATAGAAGAAAGATAGAGTTATTGGAACGTGGAAAGGTATTAGGCGTCATAGTTTCTAGTCGAAGAATAATAAGCTGGTTAACTGATACTGAAAAGCAGAGATCGCACCAATGAAACTTCTGTAATGGAAGTAGAGGGATGGTCTCAAGTCATATCTAGTAAGTGGATTACATAAAATCCGTCGTATTAGATATGATGGAACGCCGTATGCACTGAAAGGTGCATGTACGGTGTGAATCGGGGGAAAACTTAGAGATAGTATCAAAGAGTTACCTATCGATATATCCATATACTTCACCAGAAATCAATCAACAGGCACAATCACTACTTAAGCAGTCCATTAGCGTTCTTAATGGCGTTATTGGGCGCAAGTATTCGGATGCAGCTAATGCTGGTACATTCACTGGCCAGCCGCCTAGCTCAGACGGCTCGTTCTAAAGGTAGAACTAGATATCTAGTAGTACTTAATACATATCATACAATGCCATCCAGCATAACTATATAGAAACTCTCTATATACTATGTTGGATGGCACCGATTTTTTATACATGGTAATAAAAGAGGTGAATCAATGCCACTATATAGACTATCTGGAATAGGTATTGCTAATAACAATGCTCATTATATGATCACAGAGAGTCATCATCTATATAAGGATACAGATGAGCAATCCTTTCCATTTAAGTATACATGTAACAATGATAAGAGAGTATATTATACTGGTAACTTCATTAAGACTACTATTACATACAGTGATAGGGATAGTAGAGTAGTATCTGGAATACAGGTATCGTATTCTATTGATTTAGTAGATTGCGCCAAATTAAGTAGAGACTTTGAAAATCTGCGCATGGAACATATCAATAGTATAATAGATCAGTTATTATATGAATGTATAGATCTAGTGAAAGATAACATCATTAACGTCAAGGACCAAGTGTTTAATGTTAATATTATGTAAATGTAGATGGCGCCACATATTATATAACAAGTCATAACGGGCCTATTTGCGCTTTAGTTTTTATAGGCATAGTAACATATGCCTCATGCAGTTACAAGCGCATATGGTGCGATTTGGACGGGTTACCGGCGATGTAATCATTATCTATCAACTAGTACAGCCATCTCTATATAAAGGAAGTGATTAGGATATCGTCATCGTCATTTGAAAACATCAAAGAAGTAATGTCATTGGATCCATATGATATAAAGAAATCATTAGTAGATCTCATTGATAAGAATCTAGGAATCAAGAATCCAGATACATATGAGGCCGGATTTCTAGGATACTTAACACAGGCACAAACACTTCTTACTAGTGATGTACTGTTTAATAACAGTATGGCATGGAATGAAGCCTTTACACATCTACTAACATTACCCACCTCATTACAGAACCATGCCAATATGTTTGACTATAAATTGGCGCATGCTTCTCCATGTACTGGATACATTACTATATATATACCGTTTCCAACGGATGCGGCCGCATACCAATTAACACTAAAGAATGGCACTGCTTGTGAGGGGCCGATACCATACCTTATTAAAGATACATATCTGATTAATGTTAGTATGACTCCAAAGGTGCAAAAGAAGGATGCGGTAACTGGAGTAGTATCAGATATTGACTTCAATGTTGAAGTTAAGGATGGTAACAGGTATCTTATCTTTAACGCCAATGTTTGGCAAATACGTATCTTTGAATACAATGAGAAGTTTACCAATGTGGTATATAAGGAGTTCTACGATATAAACATTGGTGGTATTGAAGATCAGTTCTATGATATTATCATTGGATGCTATATGAAGGATGATAATCTATCGGAGGCGCGCCTAGTTAGATTTGAACAAATTGCATCTATATATAGCGCCACTTCTAAAGACAAAGTATATACATTCAAGTACTTTGGTAATGGTAGAGGCACTATCAGATATGGTAATGGGGTATTTGGATTACAACCTAAGGAAGGATCTTCTACTTCTATCCTAGTATATACTACTAAGGGCAAGGATGGATTAGCACATCCTGGACAAATACAACTAGATACTCGACTTATTGATTACTACTCCAATAGTCCAATTGATATATACGGCACCAATATCCTACTAATAGATAATGGCAATAATGAAGAGTCATTAGAGAGAGCTAAGAGTAATATCATTGCACATACCAGCGCCGCAAGAAGACTAGTCACTAAGGATGACTATATTGGATACGAGGGCGTTACTGGTATCAAGAATCTTGAAATGCATCCAATGCTACTAAGAAGAGATACCAATGTCAATGAGATCGATCTATTTAGTGTTATCTATGATGAAGATGGTATGCCAGTTCCTACTACTAATCTCAATTACATTATCAACGATGAGAGAGAAGTTCTTTCTAAGGATTATGTATATAAGCTAGCTATGAAACATGGCAATAACGGAATTGAGTTAGTACCCAATACTATCAAAATAGTTAATACCGATGCGGTAGATCCAGATAAACATGAACTATATGCAGCGCTGTATGTTGATAGTGATTATGATAACTATGATCCAATATATGAAACACACGATAAGAAGATTATCTATATCTACGCAGACAATACAGAATCGTATGTTGATCCAGATGAAGTGAAGGAATTTGTGTGTCCCTTTAACATATCTATAGAGAAGAACGAGGGCAACAGAGTTGGCATCTTTGAATACCTACCATTGAATCTAGTAGGGCAACCTAAGATTGAAGATTCCATTGACTATATAGATATTGATATAGCAATGTCATCTGCGCTATTAGAGTTCCTACCTAATGAATCTATGTATGCTTCTAATATCAAGCCCACACATATCAATGTTATCAATAACCTAGTTATATCTACTAATGTATCCGATAATCTATTGAGAAGCTATGTAGTGATTAGTCAGGAAGGTAAACCCGCCAGAAGATATCCATGTGAGCATAAATTCATTAGTAGTGAGAATAACGAGATGTCTACTACGTGCATGATTCCAATCACCGATATCTTTCCTGGAGAGTTCTTGTTTGAGTATGTAGTATATTACGGCGCCAAATACTATAATACATACAAGAAGTACATTACTATCATCAATGACTATGATCTATCACTAACAGACAAGTATATTGGATATCCGATATCTTTTGCATATGATCCATCGGATCCAAGAAGTATGCAAACACAACCTGCTATTGATAAGGTATATGTTGGTATTACTAAGGTTGATGTAGAATGGACAAAGTGGAAGGATTCTAATGGATTCAATGTAGATGGATATACTGTAGATGTAGTATTGAATAAGCTACAGATAGTAGATATCAATAAGGTGCAATGTAGGTTGTTTATTGGAACAGGTGGTAATAGCTATGATATAGATAGTATTGCTAGTTTCAATGATACTATGGTAACTTATAGATTCAAGGTACCTTATAATCCAAAGTACATTATGGATGGTAATACTTACTATAAGGTACAGATTATGTACAAGTTCAATGACAATAGTGGACAACCTACTAATATATTCTCACCATTTGCATCGTATAGTGGCTTTATAATCTTTAGGCGCCGCTTTAGTGAGCTAATGTGGTGTAATATAGAGAAAGTTGAAAACCAAGTTACTGAAGCATACAAGATCTATAGAATCCCAGTAATAGAAAGAGAATACTATAATAGTCATACTGCATATCTTGAGAATAATATTTTCTATCAGTTGGCACAGATTGATAGTAAGACTATTGACTACAAGATGCTTACAGATACTATGAACTTCAAGTTTGCTAAAACTATCGGCGCCACAGAGAATCTCAAATACAATGACAGAGTACATAAGATTGATGAGTCTCTTAAGTATGGTAACTGGACATATGATCTACCACCTACTATAAGGTTACAGATACTAATTACTAGGAACACTACTAGGAATAAGAATGATATAGTAGCCGAATGTAAACAAGTGATTCTTTCTTTCTTACAACTTAAGGCCAATTTCAATGCCAAAATTGTAATGTCAGAGGTTACTAGATATATACACGATACTATTCCAGAGATTCTATCATGCAAAGTAATTAGTCCTAATAGGGATATAATCTACATGTTCGATGAAGCACATCTTCCAAAGGACAAGGATACATTGCTATCATATAATCCAGAGTTCCTGTGGATTGATCCAGCGAAGATTAGGATAGATACAGTAATTGCGCCGGTATAAAGTTAGTAGCGAAGGATGCAGAGATAACTATGATTACTGTTGATGATCTGCTACAGAAGATTGACATATCACCAAAACTGATATACTTTATCAACAATCAATATAAGAAGATGATTGGGCAGGTGCGCTATTCTCTTGGTATGCTTAATGGGATTACCAAGATGGAGATTGCGCGCCTATTTTCTATACTGGAGATATCACCATCAGATCTCGATGACATTATGAACCAGTATCCAGAGAATGTGTATGTTATGAAACAACCAATCTACAACATACTAACTCTTATAATGATCAAGGCATATCAGATTGGTAATACACAACTTGCATTAGATACCAATAGTCTACTAGGATTAGTATTTCTAGGTAGATTGAAGTATAAGTACATTCGCATTATAAATCATGATGTTCTAGATAAGACTATAGCAACTCTTACCAAGAAGACATACATTGGTATGCATGGAACAGTATGGATGGTTAATACCATATGTCAGAATACATATGATAAATGGATCGGTGACATTTTAAAAGATCCTAATGATATGTATCCGCGATACCGGTATATCATTGATATGCGAAATAAGTTCAATCAAGTTATGAAGACTGTTGCGCGCGCCTATTACTATAACATAGTACACAAGAATGATGTTGATGTTGCTACTGTTATACGCAATAAGACTAACGAGATTATAGAGTATATTACTACTAAAAGTATACCAATGAACATCATAGAATACGCCGGCATGGTTAATAGTAGTAGTGTTGATAAAATCAATGAACTGAATCATGATATCCAGGTATACAATAGTATGCAATCACAACTATCAGTTATAGTATTCAATATACTACATCGTCTACATAACTATATGACTATCTATAAGGAACAGTATGGTAAGAATGTCGATATCAATGATATAACATTCATTAGAAGCTTCTTTGTGGCACTTAAGAGAAGTACAATAATCCTTAAGAGTGTTGATGACGAAGTATTTACTAGTAGAGGCTATGATAGATTTGAAGTATTATCATATGCACTGGTAGTAACATTGTATATTGATAGTATCAATCATAGTAGTGATTATGCTCAGGATTATGATGGCACCGCTAGTAATAGCAAACAACCAGAAAAGATCGACTATAGCAGTAACTATGATTACATGAATGGTAATAATGATTCCACATATGAAGAATCGATTGATCCGATTGAGTATATTATGGCTGGAGGTGAAATGATCTATTCCTAATGTATCAGCAGATGCAGTAGCGTCGATGTTTGGTGGTGGATTAACTACAGTAGGAGCATTATCTGCCTTTGCTAATAGTGGTAATGCTTCTACTACTGCCAATTCCATTAACAATGGATTTGCTAATGCGCTTAGTAATAATAAACCGCCGGTACTCAATGGTACCAATATAGCCAATTCTATCAATAGTGGTTTTGGTAGTAATAGTGCGTCTACTACTGGTAGTAATACTATGCTATCTACTATGAAGAGCATAGCAGATGCAGCATATACTATTGTTAATAGGATTGAAACCACTAACAATCTATTACAGAAGTTGATAGATATTGGTAGTGGCAAGATCCAACAGAATGATATCAATAAGATTGCTATGACTAATAATAGGATCTCTGTTGCAATGTCTAGAACTGCAATGGGCAGATTGGCTATGGCTGTTATGGCTAGACAACTTGGTAGAAGTATGGGGCAGATGGATTATAGATTACGCGGTGCTATTCAATCCGGCGTTACTTCTAACAAGGAGATACTTACTGCTAAGTTATTAGGTAATCTACCATTATTGGGCCAGATGTTTACATCCATGAAGGAAATCAATGATAAGTTATTGAGGGCCAAGGATGTATTCACTAATGAAACCAATGTATCTATCACTGGAGTTATTCCAAAGAAGTTAGAAGCTATTGGTACATATACTAGAGACATTAGAGACTTCATTAAGGCCAATCTTTATAAAGAGATGATGTTACAGACACAGGCTCTTATACAGATTCATAATACTATGGATAGGGGCCTTAATGAAATGATTGGTAGATCTGGTAATAGACCGCCTCATAATGGTCTTATTGTACCTGGTGGTGATAATAGGCCGGCGCCGCAACAAAACACTACGGCTGCTATTACCAAAAATGATATAATCAATGCTCTTGCTATCTATGATAAACAACAAGAAGAATTACTCAGTGAGCAACTTAAGAGTAATAGTAAGATAGTAGCAGCGAGTATGCAGATGGTAGATGCACAGAGAAGAGAAACAGAGCTTAGTGAAAAGTTGAATGTCACTAGTGATAAGATTCTTAATGCCAATGTCAAGAATTCTATATTACTAGGTACTCTTGTTACTAAGCTTCCTAATCTACTTAGTAAGGGTATTAACAGTGCACTAAAGATATCCCTTATGATGGGTATCGGTAGAACTATCTTTAAAGCATTTGGCGCCGATAGAATAGCAGAGAATATTAGTGTTAGAGGTGCTGTTGGATTTGTCGGCGCTACTAAAAACTTCATTAGTAATATCATCAATAGGTTCAATAACTCTGAAGTTGGTAAATCTATCAATCAGTTCATATCAAAGCAGATAGAAACTATTAAGGAAAAGGCAAAAGAAGTTATCAAGTATACTATGACACAGATGTTCAGAGTGTACAATACTTTTGTGTTCTTTCCAATGTTCTTTAGACAACATCTACTTCCATCAATGATGAGAGGTCTTGATGCATTAAAAAGAGCAAAGAAAAAGCAAGATGAAGTAACCACATCATTACTTTATACTACTGATTATGAAGCTACAAAAGCGGCGCCAGCGGCTGGTAAAAGTCTAACTAAGACAATCTTCAGTGCTCTTGGTAAAGTTGGATCCGTTATTGGAACTACTCTTCGTTTTGTTGGATGGAGTGCAATCATCTTTAGATTCCTAAAAGATGTAATTGGTACTGCATTCAATGCATGGAAGCTTACTAAGTCTAAAGAAGAGCTCAAAAATATGAATCTTACTGATCAAATCTCAGGATTCATTAGTAGTATCTTTAGTGGTCTAACTAAAACCATTGGTGGTACTATTGGATTCTTATGGAAAAATCTTGGTCCAATTGTTACTGGATTTGTAAAAGGAATCTTTAACTTCTTATGGGAAGGCATTAAGAGTGCCGCACAGTCAATCTGGGGATTTTTTACAGGTGGTAAATCAGAAGAACAGCAACTTAGAGAGGCAATAGAAGAACAACAAAGAGAAAGAGAAGCGCAAGAAGAAGCACAAAAGAATACAATTGATGCTATCAAAGAATCCACTGATGAAGCCAAGAAGAATACTAATAGTCTCAAGAATGTACTAGTAGAGAATCTGGCTAATATCGGCAAAGCTATTCATAATGGATTCAAGTATGTAATTAAGATCTTTGATCTTATAAAGCCAAAAACTCTTGGAACTATTACTGGTAATGTACTTGGAAGTCTTAGAGAGTTTACTAAAATCTTCATGACTGATGAAGAGAAGGCCGCATCTGATGTTGAATATAGAAAACACATAGCTGGAAAGATAAGTGCAATTAACGAAAAAGTTTTTGCGATAAATCCAAAACTAAAAAACACTGTAAAATTTGACGAACTTGGTAGACCAATCTCTGGAGATACTAAAGGATATTTTAGTGTTCTAAACGAAGCTGGAATGAGAGCAGCATTTGAGCAAGCAATGTATGATATGCTTGGATACTCTGCTGAGGGTAGATGGGGCGAGCAGTTTAAAGAAAGCACCAAAGATACCATTATACAAGCTCTTAATGATGATCAAATTAAAGCTACCAAGTTGCTACAAGAAATTGAAACCAATACTGGCGCCACTGCTCTATATACTAAAATAGGATTTAACATTACCAAGTCACTAGCAGAATTATCCGTTAAGGGCGATACTGGTACTATTGATCTAGTTGGTGACAGATATGATGAAAAGAATCCATACGCAAGCAACTTTACTAGACAAGCAAATACTGTAAAATTCTTAACAAGCGTACCATCAGCATCTAATGAATACAAAAACATAAATGAAAAGTTCTTTACACCAACAAACTTCAATTCTGAAAACGGTATACTGAATGAAATGGCTTTGTATGGTGGTATTTCAAAAGCCAATACTATGAACGAGTACCTTGAAGACCTCATTAAAAATAAGGGTCTTACATCAACTGGTATTGGTCAAGCAATCAATTCGGATATTTTTGATAACATGTCTATCGGAGACGATGGCAAAACTAAACTATCAGATTATATCAGAAAGTTTGCGCCACTTAATACTAAAATTGCCAATGTAGCTGGTACTGCATCAGATTATAACAGTTACTATGGGCGCATGCATAATGATCTTAGAAGATTCTATGAATACTGGAGAGATAGTATACGTGGTAGTAAGATTTCTGATGAACAATACGAGAAGTACAATAGCATTGAAGAGATTTCTCCAGATAGATTCTTTAGATCTATACTAAGTGGCCAAATAAGTAAATTTGCTAGAGAAAATCCAGATTTCTACTCAAGAGCTTTTATAAATCCTGAAGAATACAACTCTTTCATAAAAGCTATAGAGTATCATATGATGTCTCTTGGTTATGCCTATGGTGATCAACTTAAAGAATACGCCGATCTAATGGAACAGAAGAATATTGGTAAAAGTGATTCAACTACTCTAGCTGATAATATTAAACGTTCCATTAAGAATTTAACAAGTCTTCGTGAACAAAACGATAGCCTACTAATCTCACCAATTAATAAAAGTCTGGATGCTGCACTAGAGAAGTGGAAGTTACAGAGACTTCTACCACAGCAAGAACAAGCCGATAATGTCAGCTATGGCGATTGGAGAACATTCAAACCCCGTAAGTTCAATGACTGGAGAGATACGATCTATCAAGCAGCTATTATGACTGGTATGGATCCAGAAATCATCTCTTCTATCATACAGCAGGAATCTGGTGGTAGACCAACTGCTAAGAGTAGAGCTGGTGCCTATGGATTAATGCAAGTTATGGCTGCGGCGCAAATAGATGCCAATAAGTATCTGGGTGGTAACTATGATCGCTTTACTCCAGAAGATAATATCTTCCTAGGTACTGCATATATCAATCAGATGCTAAAGGGTGCTTCTCTTATTGATGGTCTTATGAAGTATAACTGGGGTCCAGGTAACTTTGGTAAGTGGAAAGCTGCTAATGGTCCATTAAGTAAAGTACCAACAGAAACTAGACAATATCCAGGCAAAGTATTACAATACTATGGTATGCATAAGTTTACTGATGCAGCTATGCCTGTCAATAAAGAAATACATACCACTATTAGAAACGCCGCACTTACACAAGCAGGATTAAAAGGTGCAATCAATGTAGCACAAGGATCAGTTACACCACCATCCGCTAGTGGTAATATGGAAGGTAATGGTCCTACTACTTCATCAGATCATAGAGCCAGAGCTGCGCAGTATCTTGTATTTCGTGGCACTAATATCGATAAGTTTATGAAGGTTAATCCACTACTAAGAGAACCATTCCTTAGATATGCTGAAGAGATGTTCCGTACTAAGAATAAGCGAGTAATGGTAACATCTACATATAGATCCATGGCAGAACAACAGGCGCTATGGAATAATAGACATAACAATCCATATACTGTTGGTAAACCAAGTCAATATAATAAGCATAATCTGGGACTTGCTATTGATGTTAATAGTAAGGATGGTAGTATTGATCCGCACATACTTAATAAGTATGGTATGGTAAGGCCCGTAAGAAATGATCCAGTACATATTGAGATGCGAGAGTGGGCTGGTCAAACTGGACCAAAGGTAATACAGAAGTTTGGTAACTATCCACAAAATATCGGCGCATCCGAAGCAGTAGCTATGAGTCAGATTCCTATGCCAACTTATGAAGTTACTCATAGTAATACCACTGAAGAATTTCAACGTAGTATGTATGATATGCTTGGTTATAATAGATCGCCTATAACAACTAGTAGTTCTTTGGGCGAACTTATTACAACAAAGCTACAAAATCTTGGCATTAATACTAACAATCCAGATCCATTTGCCAATAGTATGGCACTATTAGGTCTTGGAATGGATGGTATTGGTGATAACATCCGCGGTGAAGAGAACATAGCTATCGCTGAACCAGTTAATTATACTGGACTTACTGCCGGATTACGCAATACTACCTTTGAGAATGAGCTAGCTAAAATTAATATTGCTGGTATCTCTAATGCACAAATGAGAAAGATTAGTGGCGGTAATACATCTCCATTAGAATCACAGCTAACTAAAGTAATGACATTACTAGCTAAGAAAACTGTAGAGAATAATGAGCTAATGAAGCAGATTGTTGCTACTAATAATACCACCAACAACGTTGTTACTGTTAATACCAATCAAAATAACAATAGCGCCGTATCTTCTAATAGTGGTAATGGTACTGGTAGTAACATTGATAACTCCTCAGTCTTTGGTGGCAATGATATGGGATTACGAGCCCTATACATCTAATAAACTACTCAGTTATTTACTAAGGGGGTGTATATGTAAAGTATCATGCCAATGTTAATGGATGATTTCAATGCCGGATCTTCTGCTCCAATTACCACAGTACCAAAACATGTATCTGGGCCTGATCATGATGTAAGTGATATTGGAGGATTTGTATCCAGTAGACCAGTGGAATTGGATGGTGGAGATCCATGCCCATTAGATAGACCGCAGCCTGGAGCGCAAACATCACAACAATCGTTTCCTGGGCAGGATATGGATCTCAGTAAAACTATCTTTGGATTACCACCATGTGGTATAGAGAATCTTAAAGATCCAATATTATTGGGTGCCTTCTATAACTCATTCCCAATACTAACTATTAGACCCATTAAGGCAGTTAGACCAGAAAATTCACAAGGGGTAACTACAACACAATATCTAGCAGAACCATATAAGTTTGCTATCAAAACCGATGGATCTGCTGGATATAATATTACCAATGAATACGGCCCCAGTATGATCGAAGAAGCCTTTACTAATATGGTACAACTAGATAGTATTAGTCAATTAATACAGTTTATAAAGACTAATAGAAGCATTGGTAAAACAGCTGATGATATATCCAACAAAATACAAGAGAATTTTGGCGATAAGTTAAAAACTACTAGGGATGAGCTAGATGTTATAGTATCTAATGCTCAACGAGCAGCAAGCAGTAATGAATTAGTACAAGATGTAGCAAAAGCAGTAAGTTCTTTTGGTAGTGCTGCACTAAATGGTATCTTTAGAGGCCACAAGATTGACATTCCTAATATCTGGAAAGGTTCATCATCGATAGTAAGTCAACAGGCTACTATAGTATTACATTGCTTTGATGTAAATGTTGATTCGGAATTTCAAAGTAAGGTTATACTACCATTACAGATACTATTGAAAATGGCATCTCCATATGCCACAGTTAATAAATCTAGTAGTGATGGCGGTGATGCTAATGAAATTATCACTTATGAGAATCCACCATATGTAGAAGCTTCTGTTGATGGATTATTTAGAACTAAGTTGGGCGCCATTACTGATATGACAGTAACTACTAACTTTATGGATCAAGCATTATGTAAGGGTGGTAGACCTACTATCATAACAGTAAATCTTACTATCAGTGATCTATATAATGCTATCATATGGACCGATGAAGAACATCCATATGCTCCTAATGGTATGGGTATTACTAACTTCCTTATGGAACATGATAGAGATGAAGCAGTTATTCCTATTGATGTTGGAAGTGAATTTTGCTTTATGCCGGATGGCGGAGCCGATGAATCATCACAGTCAATAAAGCCATGGAGATCTGGATTTAGACAATCTAGTAATCCTTGGTCATTTAATGGTGCTATTGGTAGCGGCGCCATTGAAAATGGCAGTAATTGGTTATCTAATGCTAATATCAATGATATTAACTTCTCACAGGAACTTAATATCAATACTAGCAATGTTAATGTACCTTCTGATGTATATAATGCATGGAATAACAATGCATTTCTAAATACTGATAGTAATGGTAATCTCTTTACTGATGGACCTACTGCATATAGCATGAGCATACTAAATGATAAGCAGTATACAGAAATTGCTAATCAAGAGGTACAATATACAGCGCCGACATCCTACGGTGGTTATATGTTTTAAGAAATGAGGTGACTATGCAATCAGTGTAACTTCATATGGTATACCAATCAATCTAGGACTTACCCATGGATTACGTAGAGATGGTAGTTATAGTTATCTATCTAATACTATGCCAAAGTTTTTTATTTTTGACTATAACAAACCACGACAGTTTAAATCTATGGAAGATATGCAATACTATACCAGTAATATGACTAATGATCTATTACCTGGTGATGGCGCCGTAGTAGATGATACTGATCTAAATACTCCTGGTAATCAGAATCAGCACTTTATATGGAACAGTGTAAAGTGGATTCCAATTGGCGCTCCCATAGTCAAGGAATATCTCAATATCTATGAAATAGATAAACACACTGATACCAATGGAGTAGAAACACCAATAGCAAAGTTCTTCATGAGAATACAACTACAGAATCTACAAAGTAACATACGCTTACTATCAATGATCAACAAGAACTACATTATCAAAAACAACGAAATCATGACCTTTGCAGGTATCAGCGGCGTATACAACCTCAATAACATTGGTACTAATAATGTTATTACCAATATGCTAAACATCAACATTGGTAGTTCATTGGATCACTTCTTACAGAAATTATGTGATACATACCAAGTACCATCATTGAGATTCAATGACTTTATACAAACTACTATCAGATCTGTTAATAAGATAGTAACAGATACAGCATATTCATTCTATCAGATCTTTATTAACTATCCCAATATAGAGTTATCCTTATACTTTCACTATATTGCTAGTTGCTTTGCATCATTTGATAAGGTCTTTAAGAGCTACTATAATAATAATGTTACTATGACTACACTGGATCCAATGGAATCATTGTCTATTATAGACAAGCCATTGATAAATAGATTACGCATTAGAAATCAGATGTCTATGGATTTTGAGGCACTATTAAGAACTATTGATGGTATTATATATAGGAGAACTGGTGGTGGTACTAGTAGCAACATATCGAATGATCCCTATAACTACTATGAACAATTAGATAAGTTAGTATCATATATACTTACTAACAATCCCAAGTTAAATCAACAGCAAGGCAACAGAGATAACTTCTTTAGGGATTTGAATGAAGGAATCGCCGGTATAGTTAATCTGGCGCTATTTTTTGCAGTGTTCTCTAATACTGGATATGGTAGCAGAACTACGTTATACTTTCACTTCCTGGCGCCACGTAAATACCAATACATTATGTAGGGAGTGAAAGACATGATCAATAACAACAATAGCGCGGCGCTACTATACAACAATGAAGATAGCTACTACTATAACGATGATCCATCAGTACTATTAGATCACAACTTTGAATCAGTGTTATCAACGTATTTGGTTAACTATAGTGATCGCAATAGTAACTCTTCTATAGTATCTGAATACTTCATTGATGAACTACATGCTTTCTATACATCCTATCTAGATACCATGGTATTGATTGAGGATATAGATCATGGCAATGGTAATAATAGTGATCCAAAGGATATCACTGAATACACTGACAAAGAACTTACTGATGGTGGATTCATTAAAAGCTCTTATGTAATACATGAACATGATTCACGTAAGGCGCCATTACATTGGGATAGATTTTCCCTCATACTAGTAAAAACTAGTTTGTAAACTATAACAACTGCTGGTAACTTCTATATATATAGACTACTAGATGTATCTAGTCGATAAAGCCTATAATAAGCTATGTAGTTCAATCTACGAGTTATATACAATGAATGTTCAGCAGGATAGTGATTACAATCACTTCTTCAACGACTATAATAAGCGCGTATGCGCCGAAGTGAATAGTGTCCTTTGGACAATGATATAGTCTGTGCTATCTATAACTAGATAGCAATATGATCAAATTGGATCATAAGAACTGTTAAATACACATTGATATTCACCTTTTAATGCTATATAATACTATGTGTAAACAAATTTACAGTAGTAAGTATATATATAGCAAAGGCAAAGGAGGTGAATATAAGATGAACGAAGTTCAAATGTTTCCAAGAAGATATAGAGTAAAGTTACTACCAACAAAAGAACAGTGCAGACATCTCGAAGATGTAGCTAACGCATGTAGATACTTTTGGAATTGGACCGTAAATCTTAACATCCAACTCGTTCGTAATGGTTGCGAAATACTCACAGGTATTGATCTCAATAAGCTCCAAACAGACCTTAAGCGTAAGGGTAACTTTAAGTGGCTAAAGGAACGTAAGATTTCTAGCCGCGCAATTAAAGAAGTACTCCTTAATGTTTGGAGAACTTATAAGAGAAATCGATATATCTATATAACTACTGATGAGTATGGTGATTCTATTTGGACTTGTTGGCGTCATCCACGATTTAAAAGTAAGAAACGTAGTAGACTCTCTTTTATGGATGGTAAAGACTTACTATACTTTCCAGATGAACATACCGTGCATATTAGCTGCTGTGATAACATCAAAGTTAAATACAACTATATAGACAATACTATACCAGTCGATCCAAAACATAAAAACGTTAGCACTTTTTGTGATCCACATATCTATCGAGATAATAATGGTGATTGGTACTTGTCATTCGTCTTATACCGCGAAAGCCAAGCAGTACAACTGAATGACTTTTCTGTTGGAGTAGATCTTAACTCTGGAAACAATCTAGTAGCAATTAGTTACGATAATGGTATTAATGATAATCTTCATACTAAGGACATCAAACATCGTATCTACAAGAACATCAATAAGACGCCAAGAATTAAGCGCAAGATTCGTCGCAGAAAACATCTTCAGCATGAATTATGTAGATGTTGGTGCCAGAATGGTTCACGTAGTGCAAAAGATGATTCCCAGCATATCAAAGACCTCAAAGAGAAGATTCGCCATTTGTATAATAAAGTTACTAATAGTCGCAACGATTACATCCATAAGGTTTCTAAAGAAGTTGTTGAGATTCTTCCTAAACGTATTGTGCTTGAGGATCTTAAGATTAAGAATTTGCTTAAGAACAAACGCTTGCGTAATAGTCTACTTGATGCCAAGCTTGCTTTCATAAAGCATTGTATTATGTATAAGGCACAAGAACGTGGTATTGAAGTAGTACTTGCTGATACGTTTTTCCCAAGTAGCAAAACTTGTTCCAACTGCAACCATGTTAAGGAAGATCTCAAGCTATCCGATAGAATTTATGTATGTCCTCATTGTGGTGCTGTTATCGATCGCGATGTAAATGCTGCTAGAAATTTAGAGAAGTATACTGACCACTGGCGCAAAACTATTATTCATGATAAAAAACGCGCCTCTAAGAAAAAGAAACACAAGTAAAGGTCAGTTTACTGATTCTAGGACTTTGTTGCATCCGAATCATAGCTACAGTAGTTCCTTTAGTTATGATTATGCCGCTGGAGGGTACAACACAAACCAAACACGCATAGATTGTACTATTATGCCGTCTTTGGGTATCCGATGAATGCGGAAATAAAGAATAACATTCAATGTGTTATTTGCAACAGACTTTCGATTTAAGACAGAGTTTAAAACATCTGCATACTCCTTTGTAATAGTGAGACATAAGATGCCAGCTACTGATGAAAAACTCCTATGTAAGAAACAAGCAATGCATCCGCCAGTATGGGTCGATTTAGACCATACAGATATTGCTAGTGGATATGGCGCCGGTTCTGTTAAAACTATTGATAGAGGTACTATTTACTATAAAGAACTTCCCAATAGTAATAACAAGAAGGTCAATAACTTTATATTCTATCTAGATGGTAAGAAGTATAGCGGCGCATATTTTCTCATTGCTATCAATGAATACAACTATCTGTTCTTTAGAGCTACTAGTAATATACTACCAACTACAGAAGAGCGCAATAAAGAGTGGTATACTTATGCTAGTAGATATATAGAGTACCTTAACAACAGAATCGCCAAAACATTACTATTTACTAGTAAGAATTGCAATAGAATTAAATATGCGCCCTATAACTACATCTCTAAGAACTATCCAATAGATTACCAAAGAAGCATCGATAATAACAATCATCTACTAGTAGTGCCATCTTTGCAATATATACTAGATACTATCGATAATGTAGATAGTATTGTATCCAAAGACTGTAATATCAATAGCAATGAAGATCTTATGCGCCTATTTCTTACTAGAGAGTATATAAGCAAATGCATTCTATATGATCTTACTAATGAAGAGCGCGATACACTTATACATACTACTAGTAACATTAACTATAGTGATCCAGAGCTATTACATTCTTATAAAGATAATCCACTAGAGAAAACCATTAGAGCCATTAGTGATATCTATATGGGGCACAAGTTCTACGGATCAGTAGATCTAGAAAACTTATTAGCGTATGCTCTTAAAAGTAATATAACAAAGGGAGTTGATTAGCACATATGTATCTAAAGATTCTCAATGATGACTTTGATGCCAGTAAAAGCATTCAATCATCTGATAATGGTCCAAGAGGCTCAATGTTTAATGGTTATCTCATTAGAAACAATCCTATTACAGTTAACAAGCGCCAATACTATCTAGAGGTAGAAGGACTACCATATAGCTTTCCTGGACACAAAGATCATAAACTGTGGCTCAAGTTTCTAGAAGCAAATCCACATATAATTAGTAACTTCGATACACGTGATCATGGAAAGCTATCCTATCTATTTGATCGCTGGAAGTTAACTGATTTTCGATAGAGGTATTATCATGGGTGACGCATCCAAAAACTTCAATAGATCTGAATTTGCATGTAAGTGCGGTTGTAATCTGAATATCATTGACGATAGAGTAATCAATATGTGCCAGGCTATTAGAGATGGTATTGGATTATCTATTACTGTTAGCTCTGGTACCAGATGTACTAAGCATAATAGTAAAGTTGGTGGAGTTGCTAATTCTTATCATACACAAGGATTAGCTGCGGATTTGCATTGTAAGATCGGCTCTGAAAAACTGTATCAGATGATCGTTGGTATGTATAAGTTGGGACTATTACCAGATCTACAGTACTGTAAACGTTATATTAAGAAAGACTTCGTACATATCGATTGTGGTAAAGTACGTAAGAATCGTTTCGTTGAAGACAACTAGATAATATAACTATTGCGCATGTATCTATTATACATTACTAGATACATGCGCACCCTTTTTCTCTGCTTTGATTAGCTGAATAACTACTATTGATGATACAACTAGTAACATCATGGCACTTATTTGTATAAGTCGTTGATATAAGTAGCTTTATACAGATGGGCCAAAATCATTGAAAATAATTATCTTTATAAATAGTTGGTATTAGTAGGTTTGCGTATTTTATGTATATAAAGTTACGTAGTTTTACGTATTGACGTCCTGTGGGGGCATGCATTATAATTCTTTTGGGAGAAAGACCAACCAACCGTTTTCTTCGATTGGGGTTGAAGATTAAAATATTAGCCGAAATGCAGATTCAAACTGAATACAGTGTATTTCGAGTAGAATGCAGGCAGGCATTGAGTGCAAGGGTGGGAGGTTTTATTTAAAACGGCCTACCGCCGGCTAAAGATTAAATGCACTTAATGCATCTACCGTAAAGCATTAGATGCAATAAATAATTGCATAGCAATCATTAAATCGCAATAATCAATACAGTAATGTAATCTCAATCGAGATGCAATGAATTAACCGCAATCAGTGTTATTATGTGCAGTTATTTAGTTGATTGCTATTATAATAAACCGTTAAGGATAACTGTACCTAAAGATCTGTGGCAAAAGCGATAGCAAGTGATGATAGTAGGTCATTGATAGAGAAGATGATAATAACTACTATAGATTGCTTATATCATAATGGCCTCTACAATAATGCCCTACGATAGTGCCCCTTTAGATCTTTAGAGTAGATACATTCAATGTTATTATCAGAGGTAGTATACACTATCTTCAGCTTTTCTATCTTACTAATCCATGCGGCACAAACATGACAAGGCATACTAGGAAGTACACCATTATCACCTCTATAGATGAATAGCTTATTGAAGTCGATAGATTGATTAAGGATCTTAATATAGCCATCTAATTCAGCATGAATAGGATATTGTGGCTTATGATTCTTCATGGAGTTATCTTCACAGTAATAGTAACTGGTATCATAGTTATACTTAAGTAATAGTGGATGAGTTTTACTCTTATTGACACCTATAGATACTATCTTGTTGTTGTATATGTATAGCGCCACATACTTTTTGTTACTGATGATATTTGGATCATCTCTTACTTCATTGATACTCTGCGCAATGGTTCTGTAGTTGTTGTACATATCTAAGATATCTTTCATAAAAATAGCGCCCCCTTTACTCTATCTATTATATAATGAGCCTATAGATAAAGCAACTGATATCAACATTTTATCACACATTGATCAAAATTAGCAATTATAAGAGAGATTCATGCACATCTAGTAAAACATGCAAGGTAGTTACCCTTGTGTTATTGAGTGGTGTTTGGAATTACGCTTATTTGTGCAAAAACTATAGCAAAAAATAAAATTTCTGCTATGAAATTATGCTTATAAGCGATATTTTGATAAGATATTTGATGCGAAGATTTCTAGTAAGAATTGTAGTGCACCGTTATCTATCTATAAGATCATCAGCTACTATACATCAATCATAAGAGCCTTATTACTAGTGTCGCAATAACACAGTAATAAGGCTATTTATAACTATTGCAAAAATATACCTTATAAGCGCAGATCCATGATGATCCAGTAAAACACGCAAGGTAGTTATCCTTGTGTAAAATCACCGTGTTCAGAATCATGCTTATATGCGCAAAAACTATATCAAAAACTTAAATTTCTGCTATGAAATTTCACGTTATAAGGCATATTCTGATAGATTTTTGACGTCAAAGTTTCTATTAAATAATCACTATATCAGTAAGATAATATATCTGTATATTATTATATACTATATAGTAATATAAATTGGTATACTTTACTGGAGATATATGAGCATATTCAAGGTAGGCCTACCATATATGTATCATAGTAGATCCATTGATAAGTATGCGTGCTATTCGATGATAGCTATAGTAGTACTATAGAAAGATTGGTAAGACAGTAATGAATGATATGATACGATAGATAAGTATTAACCACATTGCAGCCAACGAGCTATGTAGTTCAGATATATTACTATAGTGCGCGAATGCTACGTACAAATACATGCTTGATGCTGCGCGACATCTTTGTTCGCCATATTTGTATGCTCCCCATCAATTACACAGTCACAGATTATCTATAGCGGATAACCTGTGGGTATGTAAACTGTGTAATCCCATTATTATTATTGGCTTCATTAATAAGGTGTTGTATATGCTTAAGTTCTAGCTGACTATTCCTTATATCCATGAAGGACCTGGGAGGACAAATACGCTGGATTCTCTGATCAGTAATCAGCTGATCAGAGGGCTCAATCTTTACAGGTTGTAGCATGCCAACCATTGGAGTACCTTTGGCTTTAAGCATTGGCTCCACAGTTTCCTTATATCCAAGTTTTTTTAACTCGCGTATAATAGCAGTATTAAGTTTTGAATGGAAGTATCTTTCTGGACAGTGATAATAGTTACGTAAACAGAATATGCGCTCTATTTTTGCACTTGTATACTGATTAGTGCGCATTAGATAATCAATGTACATAAGCTTACAGAAATCTCTTCTGGAGAGATAGGGGCGGCTTTTACTATATAGTATAGTATTGGTATCAACATCCGATGCCAAAAAGGTATGCAAGAACTTACTTCTATGTACCTTCTTGTATCTCTTATACCAGCCACCACGCGCCCACATCTGCATAAAGATATTATAGGGGATCTGTTTGGTAATACTATATGGTACATTGATTGGATCAATATAGTAATCATCAATGGGCCCCATAGTAGACCAACAGTATTCATTATCGAATGGTAGATTGTTAGGTCTTCTATAGATAATATCCCTAGTAATAGTCTTCTTGATAATAGGGGCGCCGCTAAGATCCTTATCCATAATATCACCAACATTACAGTGTCTAAGAATCTTAACAAAAGCATCCTTCTTATACCTGCAGATGATTTGCATGGCGCTATTGACATCGCAATTAACGATGCCAAAGTTCTGTGTCATAAATAACCTATTGGTAACTCTTCTATATGGCTCAGAGTTCTTCTTAGTTGGTAGACGATTATCTAGTATACTGGTAGTACTTGTATAGTATTCATTGACTGATATTACATCAATGTTACTCTTTCTACAAGCACTACTAATACAATTTACCAGATACTCAAAATCCACTGGACTAAAGTTCTCTATCTCTGCATCTGATAGAAAGCCATTATATAAAGAATCACTAATACCAAGTACTAGTGTTCTACAAGAGATGACTTCTAGATAGTCGATAAGGTTCTTAACAGCATGATTCATTGTATTATGCATGATATTAAGGCGCCGCTTTTCCAATGCCTTAATTTTCTTACTGATAAACACCCTATGACTATACTTTCTTAGTTCTTCTTTACAGTTATTGATGAGATTGTTATAGTAGGTATTCTTTGCTACCAGACTCTTACCATTGATTAACAACGGCGCTGCTCCGACATTGTTAGCAACGGCCATAAGATTATCTAATCCAAAGTCAATACCAGCTATACGATCACGATCAATACTATAGCATCCCTTTTCATACTTCTTAGTCATTCTTTGTACACGATACTTGATATCAATATTAAAGCGCCCTCTATTGGGTGTAACTCTTACCTCCAATATACTAACCTTACGTTGCTTACAAGGAATAACTAGATCCTTCTCAGTGATAGTGTTATCATAGGTAATAGCAGATAGTATCTCTTTAGGCAACTGTATAAGATACTGATAGTTCTCTATAGTATTCCTAGAACCAGTTCTAGAAAACTGTTTTCTACGATACTTATCAACATACTGTGGATTATTCCTTACCTTGATCTTATTGGGATCAATAGTAAAAGAACGGCGCCTATTCTCTCCCTTCTTCTTTCTTGGTATTACTGGCGCCATAGCTTCTATCAAACTAGTAGATACTCTATTACAGTTTCTCTTATAATACTCCTTAACTAGATACTCATCATTAAGAAACTTATACCACCTATCTGCCAGATCATATACAGTACCAAGCCTTACACATTTTGGTAATGCATTAAACATAGATACCACTAATGATTCTCTATATGGTAAGAATGCCTGTCTTTGTACTTCTATACAATCATAGATATACTGTTTTAGTTCTTGATGTAGATAGATCTTTCCTTCCTTAAGAAACCTATCTCTCTCAATAGACATAGCAGCGTTATATAGATTGTTAGATAGCACGGCGCACCTTGTAAACAATCTATATAACTTATGATCATTAGTAATAGTATACCTTTCATTCAATACCATATACTCTTTGCCATCATCATAGTCATTGCGCAATGCTGATACTATTGTCTGATTTGGATTATCTACCCCCAATACCCTCTCCACAATATTACTAACTCCATCAGTATAGTTACTATGATAGAAATGCATCTTTCTCTTATTGTTAATAGTAGTTATCATCAGTTTCACCTCCTTTCATTAATAAATACATAGAAATTCACGCAAATAACTTACTTAAGCGCTTCTATAAACTTGTTCTCTCTAAACATATTATAACGCAGTCCATTATATAAATCAACTGTTTTCTATAAGATGTTATAATAGATATGATTTTTCTAAGCGAGTTAAAGGGTGCGCACTCATATCCACATATACAGTACTATATATAATAGATACAAGTGCGCAATGTTTCTTTATAGATAAGAAGTTACGAGTAGCATATCAATCTTCTAGCATATCAATCTTCATCATCATAAGAACGTCTAGAAGTAGTAAGCTTCTTTCTTGGCGAATGTTTCTTTGCTTTCTTCTGTCTCTTTCTACTGCGCTCATATTCATCCAAATTAGAAAATGGCGCAGTTCTTCCATACACCACTATACCACTACCAACAGACGTATTTACTCCACTATCAAAGTTATCATTGAGTATCTTTAGATACACGAATCTCTAAACTCCTTATTATAAAATTGATGAAGTAATCACTACTTCATCATAATTTGTTATAAGTAGTTAGTTTCAGTAACATATCATCAATAATCCACAGCCATCACTTTTACACAGATCTTTAGGTACAGTTATCCTTAACGGTTTATTATAATAGCAATCAACTAAATAACTGCACATAATAACACTGATTGC